CTAGACATCGAACTAGACACACTGAACATTGATCTGACTCGTGCCGAAGAACTGATTCGTGAACATGACATTCGTGTCATTACCTTTGCACATGTACTAGGCAATCCACCCAACATGGACTGGGTCATGGATCTGGTCAAACGCCATGACCTGGTGCTGTTAGAAGACTGCTGCGATGCTCTGGGCAGTACCTATCGCGATCAGCCTCTGGGCAGCTTCGGTGACATGGCCAGCTGTTCATTCTATCCTGCACATCACATGACCATGGGCGAAGGTGGATTTGTGGTTGCCAAGGACAAAGATACTGCTACCATACTTACATCGTTCCGTGAATGGGGTCGTGGTTGCTACTGTGTAGGCCCTGAAGCCAACAAGCTCAAGTGTGGTACCTGCAAGCAACGCTTCAGTGAATGGTTGCCTAGCCTGCCTGGTCAGATCTTTGATCACAAGTATGTCTATGATGAGATTGGGTTCAATCTTAAACCCATTGAGCTGCAGGGCAGCATGGGACTGATTCAAATCAATAAATTGCCTGAGATCCATCGACGTCGGCGTGAGAATTATGCTAGACTGTTTAAAATATATGAGAAGTATGAAGCCTATTTCCATTTACCCCGAGCACAGCAATACAGCAATCCTAGCTGGTTTGCTTTTCCATTGACGATACGAAGCGGTTCGCCATTTACGAGAACTCAATTCGTTGACTACCTGGAGGATTGTAAGATACAGACACGTCCATATTTTGCCGGCAACATCATGCTTCAGCCAGCCTATACACATCTGCCCGAAGCTGAGAATGCCATTAATCGATTCCCTGTGGCTACTTATGCTACAATGAATACGCTGTTCCATGGAACCAGTCCAGTTATCACAGCTGAACAAATCGATTATATTGGCGAATGTGTAGATCAATTCATGCAACGCTATGGTGCATAAACAAAGGAAAGTGATATGAACACAAAAGAAAGAAAGATGTTGGATTTACTAAAACGTGGCCGCGACGAGTTTGGCTACGTGGCCTGCAAAGCAGAATTTGAGGCCGAAGGAACTCGTGTAGATGAATTGCTGCGTCTGGTTGAACTGGCGCGCAGGGCCGATCTCAAACTGGCTCTGAAGATTGGTGGCTGCGAAGCCATGACCGATCTCATGGTTGCCAAGCAGATTGGAGTGGACTATGTCATTGGTCCCATGATTGAAACTCCCTATGCTCTGTGGAAGTTCATTGATTCCAAGAATAAAGTCTATGGCATCGATGAACAACAGGACACGGAATTTCTCTACAACATGGAGACCGAGACAGGCTATGACAATCGCTGGGGCATGTTTGAACAGGCCAAGGTACAGGGCGGTGTCAACGGTGTAGTGTTTGGTCGTGTTGACTTTAGCATGAGTCACAGCGGTTGGAGTCGTGATGACATCAATCTGCCCAAGGTAACTGAATGTGTCATCAAGGTAGCTGAAATGGCCAAGGAGCACAATCAGGACATCGTTGTTGGTGGCGGTGTTAGTTCTGACAGTGTTCAGGTACTCAAAGAAATTCGCGCAGTAAAATTATCTAGATTTGAGACACGCAAGGTAGTCTTTGATGGCGGTGCTGTTGAGGTGCCCAGCATTAGTCAGGGCCTGCTGAATGCCGTACACTTTGAATTGCTATGGCTACAGAACAAACGTGACTACTATGGTGCTATTCATACCGAGGATGACAAGCGCATTCAGATGTTGGATGCGCGCTGGAAGGTTCTGTCGGGGCAGTAATGCGCGTACTGGTAACAGGCGCTACTCGGGGTATTGGGCAGGCCATCGCCCAATACTTCGACGAATACAACCACTATGTCATAGGCACAGGTACCATGCCAACGACATTCATACCCACACAACCCTATCTGGATGAATACTATCAGGCCGACTTTACCGACGAAGCCGATGTTGATTGGTTGGCACATCAGATTCTGAATCTGGACATTGATGTGTTGATCAACAATGCTGGAATAAATCATATACGCAATTTTCAGAACATCACCAGAAAAGACTGGATGGAGCAGCACAGTGTCAATGTCTATGCTCCCTTCAGACTTAGTCAGGCAGTGCTGCCAGGCATGATGGAGCGTGGAAGCGGTCACATCGTCAACATAGCCAGTGTGTGGAGTCGCATCAGTAAAACTGGTCGGGCTGCCTACAGTGCCAACAAGTTTGCTCTGGAAGGCATGACCAAGGCCATGGCTGCTGAGTTTGGTGTGCATGGCATTTGCGTGAACTGCATCAGTCCAGGTTTCGTTGATACCGATTTAACCAGACAGAATTTAGGTGAGGTTGGCATTGAAAAGATACTGGAGCGTGTGCCCATGCGTCGTCTGGCCAATCCACGTGAGATAGCCAATGCTGTGTATAACCTGGTGCATAGTCAATATATTACAGGACAGAACATTGTCATAGACGGAGGATTTACCAGTGCTTGATCATTTTCATATTGAAAGCCAACGAGCCACGGGTGGTTCATATCGTGTAGATTTTAATCATGACATGACGTTCAAAGACTATGCCAGCATGGGTACACATTTTTTGGTGGATGCCAATGTGCTGGAACATCTGGGAGGTTGGGTGCCCAATCTAGTGGTCATTGATGCCACGGAAACACAAAAAGAATATCGCAACATCATTACTCTGGTTGACCGTCTAATCGATATGCGTCTGCGTCGCGACAGCCGCTTGGTGGTAATTGGCGGCGGAATTACACAGGACATAGGCTGTTGGATAGCCAGCACTTATATGCGAGGCATTGAGTGGACGTTTGTTCCTACCACTCTGCTGGCGCAGGCCGACAGCTGTATTGGCAGTAAAAGCTCTATTAATTTTGGCAAACATAAAAATCTGCTGGGTACCTTTTATCCACCCAAGGTGGTTACAATTAATCGAAACTTTTTAACCACTCTGAGTCAATCCGATATACGCAGTGGTACTGCAGAGATTGTCAAGCTCATGATCATTGCTGGTTATGAGCCTGCGTTGATCGAACAAAACCTGCAGGACCTGGATGGTGCCTTGCGCGATGCTCTGATGATCAAGCGCAGATATATTGAAGAAGATGAATTTGACAAAGGGCCCAGAAATCTGCTAAACTATGGACATTGCTTCGGCCATGCCATAGAGAGTGCCACTGACTATGCCATACCACACGGCATAGCCGTAGCCATGGGCATGGACATTGCCAATCTATACAGCGATCAATTGCACGGAGGTGATAACTTTGCACGCTATCATGGTATACTGAGTCATCTATATGCTGATTATCTGCGTATCAACATTGACATTGATGCAGTCATCAAAGCCATGAACCATGACAAGAAGAACACCGCAGGCAAGGTCAACATCATCATGCCCAAACTGGGTAAAATTGAAAAGATTGGATTGGTCAATGATGACAATCTGGTCACGGAAATAACCAACTTAATGAAGAATTTCAAGGAGCAGTATGCGTGTCTGTGATTATATCGCCAAACGTCTGCACGAGCTAGGAATACGTCAGGTCTATGGACTGGTGGGTGGCAGCACTGCTGGCATCAACGACGGATTTATTAGCCACCCTGACATTGAGTTTGTGGCATTTCATCATGAGCAGGGTGCAGGCCATGCCGCAGTAGGCGCGGCTCGTGTCACCAATGCCATCAGTGTGTGCAATGTTACCGCAGGCTGTGGTGTAACCAATGCCATGACTAGCCTGCTCAATGCCTGGGAGGAAAGCGCACCAGTGCTGTTCATCAGCGGCAACACTGCCATGAGCAATCAGGCCAAGTATATCAATCGCGAAAAGAACATCAACATTAGAAAGTATGGCATACAGGATCTGGATGCACATCGTACTGTAGAACATTTAACCAAGTATGCCGTGGCCATAGAACGTGCAGATCGTGTACCCTATGAATTGGAACGAGCCATCTGGACAGCACAACAGGGTCGTCCTGGTCCAGTATGGATCGACATTCCAGGCAATCTGCAGTCCGCAGAAATACCCGTGGCCTATCAGCAGTTTGTGCCACCCAAGGAAGCACAGAGCACCAACTACAAGGCATTTCATGTTGCCATAGACGTCATGGCAAAATCCCAGCGCCCTGTAATTGTGGCAGGCAATGGTATTAACCTGGCCAAGGCACGTCATCAGTTGCGCGAATTTGTCGACGCACATCATATTCCATTTGTCACAACATTCCTGAGTCGTGATCTCATTGAATATGATCATCCCCAGAATCTGGGCATGATGGGCATCAAAGGTAATCGCTGCGCCAACTTTGCTCTACAGAATGCGGACTGTCTGATCATTCTGGGTTGTAGCATGAATGTGACTCATATTGGCTATGATGCCAAGTCATTCAGCCCAGCCAGCAAGAAGATCATGATTGACATTGACGCCAATGAATTAGGCAAGGATATCTTCAAAGTAGACATGCCCATTGTTGGCGACGTCAACGAATTCTTCGACATAGCCAAGACCTATCCTAAACGATATCGCGCTACAGACTGGAGTCAGCAATGTCTGCATTGGAAGGAACTCTGGCCCATCTACAACGAGACAGTGCACAGATCCGATGAAGGTGGATTGAATCTCTACGAAATTGTAGAGAGTATAAATCGCAACATGTCGCCCAAGGACTGCTTCATTGTAGACGCAGGACAGCCCTGCTACATTTTGAGCACCAATGGTAAATACCAACCCAACTGTCGTTACCTGGCGCAGGCTGCGCAGGGCGACATGGGTTATGCCATACCTGCCAGTGTTGGTACACATTTTGCCGATCCTGATCTAAACATTGTGGTAGTCATAGGCGAAGGTAGCTTCTATACCAACATGCAGGAACTGGCTGTGATTAAACAGTACAACATACCAGTAAAGATTTTTGTCGTCAACAACGATGGCTACATGAGCATTAAACAGACACAGGATAAATTCTTTGGCAGTCGTCGTTGGGGCGTCAGTGCCAGCACAGGAGTCTACTTTGCCGACATTGCCAAGGTGGCTGCTGCCTTTGACTTGGCCTACTACAAGGTCGATAGCAATGAACAACTAGATCTGCATATGCCAGGACTGATGCGTAAAAACTATCCTGTGATTGTAGAATTCATGAGCCAGAACTTCCTGGATGTCTTGCCTGCACAGGCCATTAAACCCGACGGCGCCCAGGGTACCTTGCACGACATGGCACCGTTCCTAAGTCAGGCCGAGCTTGACAGAGAGATGATTGTTAAACTATGAAAGCCTATGTTGACCAGCGAGTTTCTGAACAAGCTAAATCTATTCCACAGCACTATGATTGTAGTTGCTGTGGCAGCAAAAATACCATTGTTGCTGACGCTACCATGGCAGCATTTGTCATGGAAAGAATGCTGGATCGTGTGCAGCTAGACAAATGGTTGACGCAGGCAATACAGTGCCGAGATTGTGGTTACATTGCCACGGCATTTAGATTTACCGATGAGCAAATGCAGCGTTATTATGAAGACTACATGCTCATTCAACCATCAGCCGGCGGCCGTCAGCACGGAAGCTATGTATTTCATCGCCGACGAACCGAAGGGAATGACTGGTTTAAATTGGCCTTGGCCTATGAGAATTCGACCTACAAGGAAGTAAGAAAAGATTCAGTGATGCGTTGTATTGCTCGATACACCGATGTCAATGCCATAACATCGGTGCTGGACTATGGTGGAGATCTGGGACAATATATACCCGATGAATTTAAAAACATTCGTCGTCATGTAGTAGAGATTGAAGAACGGAATTTTGTAGATGGTGTAGTTCCTGTAGCCAGTCCAGAAGACTGCGAACCCGTGGATCTGGTGACCTGTTGTCATACCTTGGAGCATGTAAGCTGGCCCAATGACCTGGTACAGGATATGCTGCGTTATCTCAAACCCGGTGGTTTGTTGTATCTTGAAGTACCCAATGAAACCGCCATGGTAGAAAATCATGCCGATACCAAACAAATGCTGCATTTTCACGAGCATATCAATATTTTTTATGTCAACAGTTTGACAGCGCTGATGCAACGCAACAACGTCAGACCTCTGCAGACCTTTGATCTAAGATATGACAGTGTGTACAAGGATTTTAGTCCAGCCTATGCCATTGTAGGAGTTAAACAATGAAGATAGCTATACTGGGCAGTCGAGGATTTGTTGGGCGTAACCTAGCACAAAGATTCCAAGAAGCTGGAAACCAGGTACTGTGTCTTAATCGCGATGTACTGGATCTGTTGAATCCTGCGGCGGTAAAAAACTGGTTAGAGAATAATCGCCCAGACATCGTCATCAATGCCGCGGCTGTAATGACCAACAATGGCAACGTGGCCGATGCTCATAACAACGTGGGCATCTTCATGAACTTCTACCACAATGCACATCTGTTGGGTAGATTCATTGACACAGGCAGCGGAGCAGAATTTGATCGTAGTCTGAACATTGACAATGTCCTGGAGTCGGAATTATTTCGTCGCTGGCCAGCAGACAGCTATGGCTTTGGACAAAACCTCAAGGGGCGTCTGTGCCAGGAACGAGAAAATTTCTATCATCTGCGTATCTTTAATTGCTTTGGTACTGGTGAGCAACCCAGTCGTCTGATTGCCAGATTTTTAAACAGTGAACAACAGTTTCGCATCATCAATGATCGTTACTTTGATTTCTTTGGCATCGATGATCTATATACCGTGGTCAGTTATTACAGCAAAGAAAATCATCACAGACTTAAATGGTCGCGCGATGTAAACTGTGTATACGCCAACAAGGTTAAATTGTCTGGCATGCTCAAGTTGGTGTGCAATGTACGCGGTATTGGCTATGACAGCTTTACAATTGACAGTACCAGTGAACTAAATTATACTGGTAGCGGTGAACGATTGGCTAGTTTGAATTTGGACCTACTGGGGTTACAACAAAGTGTGGAGAAATATTGATGGATGATATCAAGGTTGTCTATGTTACAGGCTGTCTGGGATTCATTGGCTATCATGTGGCCCGCAGATGTCTGGATGCTGGCTGGTATGTGTATGGTATTGACAAAGGCACCTATGCTGCCAACTGGGCTCTGCTGCCCAAGCTACAGAGCTATGACAGATTTCGTTTTGAGCAAATTGACATCAATGACATGAAGAAGATCCTGTATTGTGATTACATCATCAATACTGCGGCCGAGACTCATGTAGACAACAGCATAGAAAAGAGTGCAGACTTTGTACGCAGCAACATCGACGGCGTACACAATCTACTGGAATTGCTGCGTCACAGCACAGGACGCAAGCCCATACTGCTGCACTTCAGCACCGACGAAGTCTATGGCGACATTGACACTGGCAGCTTTACCGAGACACAGTTATTGAAGCCCAGTAACCCCTACAGTGCCACCAAGGCAGCAGCCGACATGCTGATCAGTGCCTGGGCTCGTACCTACAATGTGCCCTGGGTCATTGTGCGGCCTACCAACAACTATGGCATAGGACAGTACACAGAAAAGCTCATACCCAAGACAGTTAAATATCTGAGTCTGGGTCGTCAGGTGCCTCTGCACATGAACGGTACGCCGCGCCGCACCTGGCTGCATGTCGAAGATACTGCGGATGCCATTGTACACATCATCAATGCAGGTGTGGTAAACGAGATCTACAACATCAGTGGCAACTATGAAACCAGCAACCTGGACGTGGTACATCAGATCATCGACAACATGATGCTGACCACTGATCATGAGGATCACATAGACTTTGATTACCAGCGAGCCGGCGCCGATGTACGCTACAGCATCGATGATCTAAAATTAAAGTCTCTGGGCTGGCAGCCACGCAGAGTTTTTAAAGATGAGTTGCCAGGTATTGTGGACTACTATCAAAAGAATTTTGTCTGGTAATGTTTACTCAGTACAGCAAAGAGCGCATGGAGATTTGTCGTAGCTGCGAACACTATCGCGCCATGACAAAACAATGCACGGTCTGTGGTTGCTTCATGCCAGCCAAGACCAGTTTTAAAGATCAGGAGTGTCCTCTGGATCCTCCTAAATGGGAAAAAATCGTTGAAAGCAAATATACTCCAAGCTCACCTGGATGTTGCAGCCAGGTACGCTGAACTCAGTCATGCTCGTCGTCTCAAGGTTGGTGCAGTAGTCGTCAAAGATGACAGAATTATAAGTATTGGATATAATGGTACTCCAGCAGGCTGGGACAATAACTGCGAGCATGAAATACATCAGCCCGTGGGCAGAGTCGATCTGGTAACCAAGCCCGAGGTTATTCATGCCGAGGAGAATGCCATTGCCAAGCTGGCACGCAGTCATGAGAGTGGCGAAGGCGCCAGCATGTTTATAACCCACGCGCCCTGCGCACAATGCGCCAAACTTATACTGGTATCGGGAATAAGCCATGTATACTATCGTGATGTGTATCGCGATGATGCCGGCATTAAATTTTTACAACAGGGCGGCGTTCACATAGAAAAAGTAGAAAAGGAAAATGGGGACTAAGAAACACATAGAGTGCTATAGCTGTGACGCAGTATTTAAAATCATACACGACCTGGATGCCGACTATTATCAGGTCAAGACCTGTCCTTTTTGTGGAACAGAACTCGAGGAAGAAGAAAGCTTCGACCAGGAAGAAGACGAAGAATAACGTCGATAGATATTCCTATTATACGGGAGTATCTGATGTGGTCATATCAAGACAATGAATTTACTGGTCCTGGCGATGGGGACTATGGCTTCGTCTACTGCATTACCAATCTCATCACAGGCCGACGCTACATAGGCAAGAAACTTTTCTGGAACCGAAAGACTCGACAAGTCAAGGGTAAAAAGAAACGCAGCCTGGTGGAATCCGATTGGCGTGACTACTGGGGCAGCAACGACGAGCTCAAGGCTGACATCGAAAAGTCAGGCATTGACAATTTTCACAGAGTCATACTATACTTATGTCCTAGCAAGGGTGAATGTAACTACATGGAAGCCAAGGTTCAATTTGATCTCGATGTGCTGCGTCATCCCAATGATTTTTATAATAACTGGATCATGGTTCGAACACATCGACGACATTTAAAATTATGATATTCATAGGACTACTTTTCTTCAGCGCCTTTGCAGTCAGCGCCTGTGCCGCCTGGTTCAGTGTCGCTGGTTTGATCAGTATTTTTAGTAGTGCGCCTCTGGCCACTGGATTAATGGGAGGTAGTCTTGAACTTGCTAAATTGGTTGCGGCCAGCTGGATATATCGTAATTGGAGCACCGCTCCTGGTATTCTCCGCTATTATTTTACTGCCGCAGTTGTTATTCTTAGCATCATTACGAGCCTGGGCATTTTTGGTTACCTATCGAAAGCACACCTAGACCAGGCCGCGGTCACAGGTCAGAGTGTTGGCCAGCTATCCATCATTGACGAGAAGATTCAAACTCAGAGGGAGAACATCGATGCCAATCGCAAGGCGCTTAAACAGCTCGATGAGGCTGTGGATCAGGTCATGGGCCGCAGTGACTCAGAAAAGGGTGCGGAAAGGGCAGTTAGTATTCGGCGCTCACAACAGAAAGAGCGTGATCGCCTACAGACGGAAATCCAAGCCTACCAGAAAACTATTGGTCAGCTTAATGAGGAGCGCGCTCCAGTGGCGCAAGATGTCCGGAAGATTGAAGCTGAAGTAGGTCCCATCAAGTATGTGGCTGAGCTAATCTATGGTGAGAGCAATGAAGACATGATTGGCAAGGCAGTACGGCTCATCATCATGTGTTTAATCTTTGTATTCGATCCCATGGCTATCCTGCTGGTCATTGCAGGCAACATGAGCCTCATGGAACGCCAGCGCGTACTCAATACCGCCACGCCTGTGACTCAAGCCGACGTCATCATGCCTGACACCACACCTGCAGTATTCCAGTATGAAGAAGTGCAGGAAGAAGTAGATGCCGACGAAGTAAAACTGCATAAAAAGGATGTACACCACATTCCGCCCGAGATACTGGATCGGGTATTCAACAAGCCAGGGCCACGCCCCGAGCACCCGCATGCCAAGCCAAAATCTTAGCATTTTTATAATAATTTCAGCCCGTTGCTAACCCATTGATAACATTGAAGAAAAACATCAATGAAATCAATGACTTACAGAATACCCTACCGAAGCGTAGGGTTTCTACTGGTTCTGCTTGACCATTTGCATCGTGGTGCTATAATGGTAGTATGATGAGAAAGAAACGAAGCGACAGAAGCCACATAGTATATGTTATTACTAATAACGTTACTGGTGAGAAGTATGTGGGCATCACAGCAGGTCGCAGCAAGAAGGAACTCAGAGTCCGAGTCCAGAAGCATGTCTGGCGTGCTTTCAACGAAGACAAGGGCTGGGCTCTGTGCAACAGCATAGTCAAGTATGGCACCGTAGCTCACACCTATGGCATCTATGCTGTGGTTCGTGGCAAGCAGGCAGCACACGATCTAGAACGCGAATTGATCGCAATCTACGATCCTGCTCTTAACCACACTGGCAGAAAAAGTTCTTGACATTTTGGTTCATGGTGCTATAATCGAAGTATAGTAAATAAGGAGACAAAGATGAAAGTAGTCATTTATACTCAGGTTTATGAAAACTATGCTTGGAACGAAGACGGCACCATCGGTACTGGTGCAGATGCTTATTGGAAGGCCAAGGGTGGTGATGAGTATGTAGTTACTGGTATCTGGGACGAAGAAGAAGCCACTACCGCTGTAATGGCTCTGCGTGATCAGATCGAGAAAGCCACGGACTATTGGACCGAGACAATCATTGACTGGGAGTTGGTTGATGATGATTATCTAACCCAGTATGAGCGTGACCAGTTGGAGTATGACGGCAAGATTATGTTCCCTGCAAAAGAACTTACTTGGGCCTAAGGAGATATCATGGAAACCACACTGATGGATGTACTGTATGAAGAGCTTGCCATGCTGGACGAACAGGCTGGTTGCTTTGACGAAGAAACCAATGCCCGTATTGACGCTCAGCGTCGTCGGATCATGATTCAACTCATTGAGATGGAGTCAGCATAATGCGATACCTTTGCTACTTTTATAACATTGGTTATTACCGAGAGTTCGATACCCGAGCTGCTGCCGAGGAGTATGGTCTTAAAGCAGGGTTTGAGTACACCGTTGTTGTTCTAGATGAGGAGACAGTATGAAAGCAGCAGCATTTTTCTTTGCTGGCCTGGTCATGGTCATGGGTGTCGTTGGTGGCATCGAGAACAACCTTGACATCGGTTTTGTTCAGGCTCTGCAGTATCTGGGCGTTACCCTGGCTGGCTTTGCGCTCATGGCGCTGGGTGCAGCTTATCAGGAGCAACAATGAGCGGCTTTCAGAGCAAACGTCTGATGCGTCAAGATCGTCTGGGCCATGGACTGACCATAGACGGTCTAACCAGGCATCAGGTGCAGTTGCTGGACCGAATGTGGCAGTTCAATGACATGGAAGATCTAGAAGCCTGGGCCGCTAGTCTGGACAAAGTAGATCAGGTTCAGGTAGAAAATCTGGTCAAGATGGTTATGTTGGCGCACTTCGATCAGGTGCTGAACAACATCGAAGCCAATATTGCGGCTGACAACGAAGACCCCTATGCCAAGGCCAACGAATATTTGAAGAAGTTCCGACTACAATGAACGACGCATTCATAGCCATGCAGCATCGCGAAGAACTAGCCGACACTCTGTTCTTTGCTGGCCTGAACAATCAATGTACCAAAGAATTGGTGCGTGGTAAGAAGGCCTATGTGTTCAAGAACGATAAATTCTGCTTGACTATTACTGGCAGATCTATTAGAATAGACGATGTGACATACCGTTCAACCCGAGACGCCAAGCGTCATATCTGTGAAAGGTATCTGTAATGGGAAACGTTCTCCAAATGCCTAAACGTCCTATCTGCATCAATCATGGGTGTAATAGTCCAGTAGTCCCAGTAACAGGCAAGATTACTGACGCCAATCCACGTTGGCGTCCATATTGTTCGGCGTGCCAGATTGCCAACTACGGAGGTAAACCATACAAGCCTGGAGTGACTCCATTTAAGACAGGTAAGTGTAGTAATCAGGATTCGCATCTGGGATTTAAATGTCCAATCGACTATAAAAAGAATCCAGCGTTTATTGGTATGGTAGAAATGGACCATAAGAATGGTGATCATACCGATAATAGAAAAGCCAATTTAGACGAGCTATGCCCACTGTGTCATAAAATGAAAGGCAGACTCGCTGGAGATTATCGTCAACTTAGAACCGGTGAAAGGAAAAGAAAATGAGTTTTGATTATGGTACATGGAATACTGGCTGGTATGCCACAGCCACGGAAGATGAACGCGCGAAATTTCGCGATTGGATGCGGGGTGTGCTGCGCAACGAAAGAGTCAATGTCTGCTTTATCAAAGCCGATGGCACCGAACGCTGGCTGCACTGCACTCTGAACCCCGATCTTGTACCCATAGTTGAAAAGACCGAAGCGCCGCAACGCAAGATCAGTGAAGCCGCACAGAGTGTCTGGGACATTGACAAACAGGCCTGGCGTAGTTTTCGTTGGGACAGTGTTCGAGAATTCAGTTTTAATCTAGGAGATCTGCATGTCTAAATCTGTCGTTTCTGGTGAGCCCAAGTATGAATCCTTTGACCAGGACAATCAGGGCAAGTTCATGCAGGCCATGAACTGGTACAACTATGAAAAGGACAAGAAAGACGCCCTGGCCTATGCTGGTGCCTGGGTTAAAAAGAACTGGCCTGCTGAATATAAATTCTGGGCCAAGATTGACGAAGACAAGTTTAGCCGCACCTATGGTTGGATTGCACGCATGCAGATGAATGGTACTGTGTTTGAAGACGCAGTACAGCAGCGTCTCAAGGATCATTTTCGTGATCTGCTGACACAGGCCCAGAGTGTGCGAGAAGAAGAACCTGCAGTGGTGGCAACTGTGACACCCAAGCGCAGCATTCAGGATGCCATGCTGGAGAAGCAGGCCGAGTTTCTGGGAGAAGCCATAGATGGCGAGATTGATAATTTTATTCTTAATTCCTTTAAGCCTACTGGCTACAACCTGTACAAGTACTGTCAGGCCCACAACGTCGCCAAGCAATACCTCGCAGGCGTCGAGCCCATCTGCAGACGGCAACTAGATGAGCTAGAGCTGATTGGCACTGATGCTCAGGTTACCGAGGCCTGGACTCATCTGGGCAAACGTGATGTCCGTGCCTTCAAAGAGTTCCTGCAGAGTCTGATCGAAGACGCTGACCGCTATCAGAACTTCAAGAAGGCCAATCGCAAGCCACGTGCCAAGAAGGCCAAGCCTGCGGGTGAGCAGGTAGCCAGGCTCAAGTATTTGAAGGAACATGAAGCTCTGAAGAGTGTGAGTGCGCCCAGCATTGTTGGTGCACAGCAGCTCTGGGTCTACAACATCAAGAACAAGAAGCTGGGCGTGTACAATGCAGTTGGTGCCAGTGGCTTCAGTGTTAAAGGTACTAGCCTGCAGGGCTATGATCCCGACACCAGTGTGCAGCGTACCTTGCGCAAACCCGATGTCATCATTCCTAAGATGATGGCCGCAGGCAAGGTGGCACTGAGAAAGATTCTGCCAGACCTGACTACCACTGAGACTCAGCTCAATGGTCGCATCAACGAAGATACTTTGCTGCTGAGGGTACTATGAACGATCCGTTTCGTAAACTAGCAGAAGACACTCACTTCAATATCTACATGAGTAATCTCTGGACTGGCACTGCACGACGGTTTGCAGAAGCCGTCGTCGAAGAATGTGCACGGTGCTGTGGCTCACAGGCCGACATGCGCAACATTCGTCGACGATTTGGTCTGCCAGTAGAAGGCAATGTAAAGTATGCTGGGCCAGAGGTACAAGGACACCATTCACAGTATGGCAGAGAGTATAACATACCCAAGGACCAGAAAGATGATCAGTCCCCTAGAACGACTACAGTTTTGGATTCACAAAAAGGCTCCTAGGCTTTTGACTTTCTTGCAGCAATTCACTATAATGGAGTGGATCGTACTAATATTGGTGCTGATCTACATCATGGAGTATTCATATGGCCTGGAATGAACAAGAATATGACGCACTCATACAGCGTCTAGAGACCAAGCATGCTGATATGTTCAGCAAATCCTACGGTGGAGTAGCCACTGGTGCTGGCTGGTGGCCCATCATAGAAAGCCTGTGTGGCAGCATCAGCCACTATCTAAAGTGGCGTAATCGCGATGAGCAGCTTGTAGAGCCTGTGCGTGTAGTGCAGATCAAGGAAAAATTTGGCGGGCTTCGCTTCTACTATGAAGGTGGCGATGAACGTATTCGTGGCATGGTGGAGATGGCCGAGGCCTGGGCAGGATATACCTGCGAGGAATGTGGTGTACCAGGACAGCTCAGACATGGAGGTTGGATCCGTACTCTGTGCGATCATCATGAAGCTGAACGTCAAGAGCAATACAAAAGACATCATCTAATTTAACATGAGCCACGAAGACGACAAAAAGAAGCATAGCCGCCGACTACACAAAGATCAGGTGGCCATTGACAAGCAGTTGCAGATTGCCAAAGACTATGGCATGCACAGAAACAAATGGCGATACATCGAACAACCGCATCGCAATCATAAGAAGCATATCTTGAACTGCGGCAATCCCCGTTGTTATATGTGTGCCAATCCCAGAAAGGTCTCCAAAGAAAAGACCATACAGGAGCAGCGTTTCGAACAACGGGAAAAGCAGCATGAAGAATGATGAAACGGTTCAGAGTGCTTGACATCAGTGCGCAGATCATATATAATGGTGTTACCATAATTTTCAAGGACTCAAAATGATTGTTGTTGACTTTAACCAGACGGCCATTAGTACGCTCATGGCCGAACTGGCAGGCCGAACCGATGTGGAGATTCGCAAGGATCTGATCCGCCACATGATCATCAATGCCATACGCAGCTATAAAGTAAAATTTGGTGCTGAGTTTGGCGAACTGGTCATTGCCTGTGACAACCGCCACTACTGGCGCAAGGATAAATTCCCCTACTACAAGGCCAGTCGTAAAAAGGCTCGAGCCGACTCAGGCTTTGACTGGAAGCTGATCTTTGACACTCTGAGTGAGATCCGCGCCGAGCTCAGCACCTTCTTCCCCTATGCTGTGATCGATGTCGACGGTGCCGAGGCAGACGATGTCATTGCCATACTGGCAGCCTGGAGTCAGACCAATGACCTGCAGCAAGACGGAGCCTTTGGCGAAGAAGTGCCGCGCCCATTCCTGGTGCTGAGCGGCGACCATGACTTCATTCAGCTGCAGAAGTATAAGAATGTGCAGCAGTATAGTCCCATTCACAAGAAGTGGGTCCGTCCTGACAGCAGTGTGCAAAGCTATCTGTTGGAGCACATTGTCAATGGCGACAAGGGCGATGGCATTCCCAATATTCTCAGCGCCGACGATACCTTCGTCACCGAGAGCCGTCAGAAGCCCATTACCAAGAAGCGCATGGCCGAATGGGAGACAATCCCCATGGATGACTTTCATAGCCATGTGCCCGTGGAAGTGGCGCGTAACTTTCAGCGCAATCGCTATCTCATTGATTTTGACTACATACCCGATGCAGTGCGTGACAACGTGCTGAACGCCTGGATTGGTCGTGTCAAGAAAGACCGCAGCCAATTACTAAACTACTTCATGGAACACCGCATGAAGAACATGATGGAACACATCGGAGAATTTTAATGCATCTACTATTACCAGAACTCTTTGAACAGATTGCTCAGACCAAGAGCGAAGAAGAACGAATTCAATTACTGCGTAGTCACAAGAATGGTCAGACACTGAAGTATGTACTGGCCTTGAACTTTGATCCACAGCATGAATTTGATCTGCCCAAGGGTGAGCCTCCCTACAAGCGGTCGCCACATCCTGTGAACATGGCCGAGACCAACTTCTATGCTGAGAGCAAGCGTCTATATCTGTTGATCAAGAACCATCCACGCCGCCCCAAGAACATCAAACGCATACAGATCGAGAACATCTTTATCCAGATGCTGGAGGGCATCAATGGCATCGAGGCTGACATGCTGATCGCTCTAAAAGACAAGGCTCTGCAGAAGAAGTACAAGGGACTGACCGAGGGGCTGGTACGCCGTGCTTTTCCCGAAATTCTGCCTGAAAAACAGGCAGAAAAGTCTTAATATTTTGCTAATATAACGCAGAGCCAAGCAGATCAAGGCGAAAGAAGGTGATAAAAGGCTTGACAAAACGGTGCTTTTTTGCTATAATGGTGGTACGTTAAATGGGAAAGGAGCATCAAATGGGTAACTTGATCATAGGTTTCGTTCTAGGTGTATCGGCCTGCACAGTTGGATTCAGCACCATGGCGCAGAAAGCAGACCAGGGTGTGCGATTCCTGCAAGGTGCTGTTCGTGAGGCCAGCAAGGCTGCCAATGCACCCAAGCAGGTACCGGTCAACGATCGTGCGCCTACATCCGAAGGTTTCTAATCAAGGAGATAGACATGGCTGGCAAAGTTTACACACTACCAAAATCGCAACCAGCTCCGGCGAAGCCGTTGAGCAAAGCAGCACAGAAACGCGAAACCAGTGCCAAGGTTGGCCGCGGTCTGCGCCGACTGCTGAACAAGGCACGCCGTCCCAGCGACTGCACAGTAACATCTTTCTAAGGAGCAACATCATGAAGAAGTATCTTTTAACAGCAGCATTGCTGACCATGGTCAGTACCAAGGCCCTGGCCTGGGGCGCCTTCGAGCAAGGCGTGGTGTCAGGCGTGGCTGGATATTGGATCTATGACAAACTAAATCGTGCGGCTCAGCCTGCGCCAATCTATCCTGCGGGTGTGCAGCTGCAGCAACGTCCTGCACAGCCCGTGCCAGCACCACAGTATGGTGCACCGCCACCCACTACCTGGTTCTATCGTTATCCAGAATGCCGCACTGAGTATCTGTACAACAACATCGGTGTAGCCGTAGCCACTCAAAGCATCTGTAACTAAGGAGTTGTCATGATGAAGATTGATTTGAAACCCACGAACTGGAATTTGATATTTGTTGTAGTGTTTGCTGTCTTGATGGTTGTGCTTGGACCATTGCTGGTGATTCAAGCTCTGAATACTCTGTTTGGTCTGAACATTGAATTTAGCTTGACAAACTGGACATCAGTAATTATACTGCATGCATTCTTTCACTCTGCGGTGTCTTTAAAATGAGCATGCATCTCGAAGGTCCCTGGCTTAGCATGCAGGGCAAGAAAAAAGGTAAGCGTAAGTTCCGCAATGCCGATGAGGCCGCCCGCGCTCGCGAGCTCGAGGCTGACTGGCAGGCATTGTTGAAGAAGTATCCGGCCAAGAAAGTACCAGCCTTGGCCAAGAAGACGTCGATTGCTCCGGTCAATCTTAATCATGAACGCAGCACTCGACATATACCCAGCCTGGACACTGGAGGCGGCAGTACCGCAGCAGTGCCTGTCAAGGTTTATACTGGCGACAAGATGGTGGGCATTGGCACCATGCACAAGAGCAACATGGTTCCAATCTTCAGCGATCAAGAAGCCAAGGACATTTCTACCATGAGGAGAGGTTAATGTTAAGACCCACAGCAGCATTTCGTATGAAGAAGCATCTTAAATGGATGTTTCAAAATGAGCTAGATCCACATCGCCGCGGTGAGCTCAAACGTCAGACCATACAGGCGCAACTGGCCAGTGAGATCAGAGTACGTGAAAAGAAGTCTCGCAATCAGCCTGACCTGGAGACCTCATGATGACCATAGCTGACGCTGCCATGTTTTTTGTTGGTTCAATTCTGGTGATGCTGGGATTAATTGTCATCACAGCAGGCATTGTATCAATCAACATCATTGTATCGCGTTACTGGAAACCAGTACGTATTTTTTGGCCTATCCATAGCATAGAGGAGTACACACATAATGAACATACCAAGCAACCCAGCGGATCGAAAAAAGATCGAGCAGGCACTGCAGGAAATCAGCAACAGTCTGACAAGGTCTGAAGCTGAGCGTGATCTAATCAAGGACATCATCAAGACAACCTGTGAACAGTTTGAACTTGACAAAAAGATTTTCCGACGCATGGCCAAGGTCTATCATCGTCGTAACTTCAACGAAGAAGTAGCAGAACACGAACAGTTCGAAGTCATGTACGAGACCATTACCAATACTGCCACGATTGCGCCTACCAAGGTAACGCGCAGCAATACCAACCATGTCTATGAACCAGCAGACATTTCCGAAGGCGGAGAATTGGACTGATCATGCACAACAGATTCAGCGACGTGTTTTGGATTTTAGAATATGCCCGTCAGGACAGCATAGGTCGTCTGCACAGCTGGCAATACGGTGGTGTGGCAAGAAGTCAAGACGAAGTAGACCAAATGACACAGGACATTCGGTCACAATTAAACTGTGAAGTGCGCGCACATCGATACAGTCACGCACTAGGCAGTAATGCTTGACAACAACGAATTTTTTTGCTATAATGATGACTCCACGATACCATTGAGGAGCGAATATATGATTGAATTGACTATACAGCGCATGGAACGAGTCGAGGCAGTGCTGGAATCGGCTCGCAGTGAATGGGCCCAGCAGTATTGGAACTATGTCCTGCAACATCTGCGTCGCCAGCTAGTCAAGTACGGGAGCTCGCTATGATCAAAGACATTTTGGATGACCTGGCCAGCAACAACAGCCGTCTCTACAAAGAAAAGATTCTGAGCTTGAATCAGAACAATGAGACCTTGAAACGAGTTTTGACGCTGGCTCTGAGCCCCTTCGCGAATTTCTATATTCGCAAGATACCAGACTATACCCCGAACCTCAATGTCAAGAATCAGGACACGCTGGACAATGCCATGAATCGTCTGAGCCTGCTCAGTAACCGTACCTTGACAGGCAATGCTGGCATTGAGCATCTCCGCATTGTGCTGGGCAGTGTAAGCCCAGCCGATGCCCTGGTCATTGAACGCATCATTGCCAAGGATCTGCGCTGTGGTGTGAGCGACGCAACCGTGAACAAGATCTGGCCAGGCCTGATTCCTGAATATCCCTGCATGCTGGCCAGTGCCTATGATCAGAAACTCGTGGATCGTATCACCTGGCCAGCCATTGCTCAGGTCAAGATGGATGGTATGCGCTTCAATGCCATAGTCAAGAACAACAAGGTAGAGTTTCGCAGTCGCAATGGCAAAGAGATCAGCATCCCTGATCCCAACATCGAGGCACCGTTCCGTCACATGGCAGCCTTCTATGGTATAGACATGGTGTTCGATGGCGAGCTCATGGTGGTGGATGCTGCAGGCCAGATGCTGGATCGCAAGACAGGCAATGGCATACTGAACAAAGCAGTCAAGGGTACCATGAGCACTGCCGAGGCTGTGATGGTTCGTGCCACGCTCTGGGATGCCATCACACTGGATGCTTTTCAGGCCGGTATAGAAAAAGAAGCCTATAAAGATAGACTGGCCAAGCTCTGTAACTGCATCAGTGATCTTAACAATCGTCTAACTCATCTGGCGCACTATGTTGACATGGTGCAGAGCAAGCAGGTTAACAATGAGTACGAAGCACGTCGTATGTTTGAAACTTTTCTGGCTCAGGGTCAGGAAGGCATCATTCTTAAGACACGAGATGGTGTGTGGGAAAATAAGCGCAGCAAGTCCCTGATCAAGTTCAAGGGCGAGCTAGAATGCGACCTCCGTGTCGTGGATTGGGAAGAAGGGACCGGTAAAAATGTGGGTCGTCTTGGTGCTTTGGTGCTTGAGTCTGATTGTGGTGGTGTCAGAGTCAATGTGGGTACGGGCTTTAGCGATGCTGATCGCGCTGGCATTACTGCTGATAACAGTGTCGGACGAATCGTATCCGTCAAATACAACGCCAGGATCACAGACAAGACATCCAGCGTTGCAAGTTTATTTCTGCCCGTGTTCGTGGAATTCAGAAACGACAAGAGTGTGGCAGACAGCTCGAAAGACATAAAATAACATGGCCAAGATGCCCGACAACCCTTGGGGTGTATCAAGCCGCGGCATGGGTAGCCTGTGTGATGAGCCTCTGAGTTTTGATCCCAAGACAGTCTCAGAAGAGGAATATGCCATAGGCGGCAAAATGATAACCATACGTCATGAGGTCTCTGATGCCGATGCTGTTCACATGACCGATGAACTCTGGAGAAAGCACATCAGGGACTCGCTGGCACGCAAGCTGGGTGAGTATATTCTCTACAACAACTTATGTGAAACAACTGTGATGCAATCTCCCACGAGATTCGGCAAGACTGTGGCCATACGTTGTTATCTGGCACCCAACGATCAGGTCAAACTGCTGAGAGTACACAAATCATGATCTATAAATATCAGTATGGCTACCATACTGAACTTTCCACAACGACCCAGAATCCGCGAGGCTCTGGTCATAAGCCTATACACCGATGAAGAAATTAATATCACAGTTGCAGCAGTCAATCTCCATGGCACCCATATGGTTCGGATTACAGCTGATTCTCTTTCGACCCTGGATGCAGAGAGTGTGGAGCTCTGTCTGCGTCAGGCTAGCATCAATGAACTACTTAGTACTCGAGCTCGGCGCCTTGCTTGTAGCATTTTGGCTAGCATTGAGCATATAAACATTCGACAGCAAATGTAAGGTGTGCTATAATTATATCATGAATACTCCTAAAATTGGTTTTTGTTGCAAATGGATCGACAACGTCGAACAGATCGATGGATTTGGTAAAGACGACGCTGCTCGAGCTCTCAATACCCGAGTCACTACCGTGGCCTGGCTTAACCGTCAGACACAGGACGATGCCGAACAACGGCTCTGGGATCTCATGGTACACAATATTCAAAGCATACACAGACTGGTAGAACGAGTCGGTGGCTTGGATGAACGACGCAAGATGGTGCGGCTGGGCAGTGACATCTTGCCTGTGTATACTGAACCCACCTGGAGTTATTTCTGGAAGCGCACCGATGTTCGTGACTACTGTGAACGTAACTTTGCACCTGTGGGCGACCTGGCTCGCGACAAGGGTGTGCGGCTCAGCTTCCATCCTGGTCAGTTCTGTGTCTTGGCCAGCCATCATGACAGCATTGTAGAACGCAGCATAGAGGAGTTTGAATATCATGCAGACATGGCACGTTGGATGGGCTACGGTCAGAAATTTCAGGACTTTAAAATCAACGTCCACATCAGCGGTCGCCGCGGTGCCGATGGCATCAAAGACACTCTGCAACGTCTCAGCCCCGAAGCAAGAAACTGTATCACCATTGAAAACGACGAAACCAAGCACGGTGTCGACGCCAGCCTCGAGCTCGTCGACCATTGCGCTCTGGTGTTAGACATCCACCACCATTGGGTACGCACAGGAGAATACCTTGAACCAGATGACGAACGTGTTGCACGTATTAAAAGTAGCTGGCGTGGCGTTCGCCCTGCTATGCACTATTCCGTATCTCGAGAAGACGTACTGGCCGGACATGACACAACTACCCGCCCCGACCTTGAACGTCTGCTGGCCTCGGGGATCGCTCGTGGCAAGCTGCGAGCTCACTCGGACTTCTACTGGAACACCGCAGTCAACGACTGGGCGCTGAGCTTCAGTCCTGACTTTGACATTCAGTGCGAGAGCAAGGCAAAAAATCTAGCCAGAGATGAGCTCGTCAAACAACTAGTTACATAAATAAACATATGCCGACATACTCATACAAGTGCGAGAAGTGCAATCACGATTTTGAAGAGTTTCACCGCATCGCGGACATGCACCTACCTACGACCAAGCCTTGCCCCAGCTGCCAGGGAGAAGGAACAGTTATCAAAACTATCACAGGTGCCCCTCCCATGGGTGATCCAGTTCGTCTAGGTCTTAGAAAGATAGACGGAGGTTTCAAGGAGGTCCTCCAACGAATTCACGCCGCCAATGGCAAAAAGTCAACACTGAATTCAAAATGGTAATGAATTGACAGCCAGACAAAGAACACCACGGCCCCCACCAGCTAGCCGCCGCGCGGCACTGCTTGGGGGTTTTTCTTTGACTGAAACTCCAACCAAGAAGAAGAAACAAAGGGCAATCATGGCAAAAAAGAATACACAACAAGCTCTTCAGCTAGCCCCCGCAGTCACGCTCAAAAGCAATCATCAGAAGTTAAAACTTAACATCGATGATTTGGCAACTTTTGATCCTCTGACTGAAAATCAAAATAAATTTTTTGAACTGTATCAACAAGGAGCCCAGTGTATGCTGCTACATGGCGTAGCAGGAACAGGTAAGACTTTCATAGCTTTGTACAAAGCTCTGGAAGAAGTAATGGATCGTAGCAACAGACTACAGCAGGTAGTTCTGGTTCGCAGTGCTGTGCCCAGCCGCGACATCGGTCACCTGCCTGGCGATGAAAAGGAGAAAACCGAAGTATATACCGCCCCCTATATTGACATCTGTCACAGACTATTCTATAATCGCCATGATGCGTTTCAAAGACTACAGGAACAGAAGGTCATTAACTTTATGATCACTAGCTTTGTACGCGGTATTACCCTGGATGACAGCATTGTCATTGTCGATGAATGTCAGAACATGACCGACATGGAATTGAACAGTATCATGACTCGTGTTGGTGATCGCTCAAAGATCATCTTCTGTGGAGACTTCCGTCAGACCGATCTGTACAAGAAAGGCGACATGAGTGGACTTAAAAAGTTCATGGCCATAGCCGACATGATGCCCAGCTTCCGCAGCGTGGAGTTTGATGTTGACGACATTGTACGCAGTGACATTGTCAGGGAATATATACTTGCACGCATGGAGTACGAAGCCAAGCACGTAGCCTGACCAGGGCGGGGAAACCCGCCCTTGTATTATTATCCTTGATGAGGAATAGCATGAAGAAAGCCCTAATTACTGGCATCAATGGCCAGGATGGTAGTTACCTAAGTGAGTTGTTGCTGAGCAAGGGCTATGAAGTACATGGCCTAATTCGTCGCAACAGCACCAACGAAAATCCCGCACATCTGCGTCACATTCGAGATCAGCTACAGCTGCATTATTCGGATCTGGGCGACGCCAACAATCTCCGCAACATCATTGGTGAGAATGAATACGATGAGATCTATAACCTGGCAGCACAGAGTCATGTCATGGTCAGTTTCAAGTTGCCTGAATATACCACCGACGTCAATGCTCTGGGTCCGCTGAGAATACTGGACACCATACGCTATCTGAATTTAGGTCATAAGATACGTTACTATCAGGCATCCACCTCTGAGATGTTTGGTTTGGTGCAGGAGACACCGCAGCGAGAAAGTACTCCGTTCTATCCTCGTAGTCCATATGGTTGTGCCAAGGTATTTGCACATCAGCTCACCATCAACTATCGCGAGAGCTATGGCATACATGCCAGCAATGGTATCTTGTTCAATCATGAAAGTCCACGTCGCGGTGAGACATTTGTGACTCGTAAGATTACCCGAGCGCTGGGCCGCATTGCCGCAGGCAGCAACGAAGTCATCAAGCTGGGCAACATAGACAGCAAACGTGACTGGGGTCATGCCCGTGACTATGTTCGCGCCATGTGGTTGATGCTGCAGCAGGACAAGCCCAATGACTATGTGATTGCCACAGGACAGACGCAGAGTGTCAGAACCTTCTGTGAAGCTGCCTGTCGTTGGCATGGCTATAATCTGGTCTGGAGTGGACGTGGTGTGCATGAGATTGGCACAGACAGAAAGACAGGTCGTAAATTGATTGAGATCAGTGAAGAGTTTTATCGGCCAGCTGACGTAGACTTCTTGCTGGGCGATGCCACCAAGGCTCGTAAACAACTGGGCTGGGAACCTGAAATGACTTTTTCCGACATGGTGGCCGATATGTGTGAACATGACTTCAAGTTAGCTCATCATGAAAGGACAGCACCATGATAGTTCATATACCAGTTAGCGTGGGAGAACTGCTGGACAAGATCAGCATACTGCGTCTCAAGCAAAAGTATATCACTGACGAACAGAAGCAGTTAATCGTCATGATTGAACTACAGAAGTTGTTGCTCATAGTTCAGGAAATGAAGATTGATCGAAACATACATTATATTCATCTCATGGCCAGACTCAACACAGTCAACAGCAGTCTCTGGCATCTAGAAGATCAGATTCGCGAACTCACTCATGCCAATGATACTGGCGAACAGTTTATTCGCACTGCTCAGGCCATACACAAAACCAACGACAGCAGAATGCGTGTCAAGGCACTGATAAATACAACATATAATTCAGCAATCAATGAGGTTAAATCATACAAGGAGTGAACGTGAAAAAAGTATTGGACATGGGTGATCTATATGTCAGTGATTTTGTCAAAGAACAGCCTGCTGACAGAAAAAAATATAATCTGGATCTTTATCTGGATGAAGAGCTAGGTGCAGTACGTCTGCATCCCGATGCTCTGGCACCACACAACACCATGTGGGGCACCTATTGGTATCGCAGCGGCATCAATGTCAGCATGCGTCGAGAGCTCAGCAGAATTGTGCAGGAAATTACCGATCGCATGGATCTGCAAGAAGGCGACGTCTGGTTGGACATTGCCTGCAATGACGGTACTCTGCTAAGCAATGTTCCCAGCAAACTGAAACGCATTGGTATTGATCCCTGTGACGATAGCTATTTGGCAGAAAGCAGCAAGCATGGTACCATTGTACAGGATTACTTCAACAAGGAAAACTTCTTCAAGGTCAGCGATGTCAAGGCCAAGGTAATAACCTGCATCGCCATGTTCTATGATCTGAACGATCCACATCCATTTGTCAAGGACATGGCTGAGTGTCTGGATGACGATGGCATTGTTGTGCTGCAGATGAGCTATACACCGTTGATGATGGAGCAGATGGCCTTCGACAACATCTGTCATGAGCATGTCTATTACTATGACCTGCGCAGCATACACAATCTGTTTTCACAACATGGATTCCGCATCGTGGATGCCAGCCTGAACGACACCAATGGCGGTAGCTTCCGAATCTATCTGCAGAAAGAAACTGGCAATCGTCGAGTCTTTGGAACTGCACCTTTCCGTGATGTCTGCAATATGCGCATCCAGGGCATGATGGAATTAGAGTCCTGGTATTCGGTAAACAATGTAGAGCTCTGGGCCGACTTTGCTCAGGAGTTGTCGCAGTTGCGTGACGATGTGGTGAGCTTTATTCGTGATGAACGAGCTGCAGGCAAGACCATCTACGGCTATGGAGCCAGCACCAAGGGCAATACTCTGTTACAGACTTTTGGTTTAACCAAGGAAGACATCGGCGCCCTGGTAGAACGATCGCCCTATAAGTTTGGTCTGCGCACCATTGGTACTGACATTCCCATCATCAGCGAAGAAGAAATGCGAGCCAATCCTCCAGACTATCTGCTGGTGCTGCCCTGGCACTTCATCGATGAGTTCCTGGAGCGTGAGAAAGCATTTTTGGATGGCGGTGGCAAATTCATTGTGCCCTGTCCTAGTTTCGAAGTGATTGGGAAACACAATGGTTAAAAACATAGTATTCTTTAACCAGTATCACAATGGTGATTGCTTTGTGGGCAAAGGGTGGATACGCAACATTATGCGTCAACTGCCCGATTTAAATTTCAGTTATGCGCATGCCAACCATGCAGACATCATCAAGGATCTGGGATGCCGTCATATTCCTCTGAGCGAACTTCCACAGATTGATCGCATGGTGCGCATTGCACAGGACGATGACGGCACACTGTTCATCAACACCTGGTGCGGTGCTTTTCAGGGAGAACTCTTTGGATATCATCAGCACAGCAATTACATTATACAGCACAGAATGTATGAAATGTACTGTGAACAACTCAGCAGTATTCTGGGACGTCCAGTAACACAGAGCAACAATCCTCATGACTATTTGCCCTTCATAGACTTCTCATACTATGATACCAAAATGGTGGATGATGTTGTTGTTGGTAAATTTCAATCTGCTCCCCTGGTTTTGTTCTGCAATGGACCAGCCAACAGTGGTCAGAGTGCCGTGGGCGACTTTAAATACAGCATAGACTACCTGGCTCGAGAATTCAAGGATCATGTCTTTGTAGCCACGCACGACGTAGGAATTAAACTGCCCAATGTTTTCTATACTACTCACGAATTCTACAAGAAGTCCGATCTCAATGAAATTGCCTATCTCAGCAAACGTGCCAAGCTCATTGTAGGTAAAAACAGCGGACCATTTAGCTATTGCTGCTTTGATGAGAATATGCAGATTGATCATACCTTCTTTTGCTTTGGCAAGCTACTCACAGACTGTCTGAACGCTGGACTGGAATTTCCAGCACAATTTAAATTCTGCGATCAAACCAATGATCGACTTATAACCAACATACTGGTACGCGAACTCAACGGACAATCTGTTGGGCGTACTGGCATGCAACACATCATGGTGTAATATGACTCCAACTTTTATCATAACCAGTGCCATAGAAACTAGTCTGGGCCCGCTGCCCAGGGATGTACGCATCCTGCAGACCATGGATACCGTACGCAGCATTTATAAATTCTATCCTGATGCCAAGACTGTGTTGGTCGAAGGCGGCAGTCGTCTACCAACGTCGCCATTGTGGGAACAGTTACTTGAAATGGTGCATGTATTCATGGACATGACCAACAATGATCAGATTCAGCATCTGCAACAGAATGTTATTAGTCATGTCAATAATAAACATGAAATGGGCGGCACCAGCGGTCTGGCCAAGACCGTGGCCGAACTTACTCTGATGCTCAATGCTCTGGATGCCATCAACAATCATCCCGACATGGTGCCAGCACGTCAGGTAGATCGCATTTTTAAGATCAGCGGTCGCTATCAGCTCAGTCCCTTGTTTGATGCGTCTGTGTATGAAGATGCTGGTATGAAGTATGTGTTCAAACGTCGTGAAGCCAGCTGGATGGATGCCGATCATTGTCATACCATAGGCGCCGATCATGGATTCAGCAGTCGTCTCTGGAGTTTTGATATCGGACTCTTGGACAACACACAGGAACGTCTGCAGGCTGCCATGGATGACATGATTGAGCTCAGCACAGATCACTACATAGACATGGAGCATTTGTTGTACAAGCACATAGGTCCTACACAGGCCATAGAACTGGACAACACACATCTGTTCGGCACACTGGGTCCCAATGTATCATTAGTCTACGATTGAGGTAATTATGAAACAGAATGTTATACTGGGCACTGCCTGGAGTTATAAAATTGATCAGATTGCAGTATTTGTTGAGAGCTGGAAGAAGTACTGCAGCAATACCAGACTCGTGCTGCTGGTAGAACCCGATGTCAAGCAGGAAAAATATGACTGGCTGCTGAAGCAGGGCGTGGATGTTCATTTCTTCACAGCCGGATATTTCGTTCCCAGCGCCATACACAATACCCGTTACTTTAAATACCTGGACATACTGCTGGAGAATCGTGGCAAGTTTGATCGTGTATTTCTAACCGATGTTCGTGACGTGGCTTTGCAGGGCGATGTATTCGCAGAAATTACTACACCAGGACTGCACTGCTTCATGGAAGATCCAGCCTGGACCTGTGACGAACGCTTCAATAAATACATTCTGACCACAAACTATGGAGAAGCAGTAGCCGCAGAATTTGCTGACAAACGCATCATCTGTTCAGGAACTACTTTGGGTGGATCCGAAGACATCATACGCTACATTGTCACGCTCATGAACGAGCGTGGTCTGGAGAAGATGGTCAAGGCTGGCGGTATTCCCGACGAGCAAGGACCACACAACTATATCTTCCATAAAGACAAGCTGCCACACACCAAGCAGGAAAATGGTGACGGTGTAGCCACAATATGTCTGACACATCCTGACGAGATTAAAATTCTGGAAGATGGTAGAGTCAGTGTCTATGGCAAAACTCCAGCGGTCATACATCAATGGGATCGCCATCCCAATCTAGTAGAACATTATCAGAAACTCTATGTAAAGGAGCTGGCATGACATTCAATTTTACCAAAGAACAAATCGCAAAATGCGCACCACGCAATAAAAATCCTGGTGAGCTCTACGAAGCCCTGGCTCAGGTGCTGCCCAAGTATAATATCGATACACCAGAACGTGTAGCTGCCTTCATGGCTCAGTGTGGTCATGAGAGTGTGGACTTCAGTGTGTTGAAGGAAAATCTAAACTACAGTGCCAAGGGTCTGCATGGTACCTGGCCCAAGCGCTTTCCTACCCTGGAGAGTGCTCAGCCCTATGAACGCAACCCTGAAAAGATTGCCAACAAGGTCTATTCGGATCGCATGGGCAACGGACCCGAAGCCAGCGGCGAAGGTTGGAAGTATCGTGGCCGCGGTGCCATACAGCTTACTGGCAAGGACAACTATTCACGCTTTGCCAAGGACATTGGCAAGACTCTGGATGAAGCCATTGTCTATGTTGAAACTTTGGCTGGTGCCATTGAGAGTGCCTGCTGGTTCTGGAAGAACAACAAGCTCAATGATCAGGCCGATGCACGTGACATGAAGGCTGCTACTAAAAAGATCAACGGCGGCGATCTAGGGCTCAAGGAGCGCACCGATCATTTTAATCACTATGTTGAATATCTAAGCTCTGGTGGCAGTTCAGCAACCCAGGCCGTGGTAAAAGAAGTAGTCAAGGCCGTGGCAGCACCCGTGTTGGAAGGCATTCTGAAGAAGGGTGTTAAGAACGCTGCCGTGGCCGCGATACAGGCCAAGCTGGGTCTGACAGCCGACGGTGATTTTGGTCCTGGTACCGAAGCCGCTGTAAAGAAATGGCAAGCCGCCAATGGTCTGACTGCCGATGGCATCGTTGGTCCTAAAACCTATGAAAAGATGATGGGATAAAAATGACATTTAATCATGTGGGCTTTGGTCTGGGAAAAAGACCATTGCCCGTGCTTGAGCAATATACAGCGCCCGATGGAGTTAGATTTTATAACACACCATCGGGCCAACGTTATCCCAGTGTGACAACTGTGCTGGCAGAAAAAGGTCGGCAGGCCATACAGCAATGGCGCAATCGTGTTGGACCAGAAACAGCCAACACCATTAGTCGTGTGGCTGCTGGTCGTGGCACCAGCCTGCACAATGCTGCAGAACACTATCTAAAAAATCAACCAGTAAAATTGGACTCTCCTCTGATACAGGAGATGTTCGGTAATCTGCGTCCTCAGCTGGATCAGATCAACAATGTTCATGTTCAGGAAACCCGACTGTTTAGTCATCATCTGCGGCTAGCTGGTACTGTGGACTGCATAGCCGAATACAACGGTCGGCTCAGCGTCATAGACTTCAAGACCAGCACACGCCCCAAGCAAAAGGACTGGATCTCCACCTACTTCATGCAGTGCGCTGCCTATGCCATCATGTATGAAGAACTGACCTTCATACCCATAACGCAGCTAGTAGTGTTGGTCAGCGTGGAGGAAGAACCCGAGCCACAGGTGTTTATTGAACGCCGTGACAACTGGACCAAGGAATTGTTGTTCTGGCGCAACAGCTATGAAACGAAGAACAACCTATTGACAACCATAGACAGTTAGTCTACAATGTACGTGTACCCGCTTCAGGTAGGATTATGACACAAGACAATTATAGTAAATTACATCGCAACATGAACTTGAGTGAATATGTTCGTGTCTATGACAACAGCATGCCAGTTGAACTATGTCATGAACTGCAGCTAAGATTTGAGTCAGATACAGCTCATCACATAGAACGACGTAACGATGTCATGCAGTTCACAGAAGTCAACATTGTACAGGCTGACTGGTTTTTGGAACCCATAATGAAATTGGCTCTGGAATATCGTCGTCAATACTGGTTAGACTGCGGCATCAACGATTTAATGATCAATCCAAAACACAGTTGGGAAGAGATACGCATGAAACGTTATCTCAAGGGCACTGACGAACAGTTTCGCCCTCACAATGATGTCTGGGATCTGCAGACCAGTCGTAGATTTTTAGTATATTTCTGGTATCTGAACGATGTAGACGAGGGCGGTGAAACAGTTTTTTATCGGCTGGAGAAACCTTTGGCCATTAAACCCCGACAGGGACGGTTAATCATGTTCCCTGTGACCTGGCAATACTTGCATGCTGGACTGCCACCCATAAGCAATGACAAGTACATCATCGGTGGCTATTTACACTACGAGTAGGAGTTGTTATGAATTTAAAAGGTACCCGCACCGCGGAATGTCTGAAAGAAGCCTTTGCAGGCGAGAGCATGGCCAATCGTCGCTATCTGTATTTTGCCAACACCTGCGACGTCATGGGCGCTCCTGATGTGGCAGCACTGTTTCGCAGCACAGCCGAAGGCGAAACTGGTCATGCACATGGACACATGGAGTATCTGATCGAAGGCGGTCATGGCGATCCAGGCACTGGTCTGGCAGCCAAGACTGTGAAGGAAGCACTGCACAGCGCCATCGAAGGTGAGACTCATGAGTACACCGACATGTATCCAGGCATGGCCAAGACAGCGCGTGACGAAGGATTTGACGAGATTGCCGACTGGTTTGAGACCCTGGCCAAGGCAGAACGCAGTCATGCTGGTCGCTTCAAGAAAGCACTGGATGCCTTTGACGCAGAAAATCCATAAATAAAGATATTGTTGTATGAAGTAGAATGAAAGGTGTTCTGGACGCGGGTTCGACTCCCGCCTGGTCCACCAAAAGCATATTCTTTGAGGTCTTGGTCGTTACCTGCGTAGCAAAAACGACGACAGAATATGCTTCTGATGGGCCAGACATGGTTTCGACAGGGCAATGAGTAAGGATATGGACAACACGGTAGGCGATGACCGTAAATCAAGCAAAACAAGTAAATGCAAATGACGAAAGTTATGCATTAGCAGCCTAAACGCTGCTTAGGGTTTCGTCGGGTTTCCTCGTAACAGAATAACCCGGCATTTTTATTTGTAATGGTAATTGAACGGTAATACTGCGATCAATAAATATTACTGATTACTATAACAATAACATGCAAAAAACCTATCGCAGCATCTTTATTTCCGACGTTCATCTCGGCACCAAGGACTGCAAAGCCGAAGCTTTAAATAATTTTCTCAAGCACAATACCTGCAAGACTCTGTATCTTGTAGGCGACATCATCGACGGCTGGAAGATAAAACAAAACAAATGGCGCTGGAAGCAGAGTCATACCAATGTTGTTCGACGCATACTGGGCCATGCCAAACGCGACACTCGTGTAATCTACGTGTTGGGCAATCACGATGAATTTTTTAGACCGTTCTTGCAATATAATTTAAATTTTGGCATGGTGGAAATGACCAATCAATGCGAGCATGTTGGCACAGACGGTAGACGTTATTTGGTAATACACGGAGATTTATTTGATGGTATCACAAGACTAGCACCCTGGCTAAGTTTTTTAGGAGATCGAGCATATGATTGCATCTTATCAGTTAATAATAAATTTAATTGGATCCTACATAGATTTGGTATTGGTTATTTTAGCCTTAGCGGTTTTCTTAAGCACCGCGTAAAAAAGGCCATAGACTTTATTTTTCAATTTGAACAAAACCTAGCAGGCTACTGCAAGAAACGTGGGTTCCATGGAGTGATCTGTGGTCACATACATCATGCAGAGATCAAAGAAATAGATGGTGTTGTATACATGAATGACGGTGACTGGGTTGAAAGTTGTTCTGCACTGGTGGAACATCATGATGGACATTGGGAAATCATAACTTGGACACAGGAGAAAGACGATGTGGCTGATGATATTGATGGCCGTCCACATAAACGATCCAAGGGACATACCAGGTCGGATCACGCTGCAGTTTCAGACACAACAACAGTGTGAACAAGTTCTGCAGACCATGACATATTCCTTGAAATTTGATGCCTTTAAGGTAGAAGGCCGATGCCAGAAATCAAATTAGAAGATAAAATAACCATTGTAGTTCCGTGTAAAAACGAAGAAAACTACATAGGCCATCTTTTGGATCATTTAAAACTGCAGGGCCTGGGCAACACTAAAATCATTGTTGCCGATGCATCCACGGATGGTACGCGCGATGTCATACGTCAGCACGGTAAAAATTTAAACATAGAAGTCATCCAAGGTGGTGCAGTTTCTGTGGCCAAGAACAACGGCGCCAGACTTGCAACCACGCCCTATATTTTATTCATTGACAGCGATGTAAGATTCTTTTCAACGACAACCATTGCCGATTGTGTACGTGAAATTGAACAGCACAATTTGGATTTAATTGGACTGTATATAAAATGCTATGACGGTAGCGTGAAAGCACAGCTGGCATTCATGATATTCAATGCAGTCAACAGTGTAATGAAACACTGGACACCCTTTGCCGTGGGTGCATTCATGCTGACACGGCGCGATAAATTTCAGGAGTTGGGTGGGTTTTCAAACAAATATACAACCAGCGAAGACTTTTTTCTTTCAAAGATGTATGATGTGAAAAAATTCAGACTGATGCCGCACTATTTTGGTCAGGATAGTCGTAGATTTCAACAGATGGGATACTTTGGCATGGCCTGGTATTTAATTAAAAACTTTTTAAATCGCAACAATGCCAAGCACTGGAACAGTCTGGATCATGATCGGTATTGGAAGTAATTAGGCAATTTTAATGTTTTTCTGTAGCGGCCTGCGGCATAGATATAATGTAGGCACTTGCCTGCATAACCTAGGAGAAACATCATGAAGTGGACCACACCCTCAGCTCAGGATATGCGTTTTGGTTTTGAAATCACCATGTATATCGCAAATCGCTAATTGACAGTTTAGTATAGATATATAATAATAGCAGTTGCTGGAGCTGCATAAAACCAGCGCACATCACTCACAACACAGAAAGGTAGCACCATGTCTAATCTGACACCGTTCGAGATTCGCCTTGAACTTCTAAAAATGGCGAAAGAGCTTTTGATGGAAGAATATTATTCCGCAAAAGATCGTCTACAGCAGGAATGGCACGTCAAGGTCGATGTAGCCAAACTCAATGGGCAATCCATTCCAGAGCATCCTGCATTTCCATCTTACCCCTCAGAAACCGACATCATCAACAAGGCACAGTCCTTGAATGGTTTCGTTTCCAATACACCCACAGATAAAGTAAGCAAAAAATCTGCCTGACGGGGGACGGTGCGCTTCGGCGCACCATCTTAACAAGGAGAACATTAATGCTGAACAAACACATTGTTCGTAGAATTTTTGTAGCAGCCACTTTGGTATCAACTGTTGTTGCTGGCGCCAGTATACTGCATCAGACACAGGCTCAGGCTCGTGAACTGCAGGCTCGTGAGAGCGCACGCATTGCCATGGAACAACAGCGAGCCAAGATTGAACAAGCCAAGCTCAATCGCGAACTAACCTGCCTGGCTCGCAACATCTATTTTGAAAGTGCCAGCGAACCCATCAAAGGCAAGATTGCCGTGGCTCAGGTAACGCTGAACCGTGTACACAGTGGTCAGTTTCCAGCATCGATCTGCGGCGTAGTGCATCAGAAGACTCACTATGAAGGTCAGACCGTATGTCAGTTTAGCTGGGTCTGCGAAGGCAAGCTGCATATACGTGCACCACATCTCTATGAAGAGAGTCTGCGTGTGGCTCGCAAAGTATTGATCGATGGTGTCAGACTGCCTGAACTACAGGGTGCCAAGTACTTTCATGCTACCTATGTCAGTCCTGGTTGGAATAAACAACCCAAGGCCAAGATTGGTAACCATATATTCTATTGACACCTTGAAAAAATTGCCTTATACTGATATATACAAGTGCAGTGAACTTGAACTGTATTATTTAAACTGAAACGGAGAATGATTCAACATGAGTAATAAACTCAAGCCGCCAGTCAAGGCGCAAAGCAAAGTCAACCCCCTGTTCATCAATCGACAGGCCGAGCCGCCCAGACAAAAATCGGTGTTTATTGCTACTCCGATGTTTGGCGGCAACTGCAATTACATGTACATGATTAGCCTGATCAATCTGCTGACCAAGCTAAGTCAGGCTGGCATTCCTGCCATGTTCGAAGTAGCAGCCAATGAGAGCCTGATTACCAAGGCTCGTAATATTCTGGTAGAAGGCTTCCTTCGCAGTCAGTGCACTCACATGTTGTTCCTGGACGCCGACCTGGGCTTTGATGGCGATGATATTATTCGCATGATTCATGCCGACAAGGATCTGATTGGTGGACAGTATGCCAAGAAGAAAATGAACTGGGATGCGGTAAAGCACGTGGTTGCTACTCGTCCTGATATTCCTCCGCATGCCATCAATGCTGTGATTGCGGAATCAACCTTCAAGCCCGTGGGTGACAGTCTGACCTTCAATGTCAATGAGCCTGTGGAAGTAGAAAGCATTGCCACTGGCATGATGCTGATCAATCGTCGAGTGTTTGCTGAGATGGCAGACAAGCTGCCCGACATCAAGATCATCAGTGGTGGGTCCGAGACCATGGATCCCAAGACCATGACACGCACTGCCGATGCTCCGCGCGAGTCTCATGCCTACTTTGATGTCAGCATCGATGCAGCTACACGGGCCTATACCTCAGAAGACTTTACCTTCTGCAAGCGCTGGCGTGAGATCGGTGGTCAGGTATTCCTGGCTCCCTGGACCAAGACAGTACACGTTGGTACCTATGAGTATGTCTGTGACCTGTTGGCCACAGCTCAGTGGATGCAACCACAGCCTGTGCCAGCAGCGCCTGCAGGCTTTAGTGGATCTGTACCTGAAGCCCGGGTGGCATAATGAGTGGCATCAATGATCGTATTCGTAGTCAAAGCACCTTGGGTCTGGTACTCACCGGACCCAATGGTGAGGTCAAGGTCAACAAGACCGTGGACCCACAGGGTGAAACGCTGACCAATGAATATGTTATTACCCGAGAATTCAGCAGTGCCAATGAATTCAGTGCCTGGGTGCAGGCTCAGTCACGTCTGGACCAGATTAGTTGCATGGACACCATCATCAACTACTGCACAGAAAAGGACATAGACATTGAAGCCGTGGCTCCTCTGATCAATCAGGTGCTGAAAGAACGTATTCGTTCCGAAGCCGAAGAAGCCAACTTAATGCGCCGCAGCGCCCGACTACCGCTATGATGAACATGACAGACTATGAAGCCTACAAGATGTACCTGGCTTTGAAGGCGCACTTTCAGACTGAGAAGTATAATGTCATAGAACAGCGCGGTCACATACGAGCCAGCTATAAAAACTTTGTAGGGTCAGGCAAGAGTTTTGAACTACGAAAACTTGTTGGCCAGTACAAGGACAAGGAAGTCTGTGACTTCATGGTGGCCAACTTTACAGCGGGCGATCACTGGGGCGGAGTATTTGATGTCAATGCACATCGTGAATACAAGAACTGGCAGCGTCGCATTGAGAGTCTGAGATACATATTTTCACAGGACCTGGACAAGCTACAGACCATGTCCGAAGAAGAACAATGCGATCTGACCAGCTTTACCGAGGGTCGTCATCCACTGATACTGCGAGCCTATCTGGGCAAGCACATCTGTCTGGAGACTCTGGTGATACTGGACACCCTGCTGGGCTTCTGTGCTGACTATGATCAGACTATGAGCAAGACTTTTTTATGGCCCGATACCAGCAGAATGATTCGCAAGTACCGACCATTTTTAAAATTTGATGCTGCGGTATTCAAAGAAATCTATGACCAAAGAATCTACAATAACAGTTGATGAACGCATTGATAATCTGGAGGACATGGTATGCAGACTTGACGCCGACATTCAAAATCTAAGCCTGCTGATCAATGAACTCAATGAGCGATTACGCAAGACTCAGGAGTTCAGCATCAAGATCGGACATGCACAGAATCGTATTCACGAATATATTTCTCACTGGCCATTTATTAGAGTAGTCAAGGATCATGGGCAAGACCTTTCGTAACATGCGCGACGAGAGTCGGGGCCGTAAAAATAAAACGGCAACTAGAGCAGAAAAAAGCATTGAAAAGTACAAGAAACATATATATAATAAAGCATCCCCAGTAAATGAGGATGCCGATTATGATGAGTTTGATGACAACATTGATGATGAATCCAACCATACTCGGTTTATACAACGCAAATAAGGAGCATACAAATGGCATTTAATAGTCTATCCGATCTTAGAAAATCCCGCGGTGGTTTTGACGCCCTGATGAAGGAAGTGGACAAAATCAGTCAACCCGCAGGTGGCGAACGCAAAGAAGATGATCGCTTCTGGCAACCAACAGTCGACAAGGCTGGCAACGGTTATGCCGTAATTCGCTTTCTACCTCCTCCCCGTGGTGAAGAACTTCCTTGGGTACGTATCTGGAATCATGGCTTTCAAGGTCCTACTGGCAAGTGGTACATTGAGAATAGCCTGACCACCATTGGTAAACCTGACCCTGTCAGCGAACTCAACAACGAGCTCTGGAACAGTGGCAGTGAAGCCAACAAGGAAATCGCCCGCAAGCAGAAACGCCGTCTGAGCTATGTCTGCAACGTCTATGTGGTATCTGATCCGTCTAATCCCAGCAACGAAGGCAAGGTCAAGCTGTTCAAGTTTGGCAAAAAGATCTTTGATAAAATCAAGGATGTAATGCAGCCTCAGTTCCAGGATGAAGAGCCTCTGAATCCTTTTGACTTTTGGAAGGGTGCAGACTTCAAGATCAAGATCCGCAATGTCGAGGGTTATCGTAACTATGACAAGTCTGAGTTTGCCAGTGCAGCAGCACTCAGTGAAGATGATGCTGAAATTGAATCTATCTGGTCAGCTGAACACAGCCTGGCCGACTTCATGGATGAGCGTCATTTCAAGAGCTATGATGAACTCAAGCGCAAACTGGAGCAGGTACTGAATGCCAGTGGAACTCCTGCGGCTCGTGCCGAAGCTGTGGACCTAGATGCACCGCGAGTCAGCAAGCCCGCGGCAAGCAAGCCCGCAGCCAAGGCACCTGAACCAAGCATGGATGAAGATGATGACGACAGCATTAGCTATTTTGCCAAGCTAGCTGCCGATGATTGATTGGCCGTGTTATTGAGCCAGGGGGACTTCGGTCCCCCTTTTTTTGATTAGTAGAAGTGCGCGTTGCGTGCGCTGTAACGCTCCATGGCACTTTCAGAACTGCGTACCTGACCGCGTGGCATCATGACATGGGGTGCTGGTGCTGGCGCCGCAGGAGCGGGCTGGGAATTGTTGATGACTATGGGCTTGTTGTTGCCTTCCTTGGCCGCGGCATTGTTCTTGCTCAGATTCTCTATGGTAACATTCTTGTTTGCTGTACCGGTGGGAGCAGCAGGTGTGACCGACGATTTGGCCAATTGTTGTTGGTATTGTTTTTCTACATCGGCTGAATAACTGTTGCCCATGGACTTGGACATGCCAATGGTAGCCATCTGTTTTTCAGACAGAGCTTGCCCTGGAACAACAGGTTCATTGGCTATCATGGTAGCCTTGGTGGCCGCGCTGGGATTGGCCACCGCGGGTTGTGCTGCGTTGCTTTGTGGTGTGACTGTGGCCTGACCGTTTTCAGACTTCTTGCCACCAAACAAGCTGCCCCAGTTTTTATACAGTCCATAGGCACCGCCAGCCACAGCGCCCACGCCAGCACCTATGGCAGTACCAACACCGGGTGCAATCATCGATCCAAGCATGGCACCAGTGCCACCCCAGCTCGCGGCCTGTCCTGTTACATCCAGAGCAGCACCAGTTTTTTCGTAACCAGCTTCTTTTAACTTGTCACCGCCATAGCTTAGTCCCAGACCAGCTATGCCAGCTATGCCGCCTTTGAGCATGCCACCTGGAACTTTGCCCAGCAGATTTTTACCGGCATTCAGTATGCCTTTGCCCGCGCCAGCAACACGACCACCCAGCCCCTTGCCACGACTCAGCAAATCTCCGCCCAGATCCAGCAGCGTGGATCCCAGTCCTGGACCTTCTTCCTTGGGTGCGACTGCGGCTGTGGCAGCCGCAGGTGCTGCAGCAACCATGGCCGTGGATTTAGGAGGCCAGTCTTTGCCAGCATTGGCACCAGCGTTGCCAGCTGACCAACCGGATCCCTGCTGTGAGCCAGTTAGTTTAATAGGGCCACGAACATTGACCGATGTAGCCGTGATGTTCATGGTGCCAGCGCTGCCGCCTCGGCCTGCGGGCGTGGCCATGGGCATTACCTGAGCTCGTGGTGATGTTCCACGATTGTTGATCAGAGCCTCGGCGCGTGCGCCTAGACGAGCTCGATCTTCTTCTAGACGGTTACCACCAAAAGTACGGTCCAAGAAATTGCTGCCAGCGTTGCTGGCATTTGTGGCATTGTAGTCTTCGACTTTGCCACGTAGGAAGTTGCCAGCTATCTTGGCTGCACCAGCCACACGGCCCATGCTGAAAACTTCGCCCTTCTTTGGTATCTCGCCTTTTTTACCAAATTCATTTTCTGTTGTACGACGAACACCATCGCCCTTTAGACGAGGATCAAATTCATAGCCTTCTTTTAACACCTTTTGTTTGCCAGTCAGCACACTCCAGGCATCACCCAGGGTACCAGAATCGCCTCGCGCACCGCTGCGCGCACGATTGCGTGCATTTTCCAGCACACCACTCACAGACTTCTTGGCAGCAGTATCCTCGGTAGTTTCTAGCTCGCCAGCTATCTTGGCCAGCTCCTTACGCAGCTCTGCGCTGTCCTTGGCGTCAGAGTCACGCAATTTAATCAGTGTATCTTCCAGACGTTCAAATAACTTGATTTGGTCGTCTGTGGCATCTTTGAGCAGCTCGTCTTTTTTCTGCGTCTCGGCCACGAATCTTTGGAATGTTTCAGTGTTCTTGGCTACGGTTGTTTCTTTGCCAGCGCCCTTCTGATAGAGCTCGGCTTTCTCACCCAAGGTGGCACCAATGTCGGTGAGCTTCTGAATGCGTTCTTTGTTGTCCTTTTTGCCGCTGACCTCTTTGACATCTACATCGATGACGTCGTCTGATTTGGGTCGTGGCAAGGGCCGTCGATTTGGATCGGCCTTGATGTCTTTGCGTAGTTCTTTGAGTTCGTTGCGCACATCGCCAAGGGTAACATTTTTAGAGTCACCCTTGGCTTTGGTCATAACTCGACTTTGATCCAGCACCTCCTGCTGTATATCCTGCGTTTTGGTTGTAGCAGCACGCAGTTCTTCCAGCTTGGCAATCTGATCCTCGGCTCGCTTGCGCTGTTCCTCGGTGAGATTGCTGGCCGTCAGCATTTGCTTCTGGCCTTCCAGAAGTTCTTCTAGTGACAGGGGTGCGGATTTCTTGGCCATGGTTTACTCTTTGGGTGTATAGACGCGATTGTCGTCGTCATCGTTGTTGTTCTTGCTTTGTGCTTCGGTGGTGGCCAGCTTTTCCTTGGTACGACCAAAAGCTGCCACACCCAGAACACCACCCATGGCGATGTGGAAGAACCCGCCATTCTGCAGAGTGATGGGCATCCACTGACGGAATGCGTCGTTGGCCGCCTGAGTTTCCCAGAATTGTACAATGGTAAACATGATTGGGAAAATTACGAAGTCTGCCAGACAGCAGATCATGTACATCCATCCCATGGCTGGACGCCATTTATTCTGCATCCAATCTTCTTTGCTAGTTCCTGCTGTTGCCATCATCGGCCTCCTTGCTGTTGTTGTAAACGTTGATTCTCTTCTTCTAGGTGTTTTACCAACAACATGATATAAATTTCCCTTTCCCATGGCAACATATCTTCCAATTCAGACAAACTGTACTTATGGTACTGCATTAAATTAAAATTTGTCTGATAATAACCAAACAAACTTTCATGAGAAAGGACTAGGCGAAAAAACTGTTCATGCCCTCCATGACAACAGTGTTGTGTTTTCCGCATTCTTTGCAGTCCCAGTCCATGGTATGACGCAGCACGGGCATGGTGGCAAAGAACTCTTCTAGTTTTTCCAGCGTAGCTGGGTTGAGATTTTCTACAAACTCTACCAGATCTGCGTTGCTATAATCTCGGGCATCGAATTTTTCTTCGCCTTCCCAGATGCTGTCTATGCTGCCGGCAATCAGCCCAATGATGTTGTCTACATCGTTGCTGCCGTCAATGCCCTGTAGTTCTAGCAGAGTAGGATAGCGCATCTGTATGCTGAGATTTTTGTCAACTTCAATGATGTCGCGATGTCGTTCCGACTTGTCTACCTTGATGGCAGTGACATCGAGCTTGGCATCCTGCTTGGCTTCACAGCTGCAGGTCATGACCACATTCACAGTTTCTCCTACACTCTGTGCACGAATATTTAAAAACAAAAATTCTGCGTCATAGGCTGGTAGTGTCTGCGCATTGACCTTGCCAAAGGTGCAGGCATTGATAACTTCGTTGAGTGCATGTGCCTGCTGTTCAGGACTGCCATTGGTAGCCATGAGCAACAGTTTCTGTTCCTTGACTAGGAATGGACGAAACTCAACATCGGCTCCATTGCTGGGCAGACGAACTCTGTGCTTGGGTGTAGTAAATAATGGTAAAGACATTCAATTCTCCTTGTAGTTCAAAGTCCAGGAAATTTGTAACCTGAACCCGCAACAGCTCCGATTTTATTAGAAGGCTGTCTGCGATCATTAAAACCAGTACGGACCGTTTCAGCGCGTTGTGTTACTGGTCTATCATTGACAGTCATGCTGATATTTCTCCAACGACGATAACAGAAGGTTACCGACATTTTACTTACAGTGTTGCTCATGCTGCTGTCCAGTTGTATGGGGTTCACAGCTATGGGAAACACATCTTCAAATACTGCGGTATAATGTGTTCGATCTTCTTCGTCCAGTTGTGAAATGGTCATGCCCTGTGAAAGATAATCTGAGGAATAGCTTACCAGACCATTGTTTCTTCCCACAATGCTGTCTACCCAGATATCAAAGAACTCTTTCATGGTGTACCATTTATCCAGAGCAAAGGTAAGGCTAAGGTTGTCACCACCGTAGTCTGCGCCTATGGGATGGAAACTGGGCGGTCCAAAAATCTGCTGTCGTGTAGTAATAATTCTGGTGGGTGGTAGACTGGCGCTTTCACAGAATACACTGAGTCGTTTGGCCACACCATCATGGTTGATCATGTTCTGTGTTCGATATCTGCCGCCAGTGTTTTGTTGGCTTATGGTTTCATTGACAGTATAGTCATATAAACACGGTGGCGCAGTAATAAACACTTCGAAACGATTGGCCTTGGCCATGCCACGACCGCCAACTTCGGCCAGTATGTCGTCAAGTTTATACTTGGCCTTGGGCATCAACACATAGCCCTCGCGTGTGCCGTCGCTATTTACTGGATTTGGGCTGACATTTGAAAAAATTCTGTTGCTGCTTGTTGCCATGGCGGTTCCTTAGATATGTTTTCTGCTGTCTCGCCAGACAGCTTCTTTGCTGGCGCCCTGGAATTTTTCTATGGGCATCATGCTGGCAGCCAGCCACTGATCATGTGGTATGTCCATGAAACGACTCCTGACATGATCGTTTAGGTAATGCTTTACACAGGCGCCTACGCCTGGAAACTTGGATCCTGAATTCAGGATGTTCCAGCTGATCTGAGCACGCATCTTGGGATCAGTATGCTTGTGCGTTACCTCCAGCAGAGCTCCCATGAGTTTGAAGCGCGCACCATAGGGCAGGTAGTGCAGGTTCAGTCCATGGAACCCGCCCTTGACTGTGCTGAAGGGAAACACCAGGGGCATCTGATCCCAGTAGGGTAAGGTGTCCTTGTGCTTGGCATCGTAGTAGAACATATAGAGTCCGCCAGGATAGACTCGACTGCGCATGCCAGCTGACCCGCCCATCATGTTGCTGACGTTGCTGTTCAGACCCCGCAGATTCTTGACCTGTGACTGATACCAGTTCACGCTGCGCTCGATATCCCCAGCACGTACCGTGAGATTTTTAAAGGGATTGTAGTTCGCCATAGCGTTATTTATCTAAATTCAAATCGTTTTCTGTAAGTATCATGAAGCGCCAGCCCCGACTTTCACAGAACTCTGTGGCTGACTTCCATTTGCTCTGGTTGATACCCCAGGTACGAACTTCATCGATGAACCGCGGCGTCATGCGCTTGGGCTTTTCAGGCTGTCGAACAAACTTGGCGGGTTTGATCTCTATGAGATAGCGTTGTTCTTTGCCATCCTGACTGCGTATTTTGACATAGAAATCCACGAAATATCTATGGATTCTCTGGTCCACAGGCGATAAATAAGGTATAATGATCTCTTCGCTACCCCATTCCAACACAGCGGAATTGTTGTCGCACCACTTCATGAACTTTAGTTCCCACAGACTGCGATAAACAACCTGTGTGGGATTGCCAACATATTTGCTGGCATTGATGACGCGATAACGTCCTTTGTAGGTCTGGCGAGTATACATAGAAACTAAAATAACGGAGCAAAACTATTTATGGCTACAGCACCACCAAGCAATGCACAGGGCGGACAGGTCAATGGCATCTACAGTGCCAATCAGGCCAATGCCACCAGATTAAATGCCTCGGGCGGGCAGGTCACAGGAACAGCGGGCGCTATATTTAAATACAACGTCAACAAATACATGTACCCCGAAAATACCAGCGTTGCTCCAGACATGAAACACTATGTTGGGTTCTTCATCAACATACGCGGCAAAAGCAAATACAAGGCCAGCTATACAACTCTGGAAGTCAATCGAGCCGATGAACAATCTCTTCCCACAGACAGACTTGGTACTGCTAGCAACGCAGTTTTAACTGGCGCCGCTGCCTATGTTGGTGCCAAGGTTGGTGCCAGTGCAATCAGTAAATTGACTGGACTGTTTTCTAAAAATGTTCCCAGCGCAGTACGTACCATTGGCACCATAGGCGGCGGCTTCGTTGGTGCTGCCACGGGTGCCATAGCAGCCAATTATTTTGAGCCTGATAAAACTTTTAGAATTTCAGACGCCATCATGCTGGCAGTACAGGAAAGACCCAGTGTAAGCTATGGTGTAAACTATCAACAACAGGACATGGGTAGCCTAGCAGGATTTTTAGCTGGTGGTACGTCGGCCATTGATAGTGGTGCGTTGGATGCCGGTGGTGAAGCTGCCCGAGCAATGTTACTTAATCTTGCTCAAATTCCAGCTGGCGTTACCAATGCCATAGGAGCGTCAGAGATAGATCTTAAAGCCATGGCATCTCTGGGTACTGGTACAGCCATGAATCCATTTCGTGAGCAAATTTTTAAGAATGTGGAACCCAGAACCTTTGACTTTAATTACAAGTTTGTTCCGCGCAGTGGCAAAGAGTCTGAAAAGGTCTGGCAAATTATTCAGGCATTCAAGTTTCACATGCATCCAGAACTATCCACTGGAGGACTGTTCTATGTCTATCCCAGTCAGTTCAACATAGTTTATTATTTCAACGACGTACCCAATCCTACGTTGTTCAATATCAGCACCTGTGTTCTGCAAAACATGACCGTGGACTATGGCGGTCAGCAATTTGGTAGTTTTAGAAGTGGCTATGCTACTGAAATCAACATGAAGCTGAGATTCGTTGAACTAGAAACAATGACCAAAGAACGCATCAACCAAGGATTCTGATATGTACTTCAAATCATTTCCTGTAATACATTATAGTCTGGACGATGGAAAGACCAGTTTTCAGATTGCCGACATTTTTCGGCGTGTACGATCCTTTGACGCAAATCTGCAGACCAGTACCTTCTATGATGACTACGATGTTCTAGACGGCGAAACTCCGGAAATCGTGGCCGATAAATTCTACAATGAAAGTTACTATCATTGGGTTATTTTGCTGACCAACAACATACTGGATCCCAGATTTGATTGGCCATTGGGCAACAAAGAACTGATTGCCTTTGTTAAACGCAAATACAGCATTGCAAACGTCGACGCTGTCAAACACTATATCAATTCCGATGGCGATGTAGTGCACAGCAGCTATGCTGGTTCTAAAACTCCGGTAAGTTATTTTCAGTACGAAGAGGCTATCAATGAAGCCAAGCGTCGCATCAGCGTAATTAAACCTGAATTTTTACCAGTCTTTATTAATAATCTTACTGGATTACTAAATGGCAACTAGTGCAAATTCACCAGAAGGCATACAGACTGCTGGTGATGTCAATGTCGTTGAAGTTGTTATAATCAAAGAGAACAACGAAGAGCTCAGCGTCTTTCAGCTGGTGGGCGAGATCAACATCTTTGAAGACATGTTTAAAAACGGTCTATATGGCAACATTCTGCTGATTGACGCTGGCAACTTTGTTGGCAAGTTCCCCATTGTAGGCAACGAGTACATTCGTCTGCAGATACGCACACCGCAGTTAAATCAGCGTATCTACAAGACCTTCAAAGTCTACAGCATCACCAATCGCATGATGATCAGGGACACCAACACACAGAGCTATATTCTGCACTTCTGCAGCACTGAGTTGTTCATTGACATGCTGGCACCAGTATATTCACATTTCCGTGGTCCAGTATCAGACATAGTAACACAGATCTACAAAGATCGTCTGGCCGTGCCCCGAAACTCGGGCAATGACGAAGATGTTACACCCTTGGTCATTGTTGGCGAAACCGACAACGAAATATCCTTTACCAGTCCAGGCTGGCACGCCACACACTGCATCAACTGGTTGGCGGCTCGTACTCTGCCACGCAACCTCAAGGCTCCGTCGTATTTGTTCTATGAAACTACTCAGGCCTTTTATTTTGCCAATGTCGAAGCCATCATTGATATAGCCGCACAGGACAAGTTAATCTATCGCGAATATAACTATGTTCCCGCCAACCTTACTGGTGATCAAAAACGCGAAGAATATCGCAAAGACGTTGAACGCGATTATAGCAAGGTCGAAGAATTGGAAGTTGTAGAAACCTTCAATGCCTTTAAAAATACGCACAATGGATACTATGCCAATCGTCTGATTACTCTGGACATCTTGTCCAGAAAATATGAAGTCATTGACTATGATCATGTAGCCAGCTACAAAGAATACAAACATCTGGAAGACATCAACGGCGGTGGCCAGGCTCCGTTTTCCGATGTTACTCTGCGCGGTCCCAGCAGTCTGACACAGTTCTATCCCAAGCACGAAAAACTGTTCAATGATCTGGAAACCAATGCCAACAACATTATTGACAAGACTCTGCCACGCCGAGTCAGTACTATCAATGAATTGGGCAATTTTAAAGTTGTCATAACCGTACCAGGTCGCACTGATGCCGAGGTAGGATCAGTGGTGTATCTACACTACCCTGATGCCAGCCCCAGAGATCAGAGCGACACCTCCAAGACCGGTGGCGATCCGTTGTTCAGTGGATTCTATCTGGTAACTGCCATACGGCATAAAATAACCCTACAAAAACACATGATGATCATGGAACTGGTCAAAGACTCATATCGCAAGGAAAAGGTCAATGAACGATAATATTTTTGGACGTGACGGATTTTATTGGTGGATCGGCGTCGTTGAAGATCGCGAAGATCCAGAAAAACTGGGACGTTGCCGTGTGCGCATTTTAGGCTATCACATCGACAACAAAGAAGTTCTGCCCACAGGCGATCTGCCCTGGGCCATACCCATGCAGAGCATCACCAGTGCAGGTGTCAGCGGCAAAGGATCCTCACCAGTTGGGCCCTTAGAAGGCAGCTGGGTAGTTGGATTCTTCCTGGATGGTCGTGACAAACAGCAGCCCATGATCATGGGCACCATGGGTGGATTACCCGACAAGACACGTGCCTGTGGTGCACAGGAAGCCAATCAGTCAAAAGGTGACAACAACGTGCTGCGTGATGGCAGCGGCAACGTGGTCAGCGATGGCAGCGGCAATCCGGTGCGAACCGATCAGAACAATTCAGTTGTAGCCAAGCCTGCACCAACAAATCAAAAGATACAGGAAAATTTAGAAAAAATTGTGCTGGCCTGCAAGCGACAGGGTATAACCAATCATTACTTTGTGGCAGCGGTCATTGGTAATGCTCTCAAAGAAGCCGGTGGAACCACCAAGGCAGAAATCAGTTATCGCGGTACAAAATTTCCTCGCATTCTCGAAGTATTTGGACAACGACGATGCGCAATACTTTCCCCAGAAGAATGGGAACGCGTAAGCCAAAATGACATACAATTTTTTGATTACATGTATGGCGTGACCTGTGCAGACAGATCAAAGCCCGAAGGATTCAAGCACTTTCAGGTTGGCGATGGTTTTAAATATCGTGGACGTGGTTTCATACAATTCACAGGTAAAAGCCTGTACAGCAGACTCAGTAAACTGGCCTATGGTGATGAACGATTTGTCAGCAATCCTGACCTGTTGTTGGACCCAGACAATGCCGCACAAGCTACAGCGGCATTCATGAGACTGTCCATAGATTCTGGTACTGCTCAGAGGTTGACAGGTATAAATTACCCACCGACGAACCAGGCCGATGCCAATGTATTGGTTACCAGCATGGTGGGTGGTGGCGGTGATATTCGCAGATTTAGCTATGGCGTAAAAATTCTGGGCATAGTTAATAGTTTTACACCTCCTTATACTGTGGGTGCCAGCCCCAATGGTACCAGGGTTGCTGAACTTCTGGGTCAGCCTGCGTCACGTCCGCCAGATCAGGCCAAACCCAATACTGCGCAGCCCGATCCTCAGACAACACCGCCTACTGAGACTCTGAACGATCCCAAGCTGGGCAGTCCCGATGCCTTTAAAGATCCCAACAGTGTATATCCTACCTGTGATTATACTGATCGTCCCGACACCAATAAATTGGCCACAGGCGATACCTCGGGCACCATTGTAGAGGCCAAGGAAAGAAATCGTGTTGTAAGTGTCGACACAGCCAATGGTGGTAGCTGGAGTGAACCCAAGCCAGCATTCTGCGGCAAGTATCCCTATAACCATGTCGTGGAAAGCGAAAGCGGTCATGTCATTGAAATGGATGACACACCCGCACACCAGCGTCTGCACATGTATCACCGCACTGGTACCTTTGTGGAAATTGACGAAAACGGAACCTATCATCAGCACGTACAGGGCGACCACTACGGCATCTATGTCCGAAACAATCACGTCTACATCAAAGGCGGCTATGACATTACTGTAGAAAATGCTGCCAAGGTGTTCATACGCGACACACTGGATGTGGAAGTCTGGGGCAACACCACCATCAATGTTAAAAACGATGCAGTACTGAACGTGGCAGGCAATCTTAAGACTCAGGCCAAGAACATCTACATGGAAGCGCAACAGGACTTTCATGTCAAGGCCGGCGGCAGCATGTTTCTGCAGGCCAGCAATAGCATGAACATCAAGTCCGGTGGAAGCATGGCACTGGATGGCAGCATCATTGACTTTAACGATGGCAAATCTGCGTCGGCTGCCGACTCAGGTCTGGAAGTGCTGAGCACAGCCACACCCACGAACAACAAACCCGTAGATCTAGATCGTGTTGAATGTACTCAGGATACAGATGACCGTAGCTCTGGCGATGCCGGCGACGATCCACTAAAGCAGGAAAAAGACGTGGCTGCTGGTAAGAAGACTCAGGAAGAAGTAGACCGTGGTAAAGAGATTGCCCGTGCTGGTTGCAAACGATCTGACACCAAAATTGCCATCATTGTACCACCCACACCCTACAAGATCGGCGAGTTCAATAGCTATCGGGAGTTCCCACTGAGCATACAGCTCAGTGCCAATTATACTCTGGGCGATATTCTGCCATCGCATATTGCCACGGCGACCCAGGCGCGCGCTTTCTTCAAGAGCAGCATACCCACAGCCAATGGATTGACCAAGGCACAGATACTGGACAACCTGCGTGGACTATGTGTCAATGTGCTGGAACCCATCAAGAAGCGTTTCCCACAGATGAGCCTGACCAGTGTGTTCCGCATAGGACCTGGCGAGGCACAGCATGGTGAGGGCCTGGCCGCCGACATGCAGTTTGGTGGCGGAAAAGCCGCACCAAATCTATATGATGCTGCCCTGTGGATTCGCGACAATGTAGCCTATGATCAGCTGCTGCTGGAATATGGAACATTCAGCGGAGTGTTCCAGGGCTGGGTGCATTGCAGTTTCAATCCCAATGGTAATCGTGCAGCATTGCCAGTAAATGGACCCAGAGGATATCCCAAGGTTGCTACCTTCATGGATCATAAGATTGCAACCACGGGCGATGGACAGTTAAAACTCTACTTATGCGATCTGAGCCGACCATGAAAAAATCAGAATTCACAGTAATGGTTAATGGTAAAATAATGACCGTTAACCGTTGGGAAGACATCCCACAAAAAATTGATCATGTGATTAAATTTAATCCCAACATACCCGATCCGCCGCACACCGAAGCACAGCATGAAGAGATTGAAAAGTGGTATCCACGATTTCAAGAACTCATGCGCCGAGAGCGCGGCCAATAAGGAGAACACATGCCTGCTGCAACCCGAGTTGGCGATGCCGACATTGCACATTGTTCGGGAATGACTAGAGCTCAGGGCTCGCCCAATGTGCGTGTCAATGGCAGACCCTGGAGTCGTCAGGGTGACAACAATACAGCACATCTGTTGCCTGGGTCGCCCTGCCCTGGTCATGCTGCACCCATAACTGCAGGATCCAGTACTGTGCGGGTCAATGGCAAGGGCGCAGGTCGAGTAGGCGATGCCATAACAGCCTGCACTGCCGTGGCAGAAGGTTCAACCAATGTGTTCTGCGGAGGATAAATAATAAAATGGCCAGAAAATCCCGAAGCTATACCGACCTAGATGCAGCGTTTTCGCTGACTCCACGTACACGTGACGTCGCCACCAAGAGTGACGACAATGCCATACGCGGAGCCTTGCGCAATCTAATACATACCCGACACTATGAGCGACCCTTTGCCCCAGAGTTAGGATGTCAGATTCACAATTTGTTGTTTGAGCCCAACGATGCGCTAAGTCTTACCATAGCTGAACGAGCTATACGCGATGCCATAACCAAATTTGAACCACGCGTGGAACTGACCTTTGTTCAAGTTACTGCCACCGATGCCAATGAAATGTTTGTGCAGATAGAATATCGCATACGCAACACCAATGAGCCCGGTGTGTTTACAACCTCATTTACCAGAGTACGATAATGGCCAACATCAGAGTAACCGAACTAGATTTTGATACCATCAAGGAGAATCTAAAAGATTATCTGAGATCTCAGAGCGCCTTTACTGACTATGATTTTGATGCCAGTAACCTCAGCGTTCTGGTAGATCTGCTGGCCTACAACACGCACTACAATGCTGTGTTGGCCAACATGGTGGGCAACGAGATATTCATTGATACAGCCTTGAAACGTGCCAGTGTTGTAAGCCTGGCCAAACAGCTAAGCTACACACCCAGATCTGCACGCAGTGCCGAAGCCTTGGTGAATATTACACTGCAAAATGTACCCAATACGCCGTCGTTTGTAACCTTGGATCGATACAAACTATTCAACACAGTGGTTGACTCTGTTACCCTGCCCTTTTATACCATAGAATCCTATGTGGCTACACCAGTGGACGGTGTCTATACCTTTGAGAATGTAAAATTATATCAGGGTCGAGCTTTGGAGTATTACTACACCGTGGGTGCCACCAGCTCTCCGGCCAACAAGTATGTGATCCCCAATCAGAATGTAGACACCCGCAGCATACAGGTTGCTGTGCAATACTCTGGCACCAGCAGTTTCAGTCAGACATTTACTGCGGCTGACAACATTGTCAACATTACTGCAACCACCAATGTATTCTTCCTGGAAGAAAATACCGAAGGATTCTATCAGATTTATTTTGGTGATGATGTCATTGGTAAAAATCTCAGCGCCAGCGACGTTGTTAAAATTTCTTATCTGGTCAGCGACGGTGCAGTGGGCAACGTTCCTGGTAATCTGTCGTTGAGTTGGAACACGTCGACCATAGGCGGAGAAAGTTCAGGCGATCGCAGCGTTGCCACTGTCAGCAAACCCGTGGGTGGACTGGATCGAGAAAGCATCGACGACATACGATTCAATGCACTGAGTTCCTATACATCACAGAATCGTGCTGTGACAGAACAAGACTATGCCAATCTGATACTCAGAGAACTGCCAGCGGCACGCAGTGTCAATGTCTGGGGCGGCGAGCGCAACAGTCCGCCAGAATATGGTATCGTCTACATCAGCATTGCACCTAAAACTGGCTATGTACTGACCACCGACGAAAAGAACAGAATTATTCGAGACATACTGCAGCCGCATAGTCTGGTTACCATGCGACATGCTTTTGTTGATCCCAGCTATACCTACATTGGATTTTTAATTACTGCACGCTACAGCACAGCCCGAACCAATCGCAGTGCTCAGCAGATCAGCGTGTTGATCAACAACAAGATTAATAGTTTTATTGAAGCCAATCTGCGACGTTTTAATCAGGTCTACTATGAATCACAGCTGCATGAACAGCTCATGGATGTTGACGATAGTCTGCTCAGCATCAACATCATTAAACGTCTGCAGAAACGCATCACGCCCAACATTGGCACCGACGTATTTACTGGGCCAGTGCTGTTTCCTGTGAGGATCAATCCAGGAACAGTACGCAGCACCAGATTTGTAACCACCAAAGAAGCCGTGTCTTATACCGTGGAAATTCATGATCAGCCCAATGAGATGCCGCCCAATCCTCTGGGCACTGGAGTTCTGCAATTGATTGACATGTCCAACGGTGCTGTGATAGAACAAAACATTGGCACAGTTAACTATGCCACGGGTGCCATGAACATCAATACCCTGCAGATAGTGGGCTATGTTGGACAAGTCTCCAGCGTGAGAATAAATATTGAGCAACAAGAAACCGACGATGACATTCGTCCTACCTACAATGAAATTTTGCTGCTGGACGATTCAACCAATGATTCAGTGGCTGCCTTGGATAATGGTATTAGAATCAATACCATAGGAACTAATACATGAGCCTAGATAAAAAAGTTTCTGATCTGCTGCCAGCGCAGATTCCTGACTATGTTCAGGAATTTTATCCGTTGTTTGTTGTGTTCGTCACCAAATATTTTGAGTGGCTGGAACAAGAAGGCAATCCGCAGAGCATAATTCAAAATGTTCAACTCAACGTTGACATCGACACCACGGCCAGCAGTCTGGCCACGAAGTTTATGTCAATCTATGCTCCCAATCTGCCACAGACCTCGGCACTGGATCGCACCATATTGGTCAAACATTTTCGCGATTTTTATCGTAGTCGAGGCAGCGAAGAAAGTTTTAAATTCTTCTTCCGCGCATTCTTTGACGATGAAATCACCATAAAATTACCAGGCGAGCAGCTTTTTAGACCGTCCGATGCTGACTGGTATGTTGAAAAGAAACTGCGTGTCAATGCCGTCACTGGCAACCCCAGACAATTGACTGCAGTTGAAATCACAGGCAACAGCAGCAATGCCACGGCCATTGTCGAAGAAGTTGTCAACACCTATGGCGCCTGGGATCTGCGTCTGCAGAATCGAAGTCTGATCGGAACCTTTAACAGTTCAGAAACCATTACTGGCGTATACTATGATCATGCCAACAATGTCAGCAGCACTATAACAGTACTTAACACCAACGAGTTAGAAACACTGCCGGGTCGTCAGCGTGGCAGTGCCAGTCTGCTGAGTTCAGATCAGGTCATACAGGACAGCATCTACTGGCAAAAGTTTAGCTATGTGATACGTACGCGCACCGATCTGAGTCGCTGGCAGGATGCCGTGCTGGAACAACTACACCCCACGGGCAGAAATCTTTTTGGTGAAATTTTGCTGGACAATTCAACCAGCATGGCTGTGAGTTCTACTACACAGTTTTCGCAGTCCAATCAGATCGTCAGCGAGGTACGACTATTTACTTCGTCCAATAGTTTTTATCTGGTGCCTGGTGTTACCTGGGACCGTCTGGCCAATTTCAGAACCGGTACCAGCGCCACTACATCGGCCGGTGCTGTGGTTTTTGATCCAGCCTTTAGCTATGGCGGCGAAAATGTTACCTTTGCTCTGCAGGGTGCCATTGACGGCGCCACAGTCTTTCAGGAATCATTTGCCTTTACCAGCATCACTGGAACTGTTGATGTGCCTGTGACCACAGGACAGACTTTGAGATACAGCATACCAGGCGTTGGATTGTTCTATCGCGATTTTGTTCGTTATAGCGCACCCGTGACCAGCATCACTGGCACCATCAATGCAGTGCAGCAGGCCGGCGGCGATGAAATTACCTTTACTGGTACAGGCACGCAGTTTTCTTCGGAACTGATACCTTCGAGTCTACAGACCTGGTGGAGATTTTCTGGACGCAATATTGCACAGACTGCAGAATATAATTTCTATCCTGCGGTGCTGACCATACAAGAACTTCCTGTGACAGGAACTGTGACCATAGCTGCACAGACTCCTGTTGCCCCAGACTACTTTATCTATGTAAGCGGAGTCAATACACGTTTTCGCCGAGATCTGCTGATTACCAATGTCAACACCAGCGCTGGCATTACAGCTGAAACCACGATACCTGCCATTGAAGACGGTCAACCCGAGCCCCGAATCTATCTGGACAATCTGGCACTTGCTGGCGATCTTACCTTTACCTCGGGCAGCACCAGTGTTGTTGGCATCAACAGTTTTTTACTCAGTGAAATCTATCCCGTTTCTGCTAGTTTGACAGTTACCAAGCCCTTGTTTGGTCGTTGGTCACAGGTTACCAGCATACCAGCAGTTCTGGAAAGCTGGGAATTTCAGACCAGTCTATCTCTGGGCACTACAATTTCGGGAACAACGCTGTCCTTTACGCTGACCACCAGCAACTATTCGGCCATCAGTACCACTGCATTTGGAACTGATCGCAGCACACGCTACGACATACCCTTGCCGTTTCCTGTGCAGATACTGAATACATCGACCACCAAGCTCTATGTTCATGCCAGTGGATTCGTAGCCAGCGACACCAGCGTTCCATCGAGTTTCCTCGGAGTTTTTAGGCCTTTCCATACTGGACCCTTCATAGGCGTTTTTCCATCGGTGGAAAACAGACTGGATTCTGTGCATCATGGAGTTTCTGGTACTGCGCCCAACCGTTACTACACCATACACTACAATGGACGCAAGGGTCGAGCCGGTACGGGGGCAACAATTGCTTTTGGTTTTGTTGCTCAGACTACCCAGACTATTCGAGGCGCTGCTGCACTGGGCACTGCACTGACCACACCCACCAGTGGAACACTGATCAATGGTTATTTTAGTGTGACTTTACCCTGGACTATCTGGGTTGGTAGGACAGTAGTTACATCGATTCATGTCTCAAATCGTGCATATATAGTATTCAATACGCCACGTGATACCGATGGACTTACCAGTTTTGCCGGTCAGGAGGGTTTAGGCCTCTATGATCCTGGCTATTTATATCCAGGGTTTTTCGATTATAATTATTCCACTCAAGAATACAACGATGTAACTTCGGTGCAGCGTATATACTCGGCCACCGTGGGTACTGCACCCAATCGAAGTCACATTGTAAGATTCGAAGGCGACTGGCAGACCAGCACTGTTACTGCAGGCAATTCAAAGTATATCTTTGAACTGGAATTCAAAGAGTCAGATCTGAGCAGTATAACCGTACATTTTGGTCATCCTGCTCAGAATCCAGCGACATTCTATAACGTCTATGGGTTTTCCTATGAACGGCTCACCTACGGCAATTATTTTGGTTTACTTGTGTCTTCTGAAAATCAAGACGGAGTAAGCTATACCCGCAGTTATAATACTACTTATAATATTCCACCCAACGTCTATGATCAGAATTCTGGTTACTATGTTCCTGTGACTGCAGGACTAGTTACAGCTAATTTTTCTAACCCCGAACTACGTGTATATCCATTTTTTACACAGGCTTATATTACTCAACCATCAAATCAAAAATGGGAAGTAAGCTTTCCTGAAAACAGTGCCAGTCCTGTTATATTCAGAGGTGGTGATGTATCCACAGACAATGGCAATCCAGGCGCGGCGTATGCCAGATATAACTATGCTACTGGTACCTACAATACCAGCAACCCAGTTTGGGCTACTAGCCTGGAATGGTCTGAATTCTATCCTCCGGATGTTAGCGGTATATCAACCCGCACGGGTCTGGCTACACTGATTTTTTCCGATGGGCGGATTGCGTTCAACGACTCATCTACCCTGCGTGTAAATTTTTCTAGAATTCCAAGCAGTGTGGCGATAACCACCAGCATACCTGGTACCAGTAACTCCAGACTACTGCTGCGTTCCTGGAACGCCATCCAAGGAGATATTTTCAATCCGACCACATCATACACAGCAAGAGCGTTTTACTACAACATTGGCAATAACGCCAGACTTGTTATTGATAATACATTCTTTCTTAGCTATGTTGTCTTTGATACCAACCTTATTGGCACCAGCACTGGCGTGATTGCTCGCTATCCTCAGGATGGTTACAATGCTACCAGTTTGAATCGCAACCCCAATCCAACACTGGACATAAGAAAAACCAGTACTCGTTATGGTACTATTAGCAGCGGTTGGTTCGGCAATTATGATAATCGAACAACCGCATTTGGCATTCTGTTCAGCTATGGCAGCAGTGCCACGGTGCACAGCAGATTTTTACAGACCGTGCCAGTGTATGGCAGAACACATAGGCTGAATGTAAGCGGATTCGCTGGATCCAGCGGTGTTGGCACAAGCAGTTACTACAACAATGAGCTGGCACCAGTGTTTACTGGCCAGGACTTGGAAGCCTGGTACAGCACCAATCCCAATCCTCAGCCACCTACTGCAGGTCAGACTCCCAGTGCACTGGGCTGGACTCGCTGGGGCGCATTGGTGACCCCAACCAATGCAACGTTTCCGCATGGCATGACCAGTAACTATGGCAATGCATTTGAAATCACGGCAAACATAACAACTACAGAAAATACATCGGTGACCTGGTTGATCTGGCAAAAAAGTTTTACTACTCAGACCAGCAATGCAGCTCAGCGACTCAGTGAGTATCTGATTAACTTTATAAACGTTGTAGCAATACCCACGGAAACCCGGTCCAATAATCGCAACGTTTTGTCCAGCGGCAGTGTTGTGCGAGTGCCAGTGCGCAGTACTCAGGCCGGAGCCACGGTGCTGGAAGACTACTACGTGGACGAAGATCCACGACGTCGAACAATATTTGGAGATCAGTATTTGGTTCTCAGACCCGTGGGTACGGTTACATCGGTGCCCTATCAGGCCAGCATCAACAGCTATAGCACTGGTGGCACCACCAGCTATGGTCTGTATGATGTATCATTGAGCAATGTTCAATTAAATTTTGTCGAGACAAGAACCGTTAATAGTGTGATTAATCAGACTACCCTGACTGTCACTGCGGCCTGGAGCAGCACCAGCAATCGTGTCTGGGGCGGCGGAGCTGGCTCTGGAGTATCTCGACGCGCACTTGCCATTGAATCTGTGCCGAGTGACACCAGCCTGGTGTTGCGCAACGTTGTTGGTGCTAGCCGATTCAATGCACCAATTACAATATCCACCACTGTAGCTGGTCTGCAGGCAGATCGCAGATTCACCATTGTGTCTGTAAACAACGACAACGACGTTCAGGTCAGCGGAGGCGGCATCTATGCCAACATTACTGGCAAGACAGCCACATTTGCCACACCGCGCACTACTACCATTGACGGCCAGACTGGTTATCTGATCTATGGTGCAGACGACAACATTGTCAACACATCATTGAATACACGCTGGGCCACCGATGGGTTGCCAGGCACAGACGATCAGGGCAATGGCTATGGCACTCGACTAGACGATCTTACCGTTGTATTGGATACATTGGATGAAAATAACGAGATTGTAGAGACCAGCAGTTTTACTGTGCTGCGTATTTTCAGTGATTCATCTATACTGGTGACTGGTTCGGCAATTACTGGCAATTTCTTCAATGTTCCCATGGCCTGTATATTCCCAGCCAACTGCAGTCAGCTCACCATAGTAGGAACTGGCACGCAGTTCATTGCAACCTCGGTTACGGTTAGCGAAGCCACAAAGGTCTTCGAAGAAGTCACAGAATTTGATTTCAGTGATCGACGCACTGGCTATCTGGATGTCAGCGGGCAACTGCTGCGTGTAATCAGCATTGTTGATAACAATACCCTGATAGTCAGCAGCCTGGCCATACGAGCAGCTCTGCTGAGTTCCACAGCAACAAGTTTCCGCAGAATTCGAGGATTCGAGCCACCACGAGCACTGGGACGTCCTGGTGGAGCCAGCTTTGACAAGGCCGGTGCCACCATCAGCAACGATGAAAGCCTGATAGTACAGGATGCCAATGTAGATTATACTCAGATCAGAGAACTGTATCACACTACATCGAATCTGACGCTGGGCACCAGCACCACGCTGCTCAGCACCAGCATCAGCGTCGCAGCGGGCAGCAGTGTACTGCTGCTGGTAACCTGGACCAAGGATCTGGCCGACAGCGCCGACGAAGTTCTGAACCAGCTGACCATTGCAGTTTCGTCGACAGGAACCTTTGTAGTTGGATTCGACGATGAAGTACAAAGAAATCACAAGGACATTGCACAGGGCCGAACCCAGCTATATCGTGGATCAGTATATCTGAACAGCAGCAACAGCATCAGCAGCAACACAGTATCACATGGTGATGTCACCAGCACTGCCAGCTGGATCTGGGTTCCCTACAACGTCAAACGGTCTGGAACCTTCAGCAGATTTACCCTGCTGATCAGCAGCAGTCAGTCCACCAGCATCAGCATTGACATAGGCACAGGACTGACTGGTAGTTGGCAGAGTCTGGCATCAGACTTTTTAAATATCAGTGTCATAGGCACCAGTTAAACCGATAAATAAACTAGTACAATTCAAGGATTCAACATGGCCATAGTAACCAGCAAATTTCGCGTAGCCGCTGCCAGCGGTTTCGCCACCAGATTTGCCATAGACAGCATCTACATGATGCTGGCACGCCCGCAGAGCTGGAATAATACACTGAGCGCAAACTTCACAGCTCAGAGCGGACAAGTCACCAGCGATGTGCAGCCTCCGACGCCCACAGACAACTACATCAATGAACACAATCTATGGCGCGATGCCATGGCAGCAGTGCGGGTAACCGCCGGCGATGTTCGACTCTGCACAGCCAGAAACAACTGGATCAGTGGCACGCGCTATGACATGTATCGGCATGACATCAGCACAGCCCAATCAACTGCCACGGGTAAATTCAATCTAAGCGAAAGCAACATGATTGTCTATGTTACCAGCAACAGTTCGGTCTACAAGTGTCTGTACAATGGTGCCAATGCCACCTTTACCACAGGCGTTCTCAGCACCGTTGCGCCAACGTCGACCAGCTTTGCACCCCAGACCACGGCCGATGGCTATATCTGGAAATACATGTACACCATTACTGCAGGCGACGCAGACTTTGTTACAGCCAACTACATACCAGTGCCCAGCACTGTTAGTTCGGTCAGCAATCGACTGGGTCTGGATGTCATACTGGTCACCGGGGGTGGTAGCTACAGCAGCAATCCAACCGTGGTCATCTATGGCGATGGGTCTGGTGCCCAGGCTGTGGCAGTGACCAGTGCTGGTGCCATTGCAGGTGTCACCATACTGGATCCAGGATCGGGTTATACCTGGGCCAAGATTCAATTCAGCGCAGCGTCAGTGGTGTCTCAGGCCAGTGCCGTAGCCATTATTGCACCCACCGGTGGCCATGCCAGCAACCTAGTTTCAGAATGCAATGCGCACAATGTCATGATTGTTGGCAGTGTACAGGCCTATCAGGGCGAAGACGTTCCAGTAAATCAGGATTTCCGCACCGTGGCTCTGATTAAAAATCCTCTGGTGTATCAGACATTGTCAGCCGCCTATACCACCACCACAGTTGCCGTGGCAGATACTGTGCGTGTTGCACGAACCCTGGTCATGACCAGCACTGCTACTACAGCGCCCACCAACGACATCTTGCTAAGCAACACCGCGGGTGCGTCAGTGCTGGCAGTATTCCAAAGCGCCAGCACCACCAGACTGCAGTTTATTCAGCCCGTGGCCAGCGATACCAGCGTTGTTTCTGCAACAGAACTGAGTCGCATTGATACATCAAATACTCTGCGTCTAAAACAAATCGCTGCTGGTGACGTCATTGCTGGCACAGGCTACAGCGAAGCAGTCAGCAGCATTACCAGTGTTGCACCTGAGCTGCAGCACTACAGCGGTGAATTATTGTATCTGGATTATCGTGCTCCGGTTACACGCAATTTGAATCAAAACGAGAAAATAAATATTGTAGTTAATTTCTAAGACTCAAAGGTAAAAAATGAATTTCAATCAGGCACCGTATTTTGACGACTTTGACGAGGACAAACAGTACTACAAGGTGCTGTTCAAGCCCGGTGTAGCTGTTCAGACTCGTGAGCTTAACCAGCTGCAGACCATACTGCAGAATCAGGTCACCAAATTTGGTAATCACGTATTCAAAGATGGCAGCATGGTCATCCCTGGTCAGGTCAACTACAATGACAAAGTAAGTTTTGTCAAGCTGGCCAGCACCAACCTGCTGGGTGAGGATCTGACCTGGTTGGAAGATCAGGTCATTACCAACAGTACTGGCGACAGCGGAGTCGAAGCCACGGTGCTCAAGGCCGTCGCTGCCACGGCCACGGGCGATCCCATTACACTGGTTATTCTCTACACACGCGGCAATCAGGACGACTTTGGCAACAACGAAAAAACATTTGCTGCCAATGCTACACTGTATGTCAAGGGCAACAACAACTATACCATGACAGTGCAGGGCGGCGATAATGTCACTGGACGCAGCGCCATAGCAGCACAGCAGGCCGGTGTGTACTATCTGGGCGGCTATTTTGTCACAGTGCCCAAGACTGTGGTGGTTGTAGAAAAATACGTCAGTGCCATAGCCAACATCAATTGCCGAATTGGTATTCAGTATACCGAATCAATTGCCACCTATCAGGAAGATATTAGTCTGCTGGATAATGCTGCAGGTACCAGCAACGTTGCTGCACCGGGTGCAGATCGCTATAAAATTAGCACAGATTTTATCAAGCTTGGATTAGAAGAAGCCGCTGAAAACTTCTTTGAACTTATTCGCATCGAAAGCGGCGAAGTGCAGCAGCTCATCAATGGATCGCAATACAATATTCTGGAAGAAGCTCTGGCCGAACGAACCTTCGATGAAAGCGGTAACTATGTAGTTCGTAACTTTGACTTTGACATACGTGAAAGCCGCAGCAACAATCGCGGCACCTGGCTGGCCAACACTGAGTATCAGGTAGGTGATTATGTTCGCGTTAACGCATCCACCACACGTTATTTTGTCTGCATTCAGTCCGGCATCTCGGGCAACGGTACCGAACCCACAGAGTTTGCCACCTACAATGAAACTCAGAGTTTAAGCGATGGTTCGGTGCGCTGGCGTTACATTGCTCGCCCCGCGGGCAACCAGGGCTACTACGACGTCGGCACCAGTGTAACCACGCTGGGCAACAGCAGTCAGCTGGTGCTGACCTTTGGTGCAGGACGTGCCTATATTCAGGGTTTCAAGATTGATAAACTCAACAGCACAGCGTTGCGTATCGACAAATCACGCGACACACGCGCTGAAAATAATCGGGCCATTGCCACCAACATTGGCAACTATGCCTACTTTGACCCACAACAGACTCTGGGTCTGCCCAATGTCAGCGCCGGTCCCATTGTAGAATTCTATGATCGCATCATTGGCGACACTACTATACCCATTGGCTACGGCAACAAGGTGGGTACTGGACGCATCATCTACATCGATGGTGGCACGCAGGGTGCATTGAAGATTGGTTTCAGCGACATTGTAATGAACAGCAACAAGAGTTTCGAGCGTGACGTCAACCTGGTTCTGGTGCCTGATCCTGCAGGTTCGGTGCTAACCAAAAGCTACGAACATACTGGCGGTATGCGCTATGTTGGTCCTGACAGCGGTGGCAGCAGCTATGTTCAGCTCAGCGGTGCTGTACAGTTCATTCCCAATCTAAGTCCAAGTCTTGACCCCGAAAATCTGCTCAATGGCTTTGGCAATCCTGGTACAACTCTGTACTTTGGTCAGGGTGGCAATCGCAACGCACTATGGCAAAGTTTTGGCAACAGCAGCACAACTGGTCTGGCCTATGTTGGCTATGGAAATTTTTATTCAGGCATTGGTGCATATTATCAGGCCAGCACAGGCGCAACTTCGCGTACCTATGCCAGCTCTAATCTCACAGTACGCGGTGTAAACACAGCGTTCACCAGAGAGTTACTGGTTGGCGAAACCATTACCATTGCCAGCAGCAGCAACGCTGTAACAAGTAGCTGGACAGTTTCACGCATCCTCAGCAATACTGCACTGACTGTAATTGGTGGCCCAGTGTTCAATCGCTATGTTTCCACAGGTTGGAGTACCTATGTGGGCAGCACCACAGGTGTACTGCGCTCACTGAACACAACAGGTTTGCTGACCAACCGAGCTCTGAGTGGTCTTACCATTGGCGCAGGTACTGTCAGCAATAACTCGGTTTATTTCAATGTTACTGCTCCAACTGGGGCCGCTGGCTGGGGTGGTTTTAGCTCGCAGCTCAGCATTGGCAGCGTTGTTGCCTTCTGCGATGCACTCACAGGTATTCCCTGGAGCGCAGCTGGCAACACCAACCTGGCAGGTACTTTTGGTGGTGCTCCGTATTTCAGAGAAACCGATCCACATCCACCCGAGGGCGGATATAATTACCGTGACGCTTCTCAGTTCCAAAACCTGCGTATTCAACCATTTAGATATCAATCAGCCAATGGTGGCTATGCCGAAGCAGGCAATCTAAGTTCCTACATGGTGGTAGCCTGGGGTGTTGATGGTCAGGGTCTTACATTGGTAGGCGGTAATATACCAGTAATTAGTGCAGGTTCGGGTATAGTGGTTCTGTTGCGTGGCACTGGCGCCAATCCTGTACCACAGGCAGGCGGCACACCGGCCGATGCATCGACCAGCGCCTATGTGCGTGTAAATCAGGGTACGGTGTTTGGCATTGGCACTGGCACGTCCACCAGATTCCAGACCGAGACTCTGGACAACCAGGTCATCTATCTGGGTACAGCCAACCAAAGCTATGCCACCAGACAGCGTCGAGCCATCAATGAAAATCGCATGAATGTGGAGTTTGCCACTACTAGCCTGACTGCCTATACCAGCCTGTCATTGATCAATGCCAGCACCAGTGTTACCATTTCATCGCCCTATGGTACCTGGTATACTGGTGTGGCTGCCAGCTTTGCCACCGAGGTGTTTGACAGTTTTGCTCTGGGCATCAATGCACGTCGTCTGTCAGGCCAGTATCAGTTGCTGGACTACAATGGCAGTACTGGCACAGCCGCAGTACACACCGCACTGCGCATTGTTGGTGACAGCACTGCTAAATTTACCCAGGAACTGCGTGAAAACGATCTGGTTAAAATCAACGACAAACGCATCTTCATTACACACATTAGCAGCAACAGTGTAGCGTTCGGTATCAGCATGGATGAAAGCATTACTGGCACCACTGCACAGTTCCCCTTGCTAAAAATTACCAATGGTTTCTATGAAACCGAGAACAATAGTCTGCTGTTCAAGGTTGCCGATGCTCTGAACAACATGACAGACAACAGTTACTATGTCTATCAAACTCAGCAGGTCGATGGTGTTATTAGCCAGACCGGCGTAACCATTACCCTGGCAGGTGCCAGCGGTACACTGAACACAGAACAGCTGGCCAGCCTGCAGCCCAGTTCCTTCATAGTAGCCGAAGACGCTGTTGGTAATCTGCAGCGACCAGCTACTGTAATCGATGTTGTACCTGGCAACAGCGACGTTGAATATCAGCTGATTGTGGATCAGCCCTTCCAGAGCGATCGAGTTCGTGTAATCTATCCTGTGCTGCGTACTGCGGTCAGTGCATCGGTGCTGGGCGGCGTTAAATCCAAGACTCTGACCTTCGATGCCACAGACACCTATCTGGGTAGTTCAGAAGCTACTCTGAGTGTCCTGACTCTGAGCAATTCAGACATCTATCGTGTGAACAAAATACTGATGTCTACTAGCTTTGTAACCACCTGGACCGAAGCAGTGCAGGCCTCGGCGCTGGATGTAACTGCCAAGTATACCCTGGATGACGGTCAGCGTCCCAACATGTATGATCTAGGAAAATTAAGAATTCTTCCTGGCCAGGCCGTGCCCATTGGCAGCATCAAGGTCTGGTACGACTATTTTGAACATGGTCTGGGAGACTTCTTCTCAGCACAAAGTTATAACCGTCTGCAGGTTCCCTATGAGCAGACACCAGACTATCGCGGACTTAGCCTCAATGACTTCCTGGACTTCCGTGCCAGAATTGACGGCGATAGCAATCTGCTGATAGGCAACAATCCTCCGCGGTTTGACAGCAACTTCCAGACTGACCTAAGCTACTATCTGGGTCGCAAAGAAGTCATCATGCTGGATCGCCGAGCACGTTTCTACAACATTCCATCGGCACCGTCTACATCGCCACGTGATCCAGAAATTGCTCAGGACAGCACCAGTCTGCACATGTATTCGCTGACGCTGGAACCCTATACACGTGGCAGTGAAGCACCTTTCGTGACACAGAGCCGAAAAGAATATCGTCGCTACACCATGGCCGACATCGGTGGCATGGACAAACGTATTACTGCTCTGGAAGAAATTGGGTCGCTGAGTCTGCTGGAAACCAATACCAAGAACCTGCAGATTCGTGACAATGCCGATCCTACTCTGGAACGCTACAAGACTGGTTTCTTTGTTGATAATTTTGTAGACAACAGCGGTTGTGAACTTGAAAGCGATTCAAATTTCAGCAATGAAACTGTTTCCAAGACACTGAATCCTGCTGTGGCTCTGCGCGATTTTGATCTTGTAGAAAAGATTAACTTCAGTGGTGCCGTGGTCAGCGGCTTGGAACAGGATCCAGTGATTGCTGCGCGTGCCCTGGACAATTATAGAATCACAGGCGACGCCATTACGCTGAATTATACTACCAGCGTGATTCTGCAGCAGACCATGGCCACTACATCGATCAGTGTGGCGCCGTTCCTGGACGCCAACTTCCTGGGCAAACTGACTCTGTCACCAGACAGTGACATCTGGGAATCAACAACAACCATTGACAAAACTGTGGCGACTGCAGACAGTCAGAACTTTACACAGGCCGATGTCAATGCTGCAGTAGCCAGACTACGAGCCACTGGAGAACGACGTCCTATACAGGTAGAAGTACGAAGTATCCCATTGGTATTGAATCAGGAAGTTTCTTCCCGAGTCAATCCATTCTGCCGCGCCAACACCATATTGATGGTGGCGCGTGGTTTGCTGCCCAACACCAAACACTATGTGTATTTTGACGATGAGTTTGTGGGAGACTACGTACAGGGTGCCATGCGATTCACCTTTGACTCTGTACCCAATCTGAACTTCACAGTGCCCTTGGCAGACCGTAACCAGTGGGCCAAGTGGCGTACACTGTATGAGAGTCGCTTTGTCAATGAGCCCTGGAAGATTATCTACGTCAGACAAAGAAACGGCAAAGGCAAGGGCAGTAGTCTGGTCGCTCAACAGCTGTATCAGTATGTTCGTAGAACCATTGTGCCCAAGCAGGAAGAGCTGCGTCTGCCACAGTCTGCTCGCGGCGCGGCCTATCGCAAGGCCTTTGAAACTGGTAGATCAATTTATCATTATGCCAGTGGTGCCTATCAGGGCAGCGGTGTAGCTGTATATCAGAAGAACACTACATTGTACTGTGTAAACTGCCATGGCACCATGAGTCGCGGATTCATGTTGGGCAGACCCTTGGTCAACAATGATCGTAGCTATGCCTATCCTGGCGTATTCTACGTGGCAGTGGACCAGAACGATCCCAAGAATCTGGCCAGCACATCGTTCTTGTCGCAAATGCAGACCAGCGACGATCAGGGCAACCTGTACAGTGACGCCGACGGTGTTATCTGCGCTACCTTTGATTTGCCCAACAGCGATCTGGTGAAGTTCTTGTCTGGTGAGAAGAAGATCATCATTACAGACAGTCCAGAAAACGATCCCGATGAATGGAATAGTCGTGCTGATGCTACCTATACTACACGTGGTATTGAGATAACCATCCAGAGAACCTATACCACACAACGTAGCTTTAGTGTGCGTCCCTATGACCCCATTGCACAAAGCTTCAAGTTACCAGATCAGTTCACCAACGGTGCATTCATTACTGACATTGATGTGTTCTTCCATTCAAAACCCACCAATGAAACTGCACCAGTAACCATGGAGATGCGTCCCTGCGATGCAACTGGACGTCCCGACGGTTCTGGTGAGCTCATACCTGGATCAGAAATAATTAAATTCCCCAGTGAGATTCTTGTTGATGCCACCACAGGCAGAACACCAACCAAGTTTACCTTTAGGAATCCTATTTACCTGTTGCCCAACAAGAACTATGCGTTCATCTTGAGATCAGATACGTCAAAGTATCGGGTATGGACAGCCACACTGGGTCAGGCCGATCTCAGCACATCACCGACCAGAACTTATAACCGTCAGGCAACGCTGGGCAGCTTCTTTAAATCACAGGATGGAACTCTGTGGACCGAGGACCAGCTCACTGACATGAAGTTTGTCATGAACCGCGCAGTATTCAACTTCAACAACACTGGTGTTGTTAAGGTGGTGAACAAGGTATTGCCAGGCGAACCTCTGTCCGATGATCCCATGATGTTTGTGCATGGCAGCAACAAGATCCGCATTCGTCAGCTTAATCATGGTCATGCTCCAGGCGATAAAGTGCGACTGGCCAGCAAGTACTGGTATCAGCAGTATTCAGCCAACAGTTCCATTACAATGAATGGCATACCTGTAGGAGAAATTTTTGGTACCGATGTCAGCACTCAGGACATTGTTCTGGAAACCGATACTCCGCTGACAGTCAGTGTCAATGACACCATTGGCCATGATTACTATGTTGTGCAGGTAACTACTCCAGCCAATCTGGGACCGCAGGCCACCACTGGTGTGAGTGCAGTTATGGGAGGCGGCAGCGATGTAATAGCCACCTATAACCAGCTATATCATGTCGCCACACCGGCCAGCAAGGTGCTGAATTTCCAGGAAACAAGTCTGACCTTCGAAGCAGATCAGACCGGAGGCTTTACCTATGACAGCAGCCTGCCTGGAAATTCAGGTCAGGTTTATACACGCACCAGTCAGAAGTTGGACTTCAGTACTACTAACTTCATGAACGACCCCAAGATTGTGTTGAGCCAGCCCAATGAATATGCTCGTGCTGCCGGTGCCACCATTGGCGGTGGTACAGGTGCCACAACCTGGAAAGAAAGTTTTGTTGGTACATTTACTCTGACCAGCAACAACGATGCGATCAGTCCATTGATTGATCTCAGCAACCTCAGTGTTCGTACCTGGCAGTGGCGCATTGATTCGCCCACACGTGCCAATCGCATGCCAACCATATTGCCAGCCATTGGTACACCGTTCACTGGTTCAACACAGTTTGTGGACTATGAAGAAATTGTTCTCAATGACACAACCATATCCTTTGATGGTGTCAATGAAGCCATTGTGTCTACAACACAAGAGTTGTTTAACAATGTTGCACCCGGAACCTTTATTATAGTGTCGGGCAGCAGCATAGCAGGCAACAACAGCACCAGCACTGGTGTGCGTGTCAAAGACGTCAGTGAAGATGGATCCACAATCTTTGTGGATGCCAACTTGACCAGCATTGGCGCAGGTGACAGCATTGACATCTACACTGTGCGTGAATTTGTCGATGAGCGTTCCTTTGGTGGTGCAACGGCGATCAGCAAATATATTACCAAGAAAATCAATCTGGAGAACCCAGCAACCAGCATCAAGATGCTGCTGGATGCCAACATACCCAGTGCAGCTGACATCGATGTATATTATAAGATTGGTTCGCCCGGTGAAGAATTTAAGAACAAGCCCTGGGTTGAATTCACTCCGTTGCCAAACTTCAACAAAGAAGAACAACGTGGTGTCTACAGTGAGATACAGATCGATATCACTGACTTTGATGTCGGAGGTAATCCTCGCGATTTGCCGCCCTTTACTTCGTTCCAGGTCAAGATTGTGCTGAAGACCACCAATGGAGCGCGTTATCCTTCATTCCGTAGTTTGAGGATCATTGCCCATGCATAATAATGAAACACAACGAATTGCTGGTTACGAGGAACTGCGCCGCACTCGCGGCGGCGCAGTCATCGATGTCGATGCCGAGGCCTATGAACGCTATGTTAAAATTAAACAGCATCGACAGCAGCAGCGTGAAAAGGTCGACACCATGGAAACCAGAATAAATAACATGGAATCGGACATCGCCGATATAAAGAATTTGCTAATCAGATTGCTGGAAAAGTAAACCATGGCCATAACTACAAATCTTACCATAGACCAGGGTGCAGACTTCGAGGCTGTAATTAAATTATACAGCACCAACACCGAACCACTGAACCTGACCAACTATGGTGCCACTGCTCAGGTTCGGCGTAGTTATGATAGCACCACTGCCAGTGCGGTTTTTGCTGTAAGCATGCCTATTCCAAGCAATGGTGAACTGGTTTTAACCATGTCAAGCACCACCAGTGCTGCGTTAAAATACGGGAGATATGTCTACGATGTACTGATCACCAACAGCTCCACGGGTGTAAAAACTCGGGCTGTTGAGGGTATAGTAACCGTGACGCCACGCGTCACACGGTGATGCAATGGCAAAAATCAATCGGATAACACGCAGCGGTTCAAGTCTGGTCACTCTGGCCGAGCTTCAGAGTGGCTCACAACTATTCACCAAGACAGTCATCAACAAGACTCAGATAACACCTGAGCTACGTGACAACAACGTACTGGTAAAACGTGCCGAGCTGGTGCGTCGTGTCATTGATCGTATTGTCTATTCCGATACAGTCAGCGGTGTGCAGGTGTTTGCCGAATACCTGTTGCCAGTAGACAGTCCATTGCTGCTGTTTATTCGCGGCAGATTTTTTGATGATGCGGTATCGGTCACCGATGACGATGCCTTCCTGGTGCCTGGCAAGGGCTTCAATGAATTTGTGCAGGCCACCGACGATCGTCTGCGTCTACTGATCCGTGCCTTCCGAGTATTTGAAGACGCAGCACTGATGCAGAGTCGTACTGCGTTGCGACTAGACAAACCTCTGCCCACAGACCTGGTCAGTGCCCGAGATCTACCTAGCCTGGAACCAGGCCTCAATATATTTGATTCATTGCTGGCCACCGACGTGTCCAGAATTCTGGTGACATTTGGTCGTCTGTTCCAGCATGCAGTACAGATCACTGATCTGGAAAGTTTTGACATAGGCAAGGCACTGTTTGATGAGACTTCGGCACAAGAAGATCCTGTGTTTAGTCTGAGCAAGGTGCTGGCCGATGCCGTGGCAGAAATTGACAATGTTGCACTGCGCGCCGAGCTGTTAAAACAAGACAGCATTGCCTTTGCAGACCGCACCACATTAAGTAGCTTACTTGGTAAATTTGACGATGTTGTTACTCTGGATCAACTGTTCAAAGCAGTATCCATAACCAAGGCCGATGCCGTAATAATCCAGGATCAGACCAGCCGAATACCTGGCAAGGGGCTGGCTGATCAGACAGACTTTGCTGATCGTCTAATCCAAGACATTGTTAAGAATCTGGCGGACTTTGTTGTGCCTCAGGATCTGGCCGGTGTATTTGACGGCATTACCTATAGCTATGGATTGTCACGTTCCTTTGAAGTTTTTGCCACAGATAATTTTAGATCGGCTACAAATTATTTCAGAACTCTGGATCCAGACTTTGTTAGTCTGCTGGACATTGCACGGCTAAGTTTGGGCTTCGGCTTACCAAACAACGTCGACGTTGTGATTGCGTCGGATCAAAAACAACTATTCATTGGTCAGGGTATACGCGATGTACAGACATTGCAGGATGAACTGATTCGCACCACAGTAACTAGCCGTGTGTTCGAAGACGCCGAGCTGTCTGAAGATCGTACCGCATTGCGGTTGAATAAATTTGCTGCAGCGGATTCTGTGGAGTTCTTGGATGTAATATTGGCCGTGGTATTTAAACTGGTCAATCTGGCGGATGCACAGACTATTCAGGACGCAAGTCAGCTAGGCATTGGCCTGACAAAATTCGAAGACCAAATCACCGAGGATCAGACCAGCAAGTTACTGAACAAGGTATTGTCCGATGCCAATGATCTGCAGGATTTCTCCAGACTAGCCGTTGTTAAAAATCTGGCCGACACTGCCATTACCGAAGATCTGGCCGGTGTGTTCGACGGCATTACCTATAACTATGGTTTGAACAAAACCGATGACACGCTGAGCACCGATGTATTTTCCAGACTATTCAATGCACAGCGCGTATTTGAAGACGATGAAATCATCGACGATGTTTTTTCCAAGATCTTTAATCGTTTCTTTTTAGTAGAAGATGCTCTGGATCAACCCGCAGATTTAATTTCTCTGCAACCTGGACTGAGTTTTGCTGATCGTGTTGGTTATGTCACAGTCTATATTGATAGTCCGCAGGATCTGCTCTACAACAGAGAGCTGGGAACAAACTTTGCCGGCTCCCAGTTGTTCTCGGCGACGTCGGTCACATCCAATGTTGCCGTGACCAGCAGTGGTACTGCGGCTAGTCAGTTCGATGGCTTCTATGCTCCTGCCATACCCAGCGATGGTCTGGGCACAGGCGAACCCGCAGGCGGCAATTATGTACTGTTTTCTGGTCTGGGTTCACGTTGGCTGGCCACTGTGCCGCTGGATACAACCACGGGCGACAACGTCATCTTTAGTTTCATAGCTGGCAATACTTCCAATGGTGGTGATCGACCCGAGGCTGGCGAAAATCTCATACTGGAATACAGTACTGATCTGGGCACCAGCTTCACCACCACAGCCACAATCTGGGCTGGTGCCACGCTCTGGCCCGACGGTGCCAACTGGCGTACCACCAGCATTACCATGCCAGTGGCTTCCAAGACTTCGTCTACTATATGGCGCTGGCGTCAGACTGGCTCGCCCACCGAATTCGGTGACAACTATGCATTGTTTGAAATCTATGTTGGCAACAGAACTCCACTTACCATTGGTTTCATACCCGATGCCGAATTTTATAGCCTGACCAAAGTACTCCGTGAAACCGTAGAGCAGACCGACTCGGTACGTCGAGCACACGCTGCCCGCCGCCGCGAAGCCGATCTCATTGATCTGCGTACTAACTTTGAACGGGTTTCAACGTCGGTAGCATCCAGTATTACTGCGCAAATAAGCGCCAGACTAAGTGCACCTACGCGCCCTACTATAGTATCTAACACCACGAACTGGTACGACCTGGCTGCACTGACCACCAGCGTGTTTGTTATAAGTCGAAGTGATAGCAGCTGGGGTGTGCGTTCTACCAACACGGGAACAACCTGGTCACCGATTAATTTTGGTAATAGCGTTTACAAATTTGCCAGCGACGGCCTGGTGGGCAATACCTCCATAGCTCTTATGAGCGCCACCGTAGGTCCATTTAAGAGTACAGATCAGGGTGCTAGCTGGGCCAGTGCTGCGGCCGCAATAAACGTCAATGGTACACAATACTATTTACCTCACTGGGATAACAATCGTCGTATATTCATAGCATTTCATCGTCGAAGCATTCCGCCTTCAGGTAAAGGTTCCACACAATATAGCTGGCGCTATGATTACTCCAACAACCAGCTTACCACCTGGAATGCGGGTACTACTCACATTGGTCCCGGCGGTTTGGCGCTCACTGGCGATTATCCCGCAGGCGTAGCCAGCGGTGCCCTGCCAAGCGGCACAGGCTATACAGTACTGGTCAATCTTGACGGTCAAACCTGGTTTCTTAACAGCTCAGTGTCTATCGGCACATTTTTTACCAATGTGGGCAATGATTTCCCAGGCTGGCCCGGCGAAATTTCAAGTTCATACCTTGACAACAATTTCCTGACACATGGTGCTGGTCAATTTGTTTTTGTCTATCCTGCCAGTGGAGGACCGGTCTGGAGAACAACGAGTCTGAATACCTGGTTTAGTTCTACTCTGACGGGATCGGCAGTTCCACAGGGTATATTCTGGGACACCAGTCTTTCCAGATTTGTTGTTATTGGTGAACTCAGCGCCGGTGTTCCCATAGTCTGGACCAGTACCGACGCTGATACCTGGAGTTCCAGCACTTCTACCACAGGCTCTGTGTTTGTTGACAATGCTGTACCCATACGGAGTGCTTTGGTGCCTGGTACTACTACTTCGGGCACCAGTACGCTGGTGGGCATTGAATTAAACACTACTGTAAGCAGTGTATTACGCACTACCTTGTTTATAGCGGACACAAGTTTTACCAGCTTTACCACCAGTGTCAGCAATCGACCTACTCCGCGCGGTGCCGAGCTGCCCAGTGCCACGCGCTATGATGTGGTCAAATCTGCCCGAGCTGGACAGCAATACACCATCAACTTCAAAGACACTGACGGCTCAACAGGCACCACGAGCCTGGTGTTTACAACCAGTGTTGCTACTACTTCAGGTCAGGTCACAACGTCAGACACCAACATTGCTACGCTGACCACCAGCGCCGGTGTATTCACCAACAGTAACATCTGGGCCTCGGGCATAGGTATACGCAACCGCGGGGCCGGCACGGGCTCGGGCGCTACCGGTGGGTTTGCCACCTATGCACACTACTTCTTTGACACTGCTACTACACGTACTCTGACCACCAAGAGTTTCAGTACTGGGATTGCCAGTATAGCCTTCAGGCACATAGCTGGTAACGGCACCAACGGTGGCGAAACTCCTGATCTGAGTGGCGAACAACTGGTATTGCAGTATCTGTCATCGTCGACTGGCACCTGGGTTACGGCAACCACGGTTAATTTATTAACCACTGACAGCTGGACACTGACCAGCATAGCATTGTTGTTCAGCCCCACCAGAATACGTCTGGTGCAGTTTGCCTCCAGCGGCGGCACAACCGACAACTATGGTGTAGCCGAAGTTTCATTGTTGACTGTAACTTCAGTTGTTACTGTAACGTCGGTGACAACCAGCACAGTATTTACAGGCACAGCCCATCCGCTGGACAGTTCCGTGGCGCTGACCTACACCAGTTCCGATACCGACCGAGTGGGTACTGTGGACACCTGGCGTCGTCTAATTTCAGTGAATCGTGTATTTGAAGAGGCAGCACCGCCGTTGGATGCTGAACGGTTTACTCTGATCAAACCCATTAGTTCTGTGAACATTGTTGTAGGCTTTGGTGCCGACAACTTTGGGCAACGTGTCAGTGGCGACGATCTAGAACGTACTGCATTCAACATCAACAAGTCTGCACGACGCAGTGTGGCTGGAAGTCTGCTGGTCAAGACCATAGAATCTCTGGTTCCTTCGCAGTTCAGTACATCGGTGCAGACCATTGTAACACCATACTATGTCACTCTGCAGACCGATGGTTACATGAGTTCAGTTACCACGGGCAATAACTGGACTGGATCCACCTTGTTTTTGTCTACCAGTGATCGGTTTGGTACGGTTAGTACAGATGACTTTGGAAACTATTTTACTTACCGTACGCCAGGCATCTTTCAGGGTGAATCACGCTACATTGACAGCAATTTACTGGATCTGCGCAATGCCACAGCCATTAGTTTTGATTGGCGAGTTTCAGGTCATGACGGCTCACCGTCATTTAGTGTTACAATAGGTGACACAACAACAACGATTTTTGATACCAGTAGTTCGCCATACAGTGGTACCAGTTATACAACCAAGACCATTGTTCTAACGCCGGCACAACGTCAGGCGAGTGTACTGGTTCGATTCCGTCAGAATGCCGATGATGAACTAGGGTCATCGCCCTTTGCTGCGTTTACCAATTTCCGTGTTCTAAACACTGAATATTCTACATCCTATGAAACCACGGTCACTGTCATAGGCTATACTGGTGTCAGAGATTCATCGGTGCTGTTGTCACAGTCTGCACAGGATCGTGATGCTGTTGGTGTCATAGATCTCTGGACCAGCATCACTGACTACAAGCGTAATTTTGAACTGGAAACACCGGCGCTGGACCGCATAGCCAAGCTGCTGATTCCTGCAACCTTGACTGATACTGTCAGTGTAGAAGATTCCTACAGTCTAGTCACAGACGGTCTGACCTATGACGGCACCAAACTATTCCGAGAAATACAGCCTACTGCAGACTCACGTTTCTTCGATATTACCAAGAGTCTGACTGATCAGCCAATCATATTGGATCGCACAGCTAAATTGGTTGGTCTGAATAAAACCGATGATGTCAAGGCTGGCATTGACATAGACCAGGCACGGGGCAATGAGCTGGAACGTCTGGCGTTCAGCATCACCATGCTGGCTCGTGCCGATGCAGGCAATCCTGCAACACATCCAGTTCAGATTGGCTTTGGTACTGCGGCGCCGGGCCTGCGTGTCAGTGGCGACGATCTAGAACGCACCAGTTTTAACTTTACACTGCGTGCCAAGCAGGGCGCCAATGTCACGGTGAGTGGTGTTACCGTGGCGGCCAGCAGCACCAGTGATACCCTACGCGTTGGTCAGCAGTTTGGCATCATTAGATTCAGCGGCGATGCCCAGGAGCGTATTAGCCTGAATGTCAACAAGGCCATCAGCAGCATCAACATCAGAGCAGGCAGCGGGGTAGACCAGGCACGTGGCAATGTGCTGGAACGTCTGGTGTTCAGCATCACCAAGCGCATCGGCGACAGCGTCATACCCGATGACTTCCTGCAGACCTTCGACGGACTGACCTATCGCGCCACTCTGCTGGAGCGTGATAGTTTAACAGCAGGCATTGTACCCGCTCTGGGTATTCGTGTCACGGGCTCGCCCCTGGAACGTACTGCCTTTGACTTTAGTCTGTTGGCCAAACAGGGCGCCAATGTCACTGTAAGCGGTGTGACCATTGCTGCTAGCAGCACCAGTGACAACGTACGAGTAGGACAACGATATGGTGTAATTCGTTTCAGTGGCGATGCTCAGGAACGCATCAGATTTGACATCAGCAAACCCATTAGCAGTATTACACTACGAGCTGGCATTGACTACGATCAGCGCAGTGCCAACGAAGAGCGCAGCTTCTTTACTGTAGGAAAACGAATTTCTTCTGTGGCTGTGGTCATAGGCTTTGGCGGTGGCACTTTTGGGGCTCGTGTTAGCGGCAATGATTTAGAAAGAACTAGCTTTGACTTCAGCCTGAGAGCCAAGCAAGGCGCCAATGTCACTGTAAGCGGCGTAACCATAGCAGCCACCAGTACTACTGACATTGTACGCATAGGTCAGCGCTATGGCACAATCAGATTCAGCGGCGATGCTCAGGAACGCATCAGTCTAGATTTTCTTAAAACGCCTTTGGTGGAAATTTCATATATTGCGGCAGGTGGCGCATCGGGTGCTGGTGGTGCACGCGGTACCTCATTGGCTTTACCAGATCCAGGTGCTGGTGGATCTAGTGGTGCCAATGGTACTACCAGCAGTGCTGGCGGTACCTACGGTGGCGGTGGCGGCGGTGCCGATGGCCTCGGCCGAGGCCTCGGCGATGCCGGTGTTGGTGTAGTACATCTGTATTGGAAAAATGCCAATGGTACAGACTCTTCTATAACATTTACCACATCGGCTGCGGCCACAACAAATTTTGTCACATCTTGGGTTTCCACTGTAAATGGCATAGTTGTAGCTATCTGTGTCGGTGGCGGTGGAGCGGGGCAGGACAATGGCGGCAGAGGTGGCGGTGGCGGAGGTTTAGGCTGGGCTGTTGTGCCTGTGGGGCTAGGCAACACCTACACAGTTCAGGTTGGTAGAGCTGGACTATTCTCAGTGCAAAATTCTGGAGGTGACAGTTATTTTAGCAGCATTACAACTGTAAAAGGCGGTGGTGGCGCCAACGGCATTGCAGGAGGAACTGGCGGCAATTACGTTGGTCAGGGCGGTGGCAATGGCGGCAACGGTGGTAATCGTACAGCTACCTATTCAGGCGGTGGCGGCGGTGGCGCTGGCGGTTATAGTGGCAACGGTGGTGCCGGTGGTAATGCAGATACTGGCAATACCGGTGTTCCTAACAATGACAGCACCGCCGGTTCTCCGGGTTCTGGGGGCGGTGCTGGCGGTGGTGGAGGCGGCGCCTATAGCGGTAGCTTGGGCCGAGGAGCTGGTGGCGGCGGAACAGGCATTGTTCCGCCCATTATAATACTGACCACTCAAAACATAGTAATTTCAGACGATCAGCGCAGATTCGCTAACTATAAACGTCCTGTTGAACTTAGTCTTTCCACAGAAAGTCGTTTTAACTATCTGCTGACCCAGCCCCGTCGTGAAGATCTGCTGGCCTCAGACGCTGTTACCATTAGCAACCTGCTGTTCCGAACTCTGGAAGACACACTGATCGACCCGCAGGGCGATCTTGACCCGTTCGGAAATATAAATACTATGGTCAGTAATGGATCTCTACGCATGACAGACTACGTTGACATAGAATATCTTGAGAACGACTATGTTGGCGCATCGCGATCATTTTCTTAAATAAGGAGCACTAAATGACTAAATACGAAGATACACAAAAGCTTCGTGGTAGCGTTGACATTAAACTCATCGGTCCCGACGGCGAAATCAAGGACAGTCGCTACATTCCCAACCTAGTAGTACAGTCTGGTAAAACCTATATTGCCACACGCATGGTTGGTCCCAACAGTGTGGCTGGCCTGGCTGCCGACAACCGCAGCACTAGCACACTGACCAGCTGCATGTCGCACATGGGCATTGGTACCAGCACTACTGCTGCTGCCAACGCTGACACCAGCCTTACAGCCGAAGTTGCCGTGGGTGGCGATATCTTCGCCTATAGCCGCGCAAGCCTGACCACCAGCAGCTTCTCAACTGGTATTGTTACCTATGTGTCTACATTTGGTGTAAACAATCCACAGCGCACCAACACCAGCAACACCACAGCCATTACTGAAGCTGGCATTTTCAACAGCTCCAATACTCAGGCTTCTGGTGGTACCATGCTTTGCCGCACAACCTTCAATGCTGTCAACAAAGGTAACGACGATACGCTGCAGATCACCTGGACCATTACAATCTCCTAATTATAATGGGGCAGCCACATGGCCAGTATAACACTGCGTATAGACAAGGGCTCGCCGCTTACCAACAGTGAACTCGATGATAATTTCCGCCAGCTCAATTTACTAAAGATTGAGCTCGGCGGCGATCTGGGGGGCGGCACCAGTGCCCCTGTCGTCACCAAACTGCGTGGCAACGCAGTCAGCTCGGCAACACCCACAACTGGTCAGGCTCTGACCTGGAGCGGCTCCGCTTGGACTCCGGTAACTCCCAGTGTAACCAATGTCAGCAGCACAGTAACCAGTACTGTGATCAGCACAGTAAGTGCTACTGTGACCAGCACGGTCAACACTGGTACAACCACCTATCCCACCTTCAGTGCCTATCCTGATAGCAGCATTCAGCAGACTATACTGGCAAATGGGCAACAACAAAAGGTGCTGTTCCAGAACGAAGAATGGGACAACAATGGCAACTTTGCTAACTCAAGATTTACTCCCACAGTAACTGGATATTATCAGCTCAATGCCACGGTCCGCATGGACAACATGGGCAGCAGCGAGGCAATGATTATTCTTTATAAGAATGGTTCTGAGTATCACCGTGGGTATAATGCAACTGGTTGGCCCGCTACCAGTTTCTTTGCCATGCAGGTCAGTGCTCTGGCCTACGCCAATGGCAGCACCGATTACTTTGAAATCTACGTACAAAATAGCTCGGGTGCTAATAGAGACGTTACGGTTGCTCATGCTGGTAGTGTTGGTAACATTACCTGGTTCAACGGCATCTATGTTCCAACCCAGTTAATCACCAGCGTCACAGGCAGCAGCATAGTTGCCAATTCAGTAACCAGTACGGTGACCAGCAATGTCGTGGCAGGCTTTGGAGCCACGGTGACTGTGCTGGACGATATTGCCGATCAGTTCAACAATGCTCAGCGCATGTTCACGCTACGAGACGATCAGGTAGCCATCACCGAAGGCGTGCATTATACTGACAACAAAGATCTTACAGTCAGCATTGGTAATAGACATTATCGGGCTGCTGTTCCACAAACAACTACGCTGGGTCCTTGGATAGTAGACTACACGGCTGAACGAACCTATACCTATAGGGTATCGGGCAGCAGAATTATTTTTTATCGCGGCATTGAGTCGCGACAGTCTGCAGAAATACGGATAAATAATCGGTCCGCATCAAGGCAAAAGAAAAAACGTTATCCATTCTCAGCCAACAGCATAGTCCTAGGAGATTGATTCATGGCGAAACGCATTTTAAGTGAATACTATACATTTGACCCCGCAACCAAAACCATAACGATTCCCAATCGTATCATCAGCAGGGAACAGTTGCTGTTGGTGGTCAATGTTACCAGTAACACTGTACTCTATAACTTTAGCGATCCAGATCTAACACTGGCCAGCTATACCTGTCCGTTCAGCAGCACAGGCACGCAGTTTACTCTGGCCTACAACACCACCAGCATGAATGCATCCGATCCCATAATGATCATGGAGGATGTTGCCGACGAGCGTTTTGCGCCCATAGAAGTGCTGCAGGATCCTGCCAATAAACTGCGAGTTGCTGCGCCAGAAAGTCTGATCGACACTGACTTTGAATTTGGCCTGCAGCCCATTAAATGGGAAAGCCTAAGCCTGCTGCAGAACTATCCTGGCTACTTCTATCGCGGCGGTGCCAACAGCCTGAACGTCACCACCGGTGGTATCAGTGGCGGTAACCAGACACCCAGATCTTTAATCACGGTCACCACAGTTGGTGCCCATGGTTTGGTCACCAGTGATCTGGTCAACGTAAGCTACACCAGCAACCTGGACGCCGAGGGCGTGTTTGCCATTGTCAGCTCTACGACAACAAACTTTACCTACATTGGCAAGGGTCAGATCAACGGCAGCGTCTACACCAGTGCCAGCATAGTACAGGCAGGCTACAACTACGACATCAACAATGTACCAATGCGTTTCATTGTATCCACCGTGGCGTCAGACAATGCTGCTACTAACTCTGCGTTGTCGGGCAGCATGGTGACTGTGAACACCACAGGTAAACATGGATTGATGCCTGGATCGCCAATCCTGGTTAACTCAGCTACCACAACCACCATCAATGGTAACTGGAGTGTCTACGACGTCCCCACCGCCACTAGCTTCCGCTATCTTACCCTGAATGTTCAGACTGGTGCTACTTCGCCCACACTGGGCAATGCCATGTTCATGCCACGCCCCGAGGCAACCTTTGTGCATCGAGCCGGCGACGGCGGTGTTCTGATCAGCACCAACAATATTCAGGAAGGTGTGTCAGCCATACGTCAGACTCGACGCTACTTCCGTTATCAGTCAGGCAAGGGCCTGGCCATGAGTACCGGCACCAAGTTCTGCTCACACTTTGACATCAATACCATAACTGCGGTTGGAACATCGGTCAGTGTTACTACACAGCAAACCCTGTCGCTGCTCAGCGGTGTCAGCATTGTGGTCGAAGGCGTGGAAACCAATCTGGGTTCCACCAACCCCTACAATGGTACCTTTGTTGTGCAGAGCGTGACTACTTCGGTTGCCACCAGCCGTACACTGACCTACAACGTAGCACAGGCCAGCACTGACACCAATCCTGGCGGCACCAATGCTCAGATCACTGTAAAGAACTGGAAGGGTGCGTCGTCTAGAGTTGGTATGTTCGATGCTCAGAATGGTTTCTACTATGAATACGATGGTCAGACTTTGTTCGCAGTACGCCGTCAGAGCATCAAAGAGCTTTTTGGTACAGTGACAGCCACCAGTGGCTCAACCACAGTCACTGGTTTAAACACCAAGTTTCATAAACAGCTAGTGGTGGGCGACAACATTGTGATCCGTGGATCAAGTTTTCAGGTTACTGCCATAGACACTGCCACCAGCATGGAGATTGCTCCACCCTATCGTGGCGACACTGCTGCAGGCCTCCGAGTCAATGTAACGCAGAATCTGCGCATACCACAGAGCAGCTGGAACCTGGATCGTTGCGATGGGTCGGGTCCCAGTGGTTATAATCTGGACATTGGCAAAATGCAGATGGCCTACATTGACTATACCTGGTATGGTGCAGGTTTCGTTAGATTTGGCTGGCGCATGACCAATGGCGATGTAGTCTATTGCCATAAGATTGCCAACAACAACGTCAACAATCAGGCCTACATGCGATCTGGTAACCTGCCGGCTCGCTACGAAGTATTCAACGTCGGCCCCTATACCAAGCTGGTCAGCAATAACGTGGCCACACCGGGTGTGAGTTTAGGATCTGGAGATGTTCAGATGGTGGTCAGCGATGCAACCTACTGGCCCAATGACGGTAGAATTCTGGTACAGCAGGGCGCCAATGTGGAAGTCATGACCTATTCAGGCAAGGAAGCCAATACGTCGATTGCCAGTACCTGGACTCTGAAACAACTAAGTCGTCGTCTGGTGGGTGGATCAACCAGCAACCTGACCTTTGTTCCCACAGAATACGAAGGCGGTGCAGTAAGCAATAGTTCACAGTGCAGTGTAACCTACATTGAATGTAACTGCGCACCAACAGTAATGCACTGGGGCACCAGTGTAATCATGGACGGTGGCTATGACGATGACCGCAGCATTGTTTTTGCTTATACACGACTGACATCTTTGACTACAATTGCAGCCAACACCAGCATTGCCGTGCTGAGCATACGTCTGGCACCCAGTGTGGACAACAGCATTGCTGGACAATTTGGCGTACGAGAAATTGTAAACCGCATGCAGCTGCAGATGCGGGGCCTGGGTCTGGTGTGTAATACCTCGATTCAGGTTCTGGGTGTTCTTAATCCCACGGTCTTTGGTGGAAGTACCGCACCAGTGTTTCCCACCGTCTGGGGTATAACCAGCATTGTTACTCAGATTGGTTCAGGTAGTCTGGCACAGATCATTGACCATACTGGCAATACAACCACTGTTACTGGTGGTGAACAGATCTTTGGTTTCGTTACCTCGACTGGTGCCGACAACTATGACATCAGCAACGTTCGTGACTTAGGTAACAGCATTGTCAGTGGCCCAGGCAGTGCCAAGACACCGGGCTTTCCCAACGGACCAGACATGCTGACCATTGTGCTTAGAAATCAAAATGCCGGACCAGCAATTATTTCCAACATGCGTCTAAGCTGGACCGAAGCACAGGCCTAAGGAGAAACCATGACGGTAAGTAGCAGACAGGGACTCATAGACTATTGCCTCAGAGAGCTGGGGCATCCTGTGTTGGAAGTCAACGTCGATGACGATCAGGTCAGCGATCGCATCGACGAAGCGTTTCAGTACTATCAGGACTATCACTATGATGCCATAGAGCGCATTTACCTGAAACATCAGGTCACTAGCAGCAACCAGACCAATACCTACATTGATCTGGACGACAGCATCATAGGTGTAGTTCGAGTGCTGCCCTTCAGTGCCATCAACACTGGTCAGGCCTATATGTGGGACATACGCTATCAGCTGCGTCTCAATGATATGTTTGATCTGCTGAACACGTCGATCATCTACTATGAGCAGGTCAAACAACAGCTATCCTTGATTGATCAGCTGCTGGTGGGCAGCAAGAGTTTCAGATTCCAGCGACATCAGAATCGTCTGCACATTGACATGGGCTGGCAAACCGACATCAGCGAGGGTGAGTTTATTCTGGTGGAAGCCTACAAGATACTGAACCCCAATACCTATACCGATGTCTACAATGATCGCTTCTTGAAACGCTATGCCACGGCTCTGATCAAACGTCAGTGGGGTGCCAATCTTAAAAAGTTCGAAGGCATACAGATGCCTGGTGGCGTCACACTCAATGGTCAGAAAATCTATGACGAGGCTATAGAAGAAATTCGTTATCTGGAAACTGAGATGCAGAGCACCTATGTAGAGCCGCCCAACTTCATGGTGGGATAATACATGGCCACCAACTTTTATTTTCAAAGTGGCGTACCTGGAGGCCGTACCAGTGAACAACGACTCATAGAAAGTCTGATCACAGAGAGCATCAAGATCTATGGATTCGATGTCTACTATCTGCCCCGCACCGAAGTCAATGAAGACACCTTCTTTGCCGACGATACACTGAGCAAGTTTGACAATGCTCTGCCCCTGGAAATGTATCTGGAGAATGTCGATGGGTTTGGCGGCGAAGGCGAACTCATGTCCAAATTTGGCATTGAGCTGCGTGAAACAGCCACCTTTGTGCTGGTTCGTGGTCGCTGGGAAGATGTTGTAGGCAAGGGCCGCAGCAATTCCATACCCCTGCCCAATCGTCCAGCCGAAGGCGATTTAATCTATCTGCCCTTGACCAAGAGTTACTTTGAAGTTAAAAAGGTAGAAACCAAGGACCCATTCTATCAGCTGGGCAAACTCTACGTCTATAAACTCTACTGTGAACTCTACCAGTACAGCTCAGAGCGGTTCGATACTGGCATAGCCGAAGTCGATGCCATAGAAGATCAGCTGAGTCAGGACACCGATCTCTACGGATTGGTGTTGGAAGACGGAAGTCGTCTGCTGCTGGATACACCGGCCTGGCTGGACAGCGACACTGGCCAGTTGTTGTTCGAAGGCTACACTGTCAAGGGTCAGGATGTGCTGAGCGACAACGAAGATTTCAGCAACGAGGCACTGGAGATCCTGGATTTCTCAACCATCAATCCCTTTGGTGAAGTGGTGACACGATAATGTTTGAAAACAAAGTATTCTATCACAGCATAACACGCAAGGCCATCATAGCCTTTGGCGTAATGTTCAACAACCTGCAGATTCGACGCCGAGATGCTGCAGGCAATGTTGTGCAGAGTCTGCGCGTACCCTTGGCCTATGCTCCCAAGAACAAGATGCTGACTCGCATAGCACAACTGCCCGATGCCGATGTTGTCAGACAGCAGGTCATACTACCACGGCTAAGTTTTGAAGTCATAGCCTTTGAGTATGACGGTGCCAGAAAAATCAACAACATGAATCCCACCAGTGCGGTCACAGGACAGACTCAGGCTAAACGTGTCTATGGTCCCACACCCTATAACCTGACTGTGAATCTCTACGCCTATGCTAAAAATCAGGACGATGGCCTGCAGATCTTTGAACAAATTGCGCCTGCCTTTAATCCTGATTTCAATGTCACTGTAAACTATATTCCTGAGCTGAACATCAAACACGATCTACCCATCATCTTAAACAGTGTAAGTTTCCAGGATGACTTCGAAGGCGAGGTACAGGGACGGCGCACCATAATCTGGACCTATACCTTTACTCTGAAGCTCTACTACTATGGACCCATAGAGCGTCAGACCATAATTCGCAGCGCCATAGCCAATGTGTTCAACGATCCTGAGCTGGAAAACCAATTGGCTAAATATACCGAGACAACCAATCCACTGACTGCTACACCGTCGGATGACTTTGATTTCGTCAGTACTTCCGATGAGAGTACATTTTAACTAGGATACAGACATGGCATTGCAAACAATCTTTCTTGGAACACCCAACAACAACGATGGCGATAGTCTGTATGCCGGTGGTACCAAGATCAACGCTAATTTTTCTGAACTCTATACACAGTTAGCAGGATCGGCCACGGGCTCACTGCGCATTGATCTGGGCACACCCTTGATTGGTGCGCCTGCTGTGGGAGACATGCTGGGCTGGAGTCCCATCAACAATCAGTTCATACCCAGCTCCAGCACCATGCTCAAGACCTTGTCTGGCAATGGTAGTTCAGTACTGATTTTAACCAACAACACAGGCAAAGCTGGTACTGACGAAGAATACACCAGCATCCCCAATTCGCTGGAAATGATTTTCAATGGCCGTCGTATGTGGCGCATGGCTGCTACCACCACAGGGTCCACTGCGGCTACCCGTGGTGCCTGGTTTTTTGGCATGGGCAATGCACAGGCCACCAGTCTGGCCATCACCAATCGTGGTGTGGCAATCGGTGGCATAGACGGTCTGACTGTATTCAGAAACAACGCCGAAGAAAGTGGCGTCAGCAGCATGATGATCAGCACTGGATCGTCAGGCATTATATTATATCGTACCCCTATCATCAACAGCGACGACTATAAGTCTCCCAGCGATAGCAGCGGCACCATTGTACACAGCGGCTTTGTACAGGAAGCCATATCGCGTCGTGGGTTTGCCAATGGTACCAGCACTGTTACTGGAGCACGCGGAGTATCCGGTGGTGGCGCATTGTCGGAAAACCGATCAGTCAGCATCGACGGCAGATTCTTTCCTGACTTCATCAGTGGATTGACCTATAATATCCGAGGAACTCCACTGCGTTTAGTTGTTAGCCCAGGCGCAGCTGTACATTATAGTTTCAGTGTTACTGGTGCTACTGTGGTGACCAGCACTGAAGTTCGTTCTTTTGTGGCGGCTACTGTTGAAATGTCCAGAGCCTGGGACAATGCAGGTACTTGGACCGCAACCAATGGTCAGGCCAGCTTGGATACCATTAACACTGGTACCTGGTACTATGTGTATCTCATAGTCGATGAAGGCACTGGCGGCGCAGACATTGTTGCCACAAATTCGTCGAGCTACTCTATAACTGAAAGCAAACTGGCCAGCGCTCAGGGCGGCAGTGCGTACCGAGTAGTGCGCAGACTGGGCTGTTTTAGAACTCTGAACACCAGTATAGATCCACTACCCTTTGTAACCACCAACGCTGGCGGCAATGTACTGCGACTCAGCTATGCCAACACTGGCGCCGGCCCCAATCATTCATCGTCGGTTGAAACAACGTCGTTCACTAAACTTACTGTGGACAGTCTGCTCTCACATCAGGGTCTGCTGCTGTCCTCGGTGGCTACTACTGCCAACGCAGCACTGTACAGTTCAATATTGATCCGAGCCATACCACCATTGCCTGGCATTACTGCTGAGATCAATGTAATTCACAACACCACTCTGATCACCAATGCCGTGGTGTTCTTTGGCGAACCCTGGGCCAGCTCCAATGCCACGGCCTATGGAGCCAACATAAATTCAGGCCCAACCAATGGACCAACTCAGGTTGTCAAAGATACTGTGGCCAGTGTGACCTCTATACACACCAAAATGTTGACAGTGTCTCCTGGCAATGAACTGATCCCTGATAACATTGTAGCAGGCTCCACAGTATGGGGATCAACCTCGGGTGCCATCATACGCTATGCCATAGCTGGACAAAACATGGCTGGTCAGCCCTTGGCTAGCACCGGAACACCGGCGTTCCTGGGTTGGGATACACGAGGGTTTACAATTGCAAGATAAAGATGTCTTTGCGGCGCTGGACAGCAAATTTAATACTGTGCCATCGGCTCTGCCGGCTCGCGTTGATGCGGCCCTGCCTGCCGTAGTCACAGCCAACAATGTCGACGACGATTTTGATCAGGCACGCACTACCCTGCGTAATCTAATCACCAAGGGCGAACAGGCCTTGGATGGCATGATCGATGTAGCACGTCAGAGCGATCATCCCCGTGCCTATGAAGTCACTGGACAATTAATCAAGACCGTGGCCGAGACTGCCAAGGATCTGCTGGCGCTGCAAAAGGCTCGTAAAGACCTGCGTGATCCTGAGGAAGCCAAGCCACAGCAGATTGGTACACAGAACAACATAGTATTTGCTGGATCCACCAACGAGCTGCTCAAGGCTCTGAGATCTAAGAATGAGAACATAATCGATGCTACTGCGCCGAACACGTCCAAGTTATAATGGCAACAGCAATCTAAAGCAGATTGGATTTGCCTTTGATTTTGAACCCTGGCACATCGAAGAAATTGCTCATTGCATTGAAGACCCTGTCTACTTCATAGAGAGCTACTGCAAGATTGTAAGTCTGGACAAGGGTCTGGTACCCTTCAAGCTCTATGAATGCCAGAAAGAAAAAGTCAACGTCATCCTGAACAACCGCAAGGTTATACTGATGGAAGGCCGTCAGCAGGGCAAGACTATTACGTCGGCTGCCTGCATTCTCTGGTACACGTTATTCCAGGACAACAAGACCGTGGCCATCTTGGCCAACAAAGCTGCAGCGGCTCGGGAGGTCATGAGTCGATATCAGAACATGTATGAACATCTGCCCATGTGGCTGCAACAAGGCGTCAAAGAATGGAACAAAGGTTCGATAGAATTAGAGAACGGGAGCAAGGTATTTACCGCAGCCACCGCCGCATCTGGTATCCGTGGTAAGTCCGTGAACTGGTTGTACATCGACGAAGCCGCCATCATACCCAACAACATAGCCGAAGAGTTCTTCACAGCCACTTATCCGACCATCATGGCCGGTGAGACCACCAAGGTGCTGATGTCATCAACCCCTCTGGGCTACAATCACTTCTGGAAGTTCTGGAACGATGCCGAACAGGGCAACAATGACTTTGTGAACCTGTTCATACCCTACACAGCCATACCTGGTCGCGATGAACGCTGGGCCAATGAACAAAAGGCTATTCTGGGCGACGTTAAATTTACACAGGAGGTTCTGTGTAACTTCCTGGGTTCCAGCTATACCTTGCTGGATGCCGACACATTGAGTCGATTCAGCGCCAAGAAACCCATCTACAGTCGTGACTATCTGGATGTCTATGAAGAGCCTGTGCGTGGCGAGCGCGATGCCGAGGGCAAGGTCACCAAACCCGACAACGCCTATGTCATAACCGTGGACACCAGCCGCGGTGTGGGCGGCGATTATCATGCCTTTGCTGTAATTGATGTCACTGAAAGTCCCTATCGCCTGGTGGCCAAGTATCGCAACAACAAGCTCAGCCCCATGCTGTATCCCACCATGATTCACACCGTGGCTCGCAACTATAACAATGCTCACATCATGGTGGAAATCAATGACAATGGACAACAGGTTGCCGACATCCTGTATCATGAATTGGAATATGAAAACATGCTCTGGATTAGCCGTGACTCAGCCAAGGGGCAGGTTGTGAGCGGTGGTTTTGCTGGACGCACCATACAGTCAGGCGTGCGCACCGATAAAAAGGTCAAGCGCGTGGGCTGCAGTCAGCTCAAGACTCTGGTGGAAGGACAGCGTCTGCTGATCTGGGACAGCGACGTAATCTCAGAATTCTCAACCTTCGTCGAGGACAACAAGGGCAGCTACAGTGCCGACGAAGGATATCACGATGACATGGTGATGACGCTGGTGTTGTTTGCCTGGCTGACAACCAATCCATATTTTCGTGATTTAACCAACATGAATATTCGTACCACCATGTACGAAAATCAGATTCGACAAATCGAAGAAGAACTCACACCCTTTGGCTTTATTGCCGATGGGCGTGAAGATGAAAAACCCGAGCAGTTCCTGGAAGCTGGAGATCTATGGACTGTTCAAAAACCCTCAACGAACTGGCTCTAAATACAGATAATTATAAATAAAGGTGATCCCGAATTTTTGGTTCGACGTTGAAGGTTTATATCCAAGGAGAATACCATGCCTTTTCAAGTTTCGCCTAACGTATTAGTTCAAGAGCGCGACGTTAGCCTATTTGTTCCCCAGGTTGCCACCACAGCTGGCGCCTTCGTGGGACACTTTAACTGGGGCCCTGCCAAGGAATTCGTCACAGTTGACAGCGAAAAAACGCTGTACGAAGTATTTGGCCGTCCCGACGACAACAACTTTAAATACTGGTTTACTGCAGCCAACTTCCTGAGCTACGGCAACAACCTGCAGGTTAACCGTATTATCAGCGACTCAGCACGCAACAGCGTTGCTCTGGGTTCAGCAGTTCGCATTGACAATGATGATCACTACAATGGTGATCGTGGCTATACAGCACCAACCCTGACTGGCACCGAATATGTGGCTCGTTTCGCAGGCACCCTGGGTGACAATCTCAAGGTCAGCGTCTGCGATTACAACAGCTATCAGTTCACTGTACAGCTCAGCGCAATCAGCACAATCTACACCACAGGTGCAGTTGTGTCGGCACTGACTCGTCCAGCACCCAAGGGCAGCTGGTTAGAAGTCATCTACAGTGGCGTAGCCTATCGCTTTAAACTTACTGCTGACGCAGCCAGCGGCGCAACCACTGTTGCATTTGTCAACAACGCCATCACCGAAGCCAGCACAACCAGTGCTACCATGCTCTGGGAATTCTGGCAAGAAGTTGAAAGCCGCCCAACACATACCCGCTTCGCTCTGGAGAAGGCCGGCGTAACCGCAGCCACTGCCACAATCTATGACGAACTTCATGTCATAGTTGTTGACGAAGACGGTGGTATTACTGGTACTGCAGGAACCATACTGGAAAAGCATCAGGGTCTGAGCAAGGGCACCGATGCACGCAGCACCGATGGCACTAACCTATACTATCGCAACTACATCAATCTGGGCAGTGCCTGGATTCGCTACGGTAGCAAGACTGCACTGACCACCAGCAGCGCAGCCAACAGTGTGACCTGGGAAAGTGTCATCCCCACCGACGGCACAGGCTTCAATCTAATGAGCCAGGTTCAGACTCGCAGCTTCAGCGGCGGCGTTGCCAGCACACCCACCGATGGTTTGCTGCAGGCCGAATATGCCAAGCTGGCCAATGCCGAATTGTTTGACGTAAGTCTAATTCCTGTGGTTGGTGTCAGTGCTGACAATGCTACTGCACGCTATGTTGTTGACAATGTAGCCGAAGTGCGTCGTGATTGCCTGGTATTCACCAGTCCAACCTCGGCCAATCTGCTGACAGCTACTGCGGTTGTCAATGATCGTCTCGCCAATTTCAACAAAGACTCAACATTTGCTGTCATGGACAGCGGCTGGAAATATCAGTACGATCGCTACAATGATGTGTACCGCTATGTACCCTTGGCTGCCGACACTGCTGGTGTTTGCGTTCGTACCGACGAGACCACTGAACCCTGGTATAGCCCTGGCGGTTATACACGCGGTCAGGTCAAGAACCTGGTCAAGCTAAACTGGAGTCCCAACAAGACCGACCGTGACAACCTGTATCGCAATCAGATCAACCCTGTGGTAACACAGCCTGGTCTGGGCACAGTGCTGTTCGGCGACAAGACCTGCACACAGAAGCCCAGCGCATTTGATCGCATCAATGTACGTAGACTGTTCATTGTCCTGGAAAAAGCCATTGCAACCGCTGCCAAGTTCCAGCTGTTTGAATTCAACGATGGATTCACTCGTGCACAGTTTGTCAGTCTGGTTGAGCCATTCCTGCGTGACGTACAGGGCCGTCGTGGTATCACTGACTTCCGTGTTGTCTGCGATGAGACCAACAACACTGGCGAAGTCGTTGACCGCAACGAATTTGTAGCCGACATTTACATCAAGCCCAACAAGAGCATCAACTTCATTACCCTGAACTTCGTGGCAACACGCAGCAGCGTAAGTTTCGAAGAAGTTGGCGCTTAATAGGTTTTTAACAGGAGAATAAAAAATGGCAGAAAGATCAATTTTTAACGTTGATCAGTTCAAGGCCGCGATGATTGGTGGCGGTGCACGCGCCAATCAGTTTTTCGTGGCTCTGAACTTTCCTGGTTATGTTCCCACTGGCGGCGCTGCAACACCACAGGCAGCGTTCCTGTGCAGCGCAACCAGCTTACCAGGCAGCGTAGTCAACCCAACCATTGTTCAGTATCGTGGCCGTGAGGTCAAATTTGCCGGCGAGCGAACTTTTGCTCCCTGGACAGTAACCATCATGAACGACGTCAGCTTCAACATTCGCAACAGTTTAGAAGCCTGGATGAACGGCATGAACGGACTAGTCAACAACAACGGTATCACCAATCCACGTGAATATCAGGTCAACATTTCAGTAACCCAGCTGGATCGCAACAACAATCCTCTGAAGATCTACACCCTGGCCAGCGCCTTCCCCGTAGACTTATCGGAGATTGCACTGAACTATGGTGACAACGACACCATTGAAACCTATACCTGCACCTTCCAGTTCCAGCATTATACCACAGCCCTGAGCGGATCGTTGAGCGTAGGTAACATCGTGAACAATACCATTGGTCGGGGTCGCGGTATTTTAGGTATTTAATTTTTGACAGGACAAGGCATGGCCGATCTTACATTATTTGGTTATACTATACAGAAGAAAAAGGACGAGGCTCCTAGACAGAGCTTCGTACCTCCTACTGACGACGAAGGCGCAACCACGGTCAACGTCAGTGGCTTCTACAACACCTACATTGACATTGATGTCATAGCCAAGACCGAGAACGATTTAATCAGTCGTTATCGTGATGCCAGTAACTATCCTGACTGTGACAGCGCCATTGAAGACATTGTCAATGAAGCTGTCTCAGCACAGGATGACGAGGCAGTGGTTAAAATTGATCTGGAAAAGGTCGAGCTTAGTAAAAGCGTTAAAAATTTAATCGAAGAAGAGTTCGACAATGTGCTGAAGATGCTGGACTTTAACAGCAAGGCACATGACATTTTTAAACGCTGGTACATCGACGGCAGAATCTATTACCACAAGATTGTCAATACTGCCAATGCCAAGCAGGGCATTCAGGAATTGCGCTACATTGATCCACGTAAGATCAAAAAAGTGCGCAAAATTAACAAGCAAAAAGATCAGAAGACCGGTGTTGAGTTCATCACCAACATCGAAGAATTTTTTATCTACAATGAAAAAGGACTGATTGCCACGGTGCCCAGCACTGCCAATCAGAGCCAGGGACTGCGCATCAGCCCAGACAGCATTACCTACTGCACCAGTGGACTGCTGGATTTAGATCGCAACATGGTGCTGAGTCATCTAAACAAAGCCATCAAGACAGTTAATCAACTGCGCATGGTGGAAGACAGTCTGGTGATTTACCGCATGTCACGCGCACCCGAGCGCAGAATTTTCTACATCGACGTTGGTAACCTGCCCAAGGTCAAGGCCGAGCAGTATGTCAAGTCGATCATGAATCAGTATCGCAACAAGGTCACCTATGATGCCAGCACTGGCGAAGTTCGTGACGAGAAGAAAACAATGTCCATGTTGGAAGACTTCTGGATGCCACGTCGTGAAGGCGGCAAAGGCACAGAGATCACCACATTAGATGGCGGCCAGAATCTGGGCGAGATCAACGACATCAACTATTTTCAGAACAAATTATATCAGTCGCTCAATGTACCACTGAGCCGCATGAAGCCCGAGACAGGCATGAACTTTGGCCGCCAGGCCGAGATTACCCGAGACGAACTCAAGTTCAGTAAATTTATTAGCAGACTTCGCAAAAAGTTTGCCGAGCTATTCGACGACTTGCTGAAGACTCAGCTGGTGCTCAAGGGCATCATGAAGGCCGAGGAATGGGATAAAATCAAGGAAGACATCTACTATGAGTTTACCCAAGATGGCTACACAGCCGAGGCCAAGGAAAGCGAAATTCTGCGTAATCGTCTGGACCTGCTGAACACCATAGTTCCACATGTTGGTACTTACTTTAGTCGTGAGTATGTCTATGACAAGATCCTGCATCTTACCGAAGACGAAGTCGACGAAATGAAAGATGCCATAGCCAACGACACTGACCTACAGCAACAACTGACAGCTCAGCAAGAACAACCTGGCCAGGCACTGCAGGGTCCACAAGGACAACCGCAACAGCCTATGCCCTATAACCCAGAAAACCCTGTGATTGAAACGGTTTTCCCTGCCATAAATAACATCATGGAACTTAGAAAGGCCAGACTATGACACACGATCAACTAATCCGCGACATGCTGGACAACATCCAGACCGACAATCATGTCGAGGCACAGCAAAATTTTACTGATCTGATCAGCATCAAACTTACCGATGCTCTGGATCAACGCAAACAAGAAGTAGCCAGACAACTAGGAGCACATGATGCCAGCGTTCAAGCAGATTCGTGAAGCCGCCAAGTATAACGAGTATGCCATAGGCATGGCAGCTGCCAAGAAAAAGTACGGCTATGGCGAAGGCCCTGTTCAAGATCTGCCCAAGAAGGTCATCATGAAGGGCCACGAGATTGCCAAGAAGATCAAAGCCAATGAAAGCTTTGACCATCTTCTAGAAGACGACGGAGAAGAATAATGGCTTTAACCAAGACACTAATTAAAAACGATCACATGCGTGCAATGCTGCATCTGGTTGCCACTGCTGCTGCAGACACCACCAGCATTGCTCTTACTGAATTGTTACGTGCAGGCCGAGAAACTTCCAGCGGCGCTCTTACTGTAACCATTGCCGCAGCCTACTGCAATGTTGGTGATGCCGTGAGCGGCGTAACCATTAAGCGCGGCAGTTCAGGTACTGTTGTGCTGGATCTACACGGCGCCAGCGACTTTCCTGGTTCCAATCAGATTCCAGCACTGGCCATAGGCGCCACCAGCAGCATCGATGTTACCTTCAACATGCCAGGTATGCTGATTTTGGATCTGCGCAAAGGCGATGGATTCTCCAGCACCCAAACCAACGTGGGGGTATAATGAAACTCATTACTGAAACCATAGAGTCAGTTAAATATCTGACCGAGAAAAAAGAAGACGGCGGCAAGGCCTATTTCATCGAAGGTCCATTCCTGCAGACCGAGGTAGTAAATAAAAACGGGCGCAAGTATAGCAAGCCTGTGATGGAGCGTGAGGTTAACCGCTACATCAAAGAATATGTTGAGACCAAGCGTGCCTTTGGCGAGCTAGGACATCCCGATGGTCCAGGCATCAACCTGGATAGAGTCAGCCACATGATCACCAGTCTCAAGGAAGACGGCAACAACTATGTTGGACGTGCCAAGATCATGACCGAGACTCCCATGGGACGCATTGTAAAGAATTTGATCGACGAGGGTGCTCAGTTGGGCGTATCAAGCCGCGGCATGGGTAGCCTGGTTATGAACAAAGAAGGTGTCAATGAAGTACAGGACGATTTTTATCTGGCAACTGCAGGCGACATTGTAGCCGATCCCAGTGCACCCGATGCCTTTGTACGTGGCATCATGGAAGGCAAAGAGTGGGTCATGGTTGAAGGCCGTTTTGTAGAGCGCGACATTGACCGTGCTCGAAATGTAATACGCCGTGCCAGCAGCAAAGATTTAGCCGAAGCGCAGATTCAGGTCTTCAATGACTTTATGCGTCGTCTATCGAATTAAAGATTTTTATAAATAATACGAACCCGTTTTAGGTTAGGAGATACTAATGTCACTAGAAACCAAAATCCGCGAGCTCATGGAAGCTAAAAAATCCAAGGCGCTTAACGAGGCTGCAGCTGGCAAGAGCGACGACGGCGAAGGCATGAACGCTCATATGCAGGGCGACAGCCAAAAAGCCACGTATACTGAAATTGATCCGCACAATGGTCAGGCCATTGTCAAGGGCGATGACAGTATCAAGAAGCCAGCTGGCGAAACCAGCAATCCCAAGCAGGGCGACAGCAAGGACGCTGATGTCAATCAGGTCGATCCCCATGGTCAGAACAGCAATACACCAGACTCAAGTCTGAAAAAAGGCAACAGTGAGCCACAGGCACGTCAGGGCAATAGCCGTGATGCTGCTGTGAAGGTAGCCACTGGCAAGGGCACCAGCACTACTGGTACTTTTGAGCAGCCCACCAATCCAGGCGAAGGTCAGATTCCCTTCAAGGAAGATGCCGATGCCGACGACGAAGTCATCACTGAAGAAGATCTGGAAGATCAGAACACCGAGCCACGCAAGGTAGAAATGAATCTGGAAGATCTGCGCAAGGATATCGCCAGTGTGTTCAGCACCGATACCAATCTCAGTGAAGAGTTCAAGACACAGGCCAGCGCCATTTTCGAGGCAGCTGTAATTAGCCGTGTCAACAACGAAATCGAAAAAATTACCGAAGAGCTTGTTGAACAGGCTGCTAAGGAAATTGAATCTATCAAAGAGGGACTTGTAGAAAAGGTTGATTCATATCTAAATTATGTTGTAGAACAATGGATGCAGGACAATGAAATTGCCGTGGAAAAAGGTCTGCGCACAGAAGTTGCCGAAGACTTTATGCTTGGTCTAAAAAATCTTTTCCAAGAACACTACTTTGAAGTACCCGAGGACAAGGTTGACGTTCTCGAAGACATGGCTGTCAAGGTCGACGATGCCGAGGCTAAACTCAACGAAGCCATTAGCACCAACATTGAGCTCAAGTCTCAATTGGATGCAGTGATGCGCGATCGTATCATCGAACACGCCAGCCGCGGACTTACCGCTACTGATGCTGAAAAACTAGGCAAATTGCTTGAAGGCGTTGAATTTGACAACGAAGATCTGTTCACACAGAAGGTCAAGGTTGTCAAGGAAAATTATTTCCCAGCCGGCACACCTACCAGCCCTGAAAAGATGCTGGAAGAGGCAGTGCAGAATGGTGACAAGCCAGCCGCTGATATCCCAGCACAGATTCAGCGTTACGTTCAGACCATTTCGAGATCAGTCAAGAAATAAGTTTTTATAAATAACGATATAGTTTCTTTTAGGAGAAAAAAACATGTTCAATTTAAACGAACAAATCCAGAACAAGTGGGAAGCAGTTATCAACCACGATGCTCTGCCCGAAATCAAAGACGCCTATAAGCGTGCTGTAACAGCAACTCTGCTGGAAAACCAGGAAAAAGCCCTGATGGAAGAGAAGCAGGCTCTGTGGGAAACCACTCCTGCCAACGCCATCGGCGGTGGTTTCAGCGGCCAGGTCAATGGTTCGCCTAACGCCAACATGGCTGGTTACGATCCAATCCTGATTAGCCTGGTACGTCGTGCCATGCCTAATCTCATGGCCTATGATGTCTGCGGCGTTCAGCCAATGACTGGTCCTACCGGTTTGATCTTCGCTATGAAGTCAAACTACAGCAGCCAGGGTAACACCGAAGCACTGTTCAACGAAGCCGACACCGACTTCGCAGGTAGCTCCATCACTGCACATGCTGGTACAAACCCAGTTAACAGCCCATACACCACTGGTGTTGGTATCGCCACAGGCGACGCTGAACAGTTGGGCGACACCTATGCATTTGGTCAGATGGCATTCAGCATCGAAAAGACCACTGTCACAGCCAAGACTCGTGCTCTGAAAGCTGAGTACACCGTCGAACTCGCACAGGACCTGAAGGCAGTACACGGTCTGGATGCCGAAGGTGAACTAAGCAACATCCTGAGCCAGGAAATCCTGTTCGAGATCAACCGCGAAGTTATCCGTACCATGTATGCAGCTGCCAAGCCAGGTGCAGACACTGGTGCCACCACAACCTACGGTACATTTGACCTGGATGTGGATGCCAACGGTCGTTGGAGCGTAGAACGCTTCAAAGGCTTGCTGTTCCAAATCGAACGTGATGCCAACAACATTGCTCAGCAAACACGTCGTGGTAAAGGTAACTTCATCGTTTGCTCCGCAGACGTTGCAAGTGCACTGAGCATGGCAGGTATCCTGGACTATACTCCAGCACTGAGCACCAACCTCAACGTTGACGATACTGGCAATACATTTGCTGGTGTTCTGAACGGTAAGATTCGTGTCTATGTTGACCCATATTCAGCTAACCTGAATACTGCTAACCAATTCTATGTAGTTGGTTACAAGGGTACTAACCCATATGACGCTGGTATGTTCTATTGCCCATACGTTCCTCTGCAGATGGTTCGTGCGGTCGATCCTAGCACCTTCCAGCCCAAGATTGGCTTCAAGACACGCTATGGCATGGTAACCAACCCATTCACTAGCCTGAGCGCCAACAGCAACACCTACTACCGTCGTGTCAAGGTTACAAACCTAATGTAATCATTGAGGCTCCGGTAAGAGAGCAGTTTAGAGGGGGACTTAGGTCCCCCTTTTTTATCAGATAAATAATGGAAATACCTTAGAGGTCATCCATGAGTAAACTATCAGATTTAAACGCCGCCATAGCCAACGCTGCTACCAACACAGCAGTCACCAACTATCTCAAACCCAATAGCTTTAAGTTTGTGATTGCGCGCGCACCCAATGTAACCTATACTTGTCAGAGCGCCAATCTACCAGCCATACAGCTGGGTGCAGCCATGCAGGTTACTCCCTTCGTTGACATACCACATCCTGGTGACAAGGTTAACTATGGTGAGTTTACCATTAGATTCCTGATCAACGAAGACATGAGCAACTACAAGGAAATATCTGCCTGGATCGAACAACTGGGTACACCCTACAGTGGCGATCAGTATGCACAGGCTCTGCGTCGAGCATCGGCATTTACTTCATACAATGCAGAAAATTATCAGAATGTATTCAGCGACGCTGCTCTGCTAATCTTGGACAGTGACAATCTACCCATAGTTAAACTGGTGTTTCAGGATTTGTTTCCCATCAGCATCGAAGCTCTGGACTTCGACATCACAACCGCTGGCATGGAATACTTTGTAGGCATAGCGGCATTCCGATACAAATTGTTTACCATTGAATCTATATAATCATTGACATCTTTGCTGAATTCAGATATAATGAATGTATCTGAATCGGAGTTATTATGAAACTTACTGAACTACAAGAAAACTGGGCCAAGGACAGCAAGATCGATGAAACCAATCTGGGTCGAGCTGCTGCCCGCACACCCGAACTACACGCCAAGTATCTCAATCTATTGACGTCGGCCAAGCTGCAGCATCGCAAAGCCGAGTCAGACTATCTCAAACTTCGTCGCATCAAGTATCGGTATTTCCGTGGCGAGCTCACTCGCGACGAGCTGGAGGCACTGGGCTGGGGTCAGTACCAGGGAGTCAAGCCCATCAAGAATGAAATGGATGAGTTCCTGCAGACCGACGAAGATTTAATCACAGCACAGGACAAACTGGAATATCTTAAAACTGTGCTGGTGCAGCTGGAAAGTATCTTAAAGAGTCTGCATAGCCGTACCTGGGATATCAAGAACAGCATTGAGTGGACTAAATTTACCAATGGATTGATGTAATGTCTGAAATAACCATACTAGAAAAAGATCAGGTATACTGCAGAATCAATTCTGACGATGTCAGCATACTGCAGGAACTGTCGGACTACTTTACCTTTGAGCAACCTGGCGCACGCTTCATGCCGCAGTTTCGTGCCAAGCTCTGGGATGGAAAAATACGTCTGTTCAATTTGTTCAGACAAGAACTCTATGTTGGTCTAATACCCTATGTAAAGTTATTTGCCGAGCAGAATCAATACCGAGTTGTTGATCAGCGCACGGCTTTGCCCGAGCCCTATATTGATGTGCAGGAGTTTTTACAGAGTCTGGATCTGCAGGGTCATGGCAAGCCCATAGACATTCGCGACTATCAGATCGACGCAGTCCGACATGCCATACACCATCATCGTGCCTTGCTGCTCAGCCCCACAGGCAGTGGCAAGAGTTTAATCATCTATGGACTGATACGCTATCATTTAAATCAGGGACGCAGAATACTAATACTGGTACCCACCACCAGTCTGGTAGAACAGTTATATTCAGACTTCCAGGACTACAGTTCAGCCAATGGCTGGCGCACCAGTGAACACGTACACAGAATCTATGCTGGTGCCGACAAGGCCGCAGAGTTTGACATCACCATCAGCACCTGGCAAAGTCTCTACAAGTTACCGAAAAAGTTTTTTGAGAAGTATGATGTAGTCATAGGCGATGAAGCACATCTGTTCAAAGCACAGAGTCTGACTGGCATACTAAATAAAATGCCTGACTGTGCATATCGCATTGGCACCACAGGTACCTTGGATGATAGCAAGACTCATAAGCTGATCTTGGAAGGCATCTTTGGCGCAGTACACAGAGTAACCACCACCAAGTCGCTGATTAAAAATCAGCAGCTGGCGGATCTGGAGATACAGTGCTTAATCATGAAGTATTCCGAAGAAGATTGTAAGGCAGTGCGCAGTTTTACCTATCAGGAAGAAATGGACTGGCTGGTAACGCATCCAGCTCGCAATCGATTTATTCGTAATCTGGCCTTGGCTCAGACAGGCAACACACTGGTGCTGTTCCAGTATGTGGAGAAACATGGCAAGGCTCTGCATGAGATGATTGCTGCGCGTGCAGCCGATGGGCGTCAGGTGTTCTTTGTCTATGGCGGTACCGACACAGAGCAGCGTGAACAGGTTCGTCGCATTACTGAGCAGGAAAAAGATGCCATAATTGTGGCCAGCTACGGCACATTTTCCACAGGTATAAATATACGGAACCTGCATAATATTGTCTTTGCCAGCCCCAGCAAAAGTCGTATTAGAAACCTGCAGAGTATAGGACGCGGTCTGAGAACTTCGGACAGCAAGGATCGTTGCAAGTTGTTTGATATTGGAGATGACCTGAGCCACAAGAGTAAAAAGAACTTCACTCTGTTGCACATGGCAGAAAGAATTCGTATCTACAACGATGAAGGTTTTGATTACAAACTAACCGAGGTGCCGCTACAATGATCTACTATAAAGCTGTAAAATTAAAAAATGGCGAGCTCATGGCCTGCAGCACTGACAATGACATTACTACACAGGATGTCATGACGTCAAAATTTATTACTGTGAACAATCCAGTAATATTCAACAGTTTTAAATATCTGGATTCAGATGGTGAGTTGGTTGAAACCATTAGCATGATGCCTATGATGCCCATAGGAGAAACTGAAAAAGTTGAACTCAATGCTGATCATATTTTTAGCATCACGGCCATGTTGCCTGCTGCTGCGATCCGCTATGAAAGCTTCTTGGAACACTTTCAGGAACAACGTCAGGAAGATGAACAGCAGGCAGTCGTCGATGAAGCACAGTTCACAGAAGAAGATGAAGAGTTACTGCAGGCATTGCAGGAGTTCAAACATAAAATGGTTCATTAACTGACCACACCGTGATTATAGAGCCAGTGTCAATGGCTGTCAATAGCATTCATGAATTTAAATTGAAATGAGGTAACATGGAAACACAGACAAAACCCACCAAGGCTGCGGCCAATCATTATATCGATAATCAGGCCTTTCTGGCTGCATTGTTGGAACATCGCGAAGCCGTGCAGACTGCCCGAGCCGCTGGCACCGAACCACCGCCCATCAGCAATTACCTGGGTGACTGTTTCATCAAAATCGCTCGCCATCTAAGCTATAAATCGAACTTCATTAATTATAGCTACAAGGATGAAATGATCTCAGACGCCATTGAGAACTGTCTGGCTGTGGTGAACAACTTTGATCCTGCCAAGTCAAAAAATCCATTTGCCTACTTTACTCAGATTACCTACTTTGCCTTCATTAGACGCATTCAGAAGGAAAAGAAAATGCTGCAGACCAAGTATCGCTACATCGATCAACTGGATCTCAATGAACTCATTACACAGGAACAGGACAACGGTGAGTTTCAGAATCAGTTTCTGGAGTATCTCAAAAATCAGCTGGACGGCTATGATTACGAAAAGGTCGTCAGTCCCGCCACCAAAGCCGCAATAAAAAAGAAAAAGAACGAAGAATCAACTATTGACCCTGACACTGAACTATAATATACTGGCAGTATTATCTTGAATGGAGTTGGCATGAAAATTCGTTACTCAGAAATCTTCTATAGTTTTCAAGGCGAGGCCGAGTTGGCTGGCAAGCCCAGCGTCTGGCTAAGGTTCTTTGGATGCAATCTAGAATGCAATGGATTTGGTCAGATGGATCCAACCAATCCCGCAACCTATGTCTTGCCTTATGCCAGCTTTGATGTCAGCAAGGTAAAGAAGATCGAAGACTTACCTGTATGGGATCATGGCTGTGACTCTAGCTACAGCTGGAGTGCTAAATACAAACACCTGGCGCACGATGACGACGCTGCCGCGGTCTGTGACAAGCTCATTGATCAGATGCGTCATAGCAGCAATCCCCGAGGTGACTGGGTTCATCCAGTAACTGGTCAGGATACTCAGCTTTGCTTTACTGGCGGTGAGCCCATGATGTGGCAAAAGGCCATGCTGGCCATCCTGCGTGAACTCAAGGCTCGAGATCAGCTGCCCCGCACTGTCACAGTAGAGACCAATGCCACCAAGGCCCTGACTGATGATCTGCGTGAATTCATCAACGAAGAATTTGCACAAGAAGGCGGTAGTCGTTGGCACTGGGCCATGAGTCCTAAACTCTGGACCGTGGCAGGTGAAAAAGATGCAGTCAAAGACGATGTTATTTTTAACTATGTCACTGAAACCTTCAGCACTGGTGTATTGAAGTTTGTCTGCAATGGCAGTGCGGACAACTGGGCCGAGCTAGATGGCCATGTTGATAGACTGCAAAGATTGTTCGGTCAGAACAGTTATTACTGTCCTGACGTCTGGATCATGCCTGTGGGTGCCACCAAGGACTCGCAGGAAAATGCGGCGGTTGCTGATATCTGTTTGGAGGCCATGCGTCGCGGTTATCAAATAGCTACAAGGAATCATTGCTATGTCTTTGGAAACGTCATTGGAAAATAAGAGCTGGACTGCCACAGTCGAATATGATAATGAGACTGGTGACTATGTAGTACCCTTGCCTTCTGAAATACTGCGTGATTTAGATTGGAAGATCGGCGACACTCTGGAATGGATAGACAACCATGATGGTAGCTGGACTCTGAGAAAACGCGACAGGCTATTGACACGATGGTATAAAAATGTCATACTATGGCTAGATAAATTTTTTAAAAGGATTTGAACATGGAAAGAAATATCAGTGAAGTGATTCGTGAGCGCATCAAGAATGGTGGCGGACGATACTTTAGCAATGACAACATCAGTGGCTTCATCGAAACCGAAGAAGAAGTCGAACGTCTGGTAGACGAAGTAGCCTGTCAGTTTCAAGGCGTACTAAATAGTCTAATCATTGACACTGATAATGATCATAATACACAAGACACAGCACGACGAGTGGCCAAGATGTTTGTTCATGAAACCTTTGGCGGCCGATACAAGAACCCTCCTAAAGTAACTGCTTTTCCTAATGTCACAGAATACGATCAACTCTACGTCACAGGACCTATCACAATCCGCTCTACGTGTGCTCATCACTTCCAAAATATTGTGGGGCGTGCCTATATCGGAGTCTATCCTGGAAAGAACGTCATTGGACTTAGTAAGTTCAATCGCATCGCGGATTGGATTGCCAGCCGTCCTCAAATCCAGGAAGAAATGACAGTGCAGATTGCCGACGCCATTGAGAAGGAAACCGAGGCCGAAGGCGTAGCTGTACTGGTGCAGGCTGAACACCACTGCATGACTCATCGCGGTGTCAAGGAGCATGAGAGCGACATGACTACTGCCATCATGCGCGGCAAGTTTCAGACAGACAAAAGTCTGAAAAAAGAATTTTATGACATTGTGGCTAAAATGAAATGAACAATAAACAACGCGAAATCCTGCTAATCGCGCAGGAAGAATGTGCTGAGGTAAGTCAGGTCATCAGCAAAATATTCAGATTTGGCCTGGATGAAACCTATGACAATAAAACCAATCGTGAACGTCTGGAAGAAGAAGTTGGCGATCTGGTGTGCATGATTGAACTCATGCAGAGCAATGGATTAATAGACCCTGAATTTTTGCGTAATGCTACCCGCACCAAGTACAGCAAACTTCAACGCTGGAGCACCATCTTTGAGGAGATACAATGAAGAACAAACGTCAACGAGTACAGCGTCGCTGGGACAAGGTCCTGGCCAAGTGGTATGGCATTCCTAAAATGGCACGGCAGCATGCCAAGCAGCATGGCAGCAGCGTAGAAATGCTGCTCAGTACCTGGTTACAGCAAAACAAGATCAAGCATCGCGAATTGCCTGAAGACAAAGAACATCCAATCTACTGGCGCTGGGTGTAACGTGATAAACGTAATGATTGACCTGGAGACCTACAGTACCAGGCCCAATGCCGCCATTGCCAGCATTGGTGCAGTTAAATGGCAAGACGGTGAGATCGTCGACACCTTTTACTGCACCATTGATCCTGCAACCTGCAAAGAAGCAGGACTGCACTTTGAAAAGTCCACCCTGGAGTGGTGGCAAAAGCAAAGCAAAGAAGCTCGCGCTGCCTTGCTCAAAGATAATCTAAGTCTGGAAGAAGCACTGACCAACTTCGAGGCCTGGTATGGCAACAAGAGTTTGCCTACCTGGGGCAATGGTGCTGGTTTTGATAATGTAATCCTGGACTGTGCCTACAAGGCTCTGGACAGAAAGCGGCCTTGGTTGCCCTGGGAAGATCGTTGCTATCGCACCATGAAGAACATCGTCAACATCCCCATTGACAAACGTGAAGGAACATATCATAATGCACTTGACGACGCCATCACACAAACCAAGCACCTAATAAAAATTCTGGGAAGTTAATATGTTTGAATACGTAGCCAGTGGTACCAGTTACTTTAAATTGATGTATCAAGAAAGTCTGGCACCACAGAACCTGGACTGGTTCACCCGCACCTTTGGCAGTCTCAACGATCAGCACAATCATAAGATCAGTTTACTGTACAATGCCTATACTGAGAAGAGACCTGGCCGTTGGTGCGGCTCCCATTATCGCGGTCTAGTACACAACATCCATGCCGACTCTGGTGGACTGCAGATGGTGACGCTGGGCCGCACCATCACAGAAGAGCTCAAGGAGGAAGTCTATGCCAATCAAGCTGAAAATAGCGATGTGGCTATGTGCTTTGATGTTATACCTGTACGCACTCTTGATAATGGTAGGTCTGAACGTCTGGATCTTAGCAATCGAAGGTTTGACCGTGCTGATCTTGAGCGTTGTGCTCGTGCAACTGGCAAGAACCTTAAAAGACAAATAGAGTTCTTTCTGGAAAAAGGCACCACTGCCAAGCCCATGTTGATTACACAGGGCAATGACTATGACTCATACATGAAGTGGACTCAGTATGTCGTGGAAGAATTGCCAGCTGGTTATACCAAACACATTGGCGGCATAGCCATGGGAGCGGCCGCGCTGGGCAAAGGCAGTCTGGAAGACATCAAGCGTGCATTCTATTTTACTCAACTGCCCATAGATCTGGAACATCGTAACCTGCATTTGCTGGGAGTAGGTAGTGTGTATCGAATGCTGCCACAGCTGATCTTTATTCAGAATGGCATGTATGCTGATGTGCATATGAGCTATGATAGCACTACACACACCAGTGGCGTGACTCAGGGTCGTTACTACATGAACGACTATGCCTTTACCTTTACCCGTGCCTTTGACGACAGCTATCGCATTGTGCTGGATGACATGAAGCGTAATTTTCCTTTCATTGAGTACAGTGTAGATGATCTCTACAATGTGCTGAATCACAGCAGCCGTACCTATGAAACTAAATTTGGCAGCATCGATCCCAGCATGCAGCTCTATGTTGCCTATGTAAGTTCGTCTATCAAGAATTTTATCGAACAGGTAGATCGAGTCAGCAAGAGTCAGCAAGAGGTGCTGAAGTTTGCCAAAGGACTTGACAGGAATGCCTTTGATGCCTTATACTCAGTTAAGACTACTGAGGATTTTGATCACTGGTTGAAGCACGTTGGACCCTACATGGATTCAGAACCAGTGCAAGAATATGTTGAGCCCAATACCCTGGAGGATTTATTCGCATGATTAAACGCTGGATTGAAGTTACTTTTCAAAGAGAAGGGATACACAAGTATCCTGCCGCCTTAACCGAACCTGCCCTAGCCGATGTTTCGTTTCTTGGTTATCCTCATCGCCATATGTTTCATTTCAGGGTGCGCATCGCAGTCACGCACAACGACCGAGACATTGAATTTATTCAATTCAAAAGGTGGCTTGAATCACTGTATTCAGGGGAACAAAATACTTTGCAGCTCGACTATAAGAGTTGCGAGATGATTGCCGATGAATTAATTGAGACCATTGCCGCACGCTATCCTGGTCGCGACATGACAATCCAGGTCTTTGAGGATGGAGAGAATGGTGCAATTCTGGAGTATACAGCATGACTGAAAAAATTGTAATTGTTACTGGTGGATTTGATCCTCTGCACAGTGGTCATGTTAGCTACATCAGAGCTGCTCGACGTCTGGGCGACAAATTAATTGTAGGCATCAACAGCGATGCCTGGCTGACTCGTAAAAAGGGTCGGCCTTTCATGCCCTGGTTTGAACGCAGCAAGGTCATACAGGCCATGAAAGATGTTGATTATGTCATGCAGTTCAACGATGATGACAACAACAGCAAGGACTGCATTCATAAATGTCGTCTGATGTGGCCCAGTGCCCAGCTAATTTTTGCCAATGGCGGAGATCGTACCGCAGTAAATATTCCTGAAATGGACTATCAAGATGACAATCTGGTATTTGAATTTGGCGTAGGCGGAGAAGACAAGGCCAACAGCTCAAGCTGGATCCTGGAAGAATGGAAAGCACCCAAGACAGATCGACCCTGGGGCTATTATCGTGTACTGCATGAGGTAGGTGACAATACCAAGGTCAAAGAGCTCACAGTCAATCCTGGCGAACGATTAAGCATGCAGCGACATCAGGATCGAGCCGAGCATTGGTTTGTGGCCGAAGGTACAGCCACGGTATATACAATCGATGAACGCACTACCGACGCAGAGCTGCTGGGATATTATAATAAGCATAACCACATACATATTAGCAAGACTGAGTGGCATCAGCTTTGCAATGAAACTGATAAGCCACTCAAGGTAGTTGAAATACAGTATGGCGATCGTTGCATTGAATCTGATATTGAGAGATTATGAAAACACTTTATATTGTACCCATTGAGCCCATTGATCAGCGTTATACCAAGCAGTGGTATGAAAATATCCCCAAGTTAATTAACCAGCGCATTGCCGACAAGAAATGCGTTCCTTGGAATGTTGTCACCATAGACGGCAAGCAACCCAAGACGGGTACCACTACTGGTGCCTTCCTAGACTTCGGCATAACCAACATCTACAAGGCCACGCAGGTTGAACAAATTGCTGCTCTGTTCAGTCATGGCAAAATTAAAGCTGGCGATAAGTTCCTGGTTACCGATGCCTGGAACTTTGTCATTACTGCCATACGTTATATGTCGGATCTGCTGGACATACCAGTAGAGATTCATGGCATCTGGCATGCAGGTGCCTATGACCCAACTGACATCCTGGGTATGAAGATGGGCAAAGGCTGGAGTTCCAATCAGGAACGCGCCTGGTACTATGCCTGTGACTATAATTACTTTGCCACAGACTTTCACAAAGATATGTTTCTTGAAAACCTGGCCATCAGTTATACTGATCGACGAGCATATCGTTCTGGCCAGCCGCATGACTTTATCGTCAACATGTTGGTTGCACAACAGTCTGCGGAAAAATATCCTGTGGTAATGTGGCCACATCGTTATAACTCAGATAAGCAACCTGAGATTGCCGAGGATCTGTCTAACCATCTTAATCTGGTTATTACTCAGAAGATGAATCTCAGCAAAGACGATTACTATACCACTCTGGGACAGGCCGCCATTATTTTTAGTTGTGCTCTGCATGAAAATCTGGGCATCAGTGTCATGGAAGGAACCCTGGCAGGTGCCATACCAGTTGTTCCTGATCGTGCCAGCTATGCTGAAATGTATTTGCCCGAGTTCAAGTATCCCAGTCATTGGACCAGTAGCTGGGAAAATTATGTCGAGAATCGCGACAACATCCAATCCTTTATTACACACAGAGTACACAATCGTGAACAGTTCCTGACTTTGCTGAAGGAACAGCAGCAAATCCTCATCGATCGTTTCATGAATGCCAACATCATGATTGATAAAATCCTAGAGGTATAACATGAAAGTAGGTTTTACTTGTTCAACCTTTGACCTGTTTCATGCAGGTCATGTCACCATGCTCAAAGAAGCACGGCGCCAATGCGATTATTTAATTGTGGGTCTGCAGACCGATCCTACCATAGATCGCCCCACAGAAAAGAACAAACCCATACAAAGTGTATTTGAAAGATTTGTTCAGATTGATGCCTGCAAGTATGTCAATGAAATTGTGGTGTACAGCACCGAAAAAGAACTCATTGACATCTTCCTAAGCTATCCCATAGACATTCGCATTCTGGGTGTGGAATATCAGGGACGTGACTTTACTGGCAAGACTGAATGTTTAAACCGTGGTATTGAATTCTACTTCAATGATCGCAAGCATAGTTTTTCCACCACCGAACTTCGGCAACGAGTCTACAACATAGAAAAAAATCGTCTGGATAATATTGACTCTGCACCACAGACAATATACAATAATATAAAGTAGTAAGGAGATAAAATGTACCTAAGCACAAAAGTTTATGGTAATGACCGCGGTCTGAGCTGCTGTTTCCGTCAGTGGCGGTCAAGTCACAGTCATTGCAGTCTGCTGCATGGCTACAGCATTGGCATTAAGTTAGTCTTTGAAAGCGAAACTCTGGATGACCGTAACTGGGTCATGGACTTTGGTGGACTCAAGGCATTCAAAGAATGGTCAGAGTATATGTTTGACCATACCTTGGTCATTGCCCAAGACGATCCACATCTGGAAATGTTTGAGAAGATGTCCAGTCTGGGTCTGCAGGATCAGGGCGGCGTCTGCGACCTTCGCATTGTCGAAGGTGTAGGTTGTGAAAAGTTTGCCGAGCTTGCCTATAAAGAAATGGCTACTATACTGCACATCTTTAAAAATGGCAATGAATATTACTGCCCCAACGGCAATGTCTTCAAAGCCAGATATCCAGTAGGGCAGGGAGTAAGACTACGCAGTGTAGAAGTATTTGAACACAACGCCAACAGTGCTACCTATGAGGGGTAAACATGGAAGAGGTCGAACATAGTCTGCGAGAGACTATCAAGCATTTAGAAGAGCGTCACAAGGAATTGGAATACAGCATAGCCTGGGGATACAGCAGCTATCTCAATGATACCGACATGGGCAAGATGAAAAAAGAAAAATTGATGATCAAAGATAGAATTGAGCAACTTAGAAATGAACTATGAAAATTGCATTGATAACCGACACGCACTTTGGGGCCAGGTCAGATAGTCTACCCTTTGATAACTTTTTTAGGAAATTTTACGATGAAGTCTTTTTTCCAACACTTACACAGCAACATATTACTACTGTCATTCACCTTGGCGATTGTTTTGACCGTCGTAAGTATATTAATTTCAATATTCTAAAAAACTGCCGAGACTATTTCTTCAATAGGATGGCAGACAACGGCATCAATGTTCACATGATGGCCGGTAATCATGACACCTATTTTAAAAATACCAACGATGTAAATAGTCCTGATCTGTTGCTCAATGACTATACCAACATTGTTACCTATGCCAGCCCAGACACTCTGCAATTAGATCATACCAGCATCCTAATGATGCCCTGGATCTGTGCTGACAACTATGCTGAGTGCATGGATGCCATCAAGAACAGCACAGCACCTGTACTGTTTGGGCATCTAGAGTTGGCTGGCTTTGTCATGCACAAAGGACAGCAGAGCGAAGGTGGCATGGATCCAAAGATCTTTGACAAGTTTGATCTGGTGTGCAGTGGTCATTTCCATCATCGTAGTCGCAAAGGCAACATACAGTATCTGGGCAATCCCTATGAGCTAACCTGGAGTGACTTTGACGATCCCCGAGGCTTTCATATCTTTGATACTAAAACACTGGACCTACAGTTCGTAGAAAATCCATATCGTATGTTTATGCGTCTGGTCTATGATGATGCAGAAACCGATCCTGACACCATAGATGCAGCACAGTATGCAGAAAAGAATGTCAAGCTCATTGTTGCCAACAAGACAGACTTTTATAAGTTTGACCAGCTGGTAGATAGACTTTATAAACAAAATCTGCTAGAATTAAAAATCATTGAAGACTTTTCAGAGTTTGAAAGCGATGCTCTGGACGATGAAAATCTCAACATTGAAGATACCATGAGCCTGCTCAACAGCTTTGTTGACAGCACAGAAACCGATGCCGATAAAACTCGAATCAAGAACCTGATGCGTGAGCTCTATGTAGAAGCACAAAATTCGGAGGAGTAATGTACCTTAGACGTCTGCTCTGTGCAATTTTTGGACATCGACCATATCGTCCCGATAAAGTCGGATCTCCCAGATTCTGGGCTTGTCAACGTTGTCATAAACAATTAGATTTAGACGGTCGGATTTGATGATAAAATTCAAGAAGATAAGCTGGCGTAATTTTTTAAGCACTGGCAATGCCATCACAGAGGTACAGCTGGATCGTACCAACACTACTCTGATTGTTGGTGAGAATGGCGCAGGCAAGAGCACCATCTTGGATGCCATCTGCTTTGCGCTCTTCAACAAGGCCTTTCGCAACATCAGCAAGCCACAGCTATTGAACAGCATCAATCAGAAAAATCTTCTGGTCGAGGTAGAGTTCAGCATAGGCCGTCGCGACTATCGCATTGTGCGTGGACACAAGCCATCCAGATTTGAGATCTATGTCGACGGTAACTTCCTTAATCAGGAGGCCGATAGCCGAGACTATCAACGCTATCTGGAAGAGCATATACTGAAGCTGAACTACAAGAGCTTTACTCAGATTGTTATCTTGGGCAGTGCTAGCTTTACTCCGTTCATGCAGTTACCACCATCACATCGTCGAGAGATCATCGAGGACCTGCTGGACATACGCATCTTTACTGCCATGAACCAGCTGCTCAAGGATCGTCAAAACCAGCTCAGAGATTCACTTAGGCAGCTAGAGTCTGACATCGACGTGCAGAAAGAACGAGTCAGAATACAGAACGAATATATCAAGACTCTGGAAGTAGATCATCAGAACCGCAGCCAGGAAATTCAGAACAACATTGACCAGGCTGCCACAGAGATTGATTTTTCCAACTCAGCAGTCATCAAGTTAGAGGCACAGGTACATGCACTGCGGTCTCAGATCAATGATGAGGATAGTCAGATTGCCAAGGCGCGCACACTGGCAGACCTGCAGCGCAAGATGACTGAAAAGATAGCCAAGGCACAGACAGAGATTGCCTTCTATCATGACAATGACAACTGTCCTACTTGTCAGCAGGGTTTGCCACATGAGTTGAAGACCGAGGCCATAGCAGCACAGAATTCCAAGATGGAAGAAATACAGCAGGCACTGACTGCTCTGAGCAACAACATTGACATTGTACAGCAACGTCTGGACATCATACACGACACCTCCACACAGATATCCGAACACAATCAGGAAATCATTACCTACAACAATGCCATCATTGCCAACCAGAAGTATATTCAGAAACTGCAGGCTGAACTCAATACACACACAGGCACCACAGACAATCTGGATGAAGAGAAGAGCAAGCTTCGTGGGCTGGCTCGAGAGGTTGTAGCCCTGACACAGGAAAAGACTAGCCTGAGTGAAGAGAAGTATTATCAGGATATAGCCAGCAATCTGCTCAAAGACACTGGCATCAAGACCAAGGTCATACGTCAGTATTTGCCAGCCATCAACAAACTGGTGAATAAATACCTGAATGCCATGGACTTCTTTGTGAGCTTTGAATTAGACGAAGCCTTCAATGAAACCATCAAGAGCAGACATCGCGATGACTTTAGCTATGCCAGCTTCAGTGAAGGCGAAAAGCAGCGTATTGACCTGGCTCTGCTGTTTACCTGGCGCACCATAGCCAAGATGAAGAACTCAGCAGCCACCAATCTGCTGCTATTAGATGAAGTATTTGACTCAAGTCTGGACATCAACGGCACAGACTATCTGATGAATGTACTGAACACTCTGGGCGAAGATACCAATGTGTTTGTCATTAGCCACAAAGGCGATCAGTTGTTTGACAAGTTCCGTTCAGTAATTAAATTTGAAAAATATCAAAATTTCTCGAGGATAGCACAAAAATGATAGACGAAGATCTAGGCGATGATTTTGGTTTTACCGCTGTAGATTTCGATCCTACTGCAGTACAGGCCGAGGTAGATGAAACCAAGACTAAACTACAACAGGTTGAGTCCTTGATCATGCCCTTGTTACGCAACCTGCAGAAGAATCCAGACAAGGCCTATATCCATTGGCCTAATCGCGAAGCAGTAATACAGCGACAGATTGACCGAATATTGGTTATAACCAGATCATGAAACGCATAGCCCTATACATGCACGAGCCTACCTGTGATGCTCAGTGCAGCAATGGTGTCATTGCTTCATTAGAAGGTAAATATCGTTTCAAGTTGTTTGGCAAAAATGCAATGGAAGATGACTTCTTCGACGATGTCGACGCAGTTTTATTTCCTGGTGGTATTGGAGACTCAGATAAATTTGAAAAAGTGGCACAGATTCACAAGCCGCGTATACAAGAATACATTCAAAGGGGTGGTCGTTATATTGGCATCTGCATGGGAGCCTATTGGGCAGACCAATACTATTTTGACATACTGAAAGAAACCAGAGTAGAACAATATATTACTCAACCAGGTACAGACACTCGTCGTCCTCACCCCAAGGCCATGCCAGTAAATTGGCAAGGCAATCTGACTCGTATGTATTTTTATGATGGCTGTACTTTTATTGGTGGGGAACAAGATGTCTATGCCACCTATGCCACAGGCTACCCCATGGCCATTATTCAGAACAAAATAGGCTTGATTGGATGTCATCCTGAAAGCCAGCCCTACTGGTATGATCGACCCAAGTATTTAAAGCCACATTGGCATGGCGGATTAGATAACCGTTTACTATTGGAATTTGTTGATAACTTGATGGAGTTGTGATGATTAAACGTAGGTATGTAAGTGATAGTGAAGTTAGATCTCTGTTGTCCAATGTCATTCGTGAAGCAACCAGTCACGATTTTAAACCTGCGGCCATAGTTGCACCAAGTCGTGGTGGCCTGGGCATAGGCACCATGCTTAGTCATTACTATGACGTTCCGCTGTTTCCCATAGAGCTCAGTACTCGGGACCACGCACACTCTTATCCTCGCTCCAAGACCATGATCATGAACAGTCTGAGCAGAGCCAGCATGGAAGGTGCCATACTGTTTGTGGATGACATCAATGACACAGGCCGAACTCTGGCCGAGCTCAAGAGCATCATTGCCACCATGGAGGCTGACGACATCCACCTGGGTGAGATCCGCTATGCTGTCTTACTAGAAAAGTATAGCAGCCAAGAGGAATTTGACTTCGTGGGCAATCACATCAGCGAAGATCAAGACTCTGAGTGGGTCGTCTTCCCCTGGGAAGACTGGTGGTCGCGCACCCGCAAATCTTAATAAAATTATAAGATTCCCACGTTGCTAACCCATTGATTTACAAGCACTTTTTCAGCCCCGAAAAACATCAATGAAATCAATGGGTTAGAACCCGACCATTTTACTTGGTCTTTCTACTTCTTCTTGACTCTTAGCATCGTTCTGCCATAATGGTGATATGTTGATGATGATAAGGAGTGAATGATGCCTAGAGGTGTTCCTAAGTCGGGTGTTCGTATGACCCGCAAGCGTCTGGAAACTGCAATGCAGGTTGGCGCTGTAGCACAACCTAAAGTGGTTATCCAAAGCGAGACCGATGCTGAGATTGCAGAACGTCTTAATGATCGGTTCGATGCTATGAACACCATGGCACTGGCTACCTTTAAAGGTATCAACAAGAGCCTGATCATCTCAGGTCCTGCAGGTGTTGGCAAGAGCCACACAGTAACCCAGATCATGGATCAGATGGAAGGCGAGAAGCTTTGCACTTTCGTCAAGGGCTATGTTCGCCCCACAGGCTTGTACAAGATGCTGTATGAGAACCGTCACCGAGACTGTGTAGTGGTTTTTGACGACTCCGACTCAGTGTTCCTCGATGACGTGTGTCTTAACCTGCTCAAGGCAGCTTGTGATATGACTCGTAGCCGTCGCCTGAGCTGGTTGACAGAGACCAAGATGGAAGACGAAGACGGCGAGCGCCTGCCCCGTACCTTTGAGTTTGAAGGCTCCATCATCTTCATTACCAACTATGATTTTGATAACCTGATTGACAAGGGCAACAAGCTGGCTCCTCACTTCCAGGCTCTGATTAGTCGTAGCCACTATCTGGATGTTGGCATTCACACCAAGCGCGATTATGTCGTGCGCCTCAAGCAAGTGGTTGGTCAGGGCATGTTGGCAGAGCAGGGCTTTAGTCAAGGCGAAGAACAAGAGCTGATGACATTCATTACCGACAACCAGGACCGTCTGCGTGAACTGAGCCTGCGCATGGTAATCAAGCTGGCTGGTTTGATGCGCATGGGTGGCGATTGGATGAAGATGGCTCGTGCAACCTGCATGAAATGATAACTAGGTCTTGACAGAGTGTGCGTTTTTTGCTATAATCCATATACATAATGAAGAGGTGATGATGGATATCAAGACAAGTAAATCGATATTTGCCAAGTTGCTGGCGCAGGAGAACATCCATGTATATCATGCCAAGGTGCCGACTGCCAGCTTCGATACCAAGAGCCGTACACTGACCCTGCCTATCTGGCAAGACATGGATGGCGACTTATATGACCTGCTCTGTGGTCATGAAGTTGGTCATGCACTGTATACTCCAGCCAAGGGTTGGCACGACGCCATCTGTGGCGAAGACGGAGACATCAAGAACGCCGACATGGCCATGAAAGGCTTCCTCAATGTACTGGAGGATGCCCGCATCGAGAAAAAGATCAAGTCCAAGTATCCAGGTCTGCGCGCCAACTTCTATCGCGCCTATCAGGGCCTGCACGAAAAAGACTTCTTTGAAGTAGCCGACAAGAACATTGGCGACATGCTGCTCATCGACCGCATCAACCTGCACTTCAAGCTAGGCTCCTTCCTGGCAGTGCAGTTCACAGAAGAAGAAAAGGTCTTTGTGCGCCGCACCGAACAGTTGGAGACCTGGGAAGAGGTTGAACAGCTGGCTCGTGACCTCATGGCCTATTGCAAGAAGGAATTAGAAGAAAAGAAGGGTGCCATTAAAAAGAAACTGCGCATCAAGGTTGGCCCTGGTGAGATGGGCGACGATGTCGAATCCGAAGAGCTGGATCTGGATGAGTTCGATGAAATCGAATATGACTTCACAGACGCCATGGAAGAGTTTGAAGATGGTCTGACTGACCAAGAACGCAAAATGAATGTCATGGATCAGCCCAGCTCCGAAACCGATCGTGCCTTTCGTAATCACGAAGATGAACTGCTGGATGCTGCTAGCCGCCCCTACGAGTATGTAACCATACCCACCATCAAGGCCGAACCCTTTATCGAGAAGTATAAGAAGGTCATGGAAGGCATGCAGTTCTTGCCCGAGCAGGAAGAGCTCATGCCCGAGGCTGTGGCAGCATTCAAGAAAAAGAATGACAAGGTCATAGCCTACCTGGTCAAGGAATTTGAACTGCGTCGCAATGCCGAACAGTTGGCCCGTGCCAAGACTAGCCGCAGTGGTGAGCTGGATGTCAAGAAGATCTTTAGCTATCGTTATAACGAAGATCTGTTCCGACGCATCACCACAGTGCCCATGGGCAAGAATCATGGACTGATCATGTTCTTTGACATGAGCGGCAGCATGGGCCAGCAGATGGGTGCCACACTGGAACAGATGCTGGTGTTGGTGGAGTTTTGTCGCAAGGTCAATATTCCTTTCGAGGTCTATGGCTTTACCAATGCACACCCCAGCAACTACTATGAAGATCCTTTCTTTAAAAATCTGGAACAACGTCAGCCCAAGGTTGTAGGTGAGGCTCACGTCGACGACAATGCATTCCGTCTGCGTCAGTATTTTATCGACACCATGCGTCCAGCAGAATATAAACGCCAGGTAGGTAATCTCCTGCTGCTGGCCCGCATCTGGCATCGTCGTGCTCGCCGCTGGAATCGTTATGAACGACTCGAAGAGATGGATCTTATCAATATGCAGGTTCCAGAAAGCGAAGACTTGAACGGTACTCCGCTGAACCAGAGTGTGCTGCTGAGCCTGGATATCTTTAAAAAGTTCAAGGAGCGCACCAAGGCCGAGGTAGTAAACATGGCCTTCCTTACCGACGGTGATTCAGACTCAGCACTGCGCTACATGACAACCTATAGAAATTATTCAGGTGAAGACGTTGTACGCCCCACGGATGTCAAGTCGCCAGAAAATACCAACGTCATCCTGACTCATAAAGATACCCGAGTCAGTGTCAAGGTGGCTGACATAGATCGACGCACAACCTGCAGTTTGATTCGTCTGGTGCGTGAAGTAACTGGTGCCAATGTTGTATGCTTTGACATCCTGGAACATCAGGGACGACGTGCCATGTCTTATAAAATGTTCAAAGGCGATCGTGTGCTGACTCCTGAACAGTTCAGTCAGGTAGAAGCAGCACATCGTAAGTTCAAGAAAGAACGAATCTATGTCATCGAGGATCTGGGCTTCAATGAATACTATTTGATTCCAGGTGGTCAGGATCTGGACATCGATGACGATGAAATGGATGTAGAAAGCGGTGCTGACAAGAAGAAGATCTACAAGGCGTTTGCCGAGATGCAGAACAACAAGACAACCAGCCGAATCCTTCTGAACCGTTTTATCCAAATGATTGCTTGACAACGTGACGCAATTTTGCTATAATAGCAGTACATTGATGGTAGTTTTATATTATGGAGAAAATGATGAGCAAATGGACACAAGCACAGCAAGACCAATTCGTTGCCGATCTCATCGGTGAGTATGGCGTATTGGTACTCCGTCGCCAGGTAGAGCAGACCGCCAGCAGCAAAGGCCTGCCTTATCCTCGGTTTATTATTGACAATCCCGACGCCAAGTCTGGTCGCGGTGTCTATGACATGCGCGTCTTCCAGAAGTTCGCTCCTGCCCAGAGTGTGCAAGAACCTGAAATGGCCGCGGCTCTGGCAGCACAGGTTGTACCCATGGCAAGTCTGCGTCAGAAGAAATTGGAGACTACGGTGGACAATCTGGTGCCACGCCGCGATGAGTTGTATGTTCCTTTTGGCTTCTTCAAGGACCTGAAGAAGGTTATTAGCAGCAAGATCTTCTATCCTGTGTTCATTACTGGTTTGTCAGGCAATGGCAAGACCACCATGGTGGAGCAGGTGTGTGCGGATCTGGGTCGTGAATGTATCCGTGTAAACATCAGCATCGAGACCGACGAAGACGATCTCATCGGCGGCAATACCCTGGTGGATGGTAATATTGTATACCGTGAAGGTCCAGTATTGCTGGCCATGAAGCGCGGTGCCTTGCTGCTCATCGACGAATGTGACCGCGGTAGCAATAAGCTGATGTGCCTGCAGGCCATCATGGAAGGCAAGCCCTACCTGAACAAGAAGACAGGCGAGGTTGTGCATCCTGCTGCTGGCTTCAACATCATTGCCACTGCCAATACCAAGGGCCGTGGTACCGAAGACGGTCGTTTTACTGGTGCACAGATGATTGACGAAGCATTCCTGGAACGCTTTGCCATTACCGTGGAGCAGGAATTTCCCGATAGCAAGATTGAGAAGAAGATCATCATCGGCAAGATGAAGGAGCTGGGTTGCCTGGACGAAGAGTTTGGCGACAAGCTGGTTACCTGGGCTGAAATTATTCGTAAGACATTCCAGGAAGGCGGCATCGACGAACTGATCAGCACTCGACGCTTGCTGCACATCGTCAAGGCATTCCATATGTTCCGTGATCGCACCAAGGCCATTGAGCTCTGCACCAATCGCTTCGATGCCGAGACCAAGTCTGCGTTCAAGGACCTGTACAGCAAGGTAGATGCACCAGCTGTGAATCCTGACCCAGCTCCAGCACCTATCGTGACTGAAGCCACAACTGAAGAGGTACCTTTCTAATGATTATTGGATTTGTAGGATTCATCGGCAGTGGTAAAGATACTGCTGCCGAGTATCTGGTAGAAAAATATAAGTTTCGGCGTGACAGTTTTGCTGCTCCGTTGAAAGACGCTGTGGCAGACATCTTTGGTTGGGATCGACAGTTACTAGAAGGTCACACCAATGAAAGTCGAGCCTGGCGAGAGTGTGCGGATCCTTGGTGGAGTGAGCGATTAGGTCGTGAAGTTACTCCACGCCATACCCTGCAAATCTGGGGTACCGAAGTTGGGCGCAATGCCTATCACACCGACATCTGGGTAGCTAGTCTGGAAAATCGTCTGCGTAAAACTACAGACGATATTGTAATTACTGACTGTCGTTTTCCTAACGAGATTGATGTAATTAAAAAGGCTGGTGGTATCATTGTTAGAATTAGCCGAGGCAAAGACCCAGCTTGGGTTCAGGATGCTCTGGACTATCTAAGTTTTCCAGCTGGCAAACCGCCCAGTCATATTCCACATCAAAGCGAATGGGCCTGGCTAGACCGTCATTATGATGTTCTTGTAGCTAATAGCGGTCCCATGGAATGGTTACATGATCGTCTTGATGGTATGATGGCAACGCTGGCATTGACAGATGCTGCAGTATAATTTATACTGTATTTTTAAACAAGGAGTTATCTGAATGAAAATTAGTACTGATACCATCAAGGTGTTGCAGAATTTTGCCACCATCAACAGCAATATCCGAATCCGTCCTGGATCAGAGATCAGCACCATTGGTCCACAGAAGAATATCTTTGCCAAGGCAACCGTGGCTGAGACTTTTCCCAAGGACTTCTGCATCTATGATCTAAATAGTCTGCTGAGCCTGCTGACGCTCATGGAAGATCAGGACATTGACTTTGGCGATGCCAGTTTGAAGATCAGCAAAGACGGCGGAGAGTTTGAATACTTCTATGCCGATGAGAGTGTGATCATTGCACCCGAGGCAGGCAAGAGCATTGCAGTTGACAATCATTTCCAATTCAAGATGACTGCCAACGATGTACAGATGCTGAACAAAGCAGCTGCCATTGTAGGTGCCAAGTTCATCAGCGTGGTCAGCAGCAAGGGCAAGGTAACGCTGAGCGTTGGCGATCCCAAGACTGCCAGCAGCAACAGCTACAAGCGCACCATTGGTGACTTTGATTCAGACTTCAATTGCCGCCTGGCTGTGGAAAATTTCAAGGTAGTACCCGAAGCCTATGCAGTCACAGTAAGCAAGAAGAAGTTCTTTCACTTTAAACACGAGACCAAGCCCTTGGAGTACTGGCTTGCCATGGAACCCGACAGTCAGGTGTAATCATGAAAAATATCAATACCCGAGTACGACTCAACTATACTGCCACTGATGCTGACAGCAATGATACTTTGCTGGATCTGGATGTGAGCTTTGACAATGCTGACTTCCAGACACTCATGGACAATATCAATACCTGGCTGACAGCCACTGGCCATGGTTTGGTTGTCAAGCCAAAGTATGGATTAGTTGAACCAGCACAGCGTGAAGGATATGAGGTGGCAGACCCCCGAGAAGACCTGTATAAAAAATCCATGATGGAAAGAACCAACTGATATGCAATTTCGTGATGATCAATTTCTGTGGGTAGAAAAGTATCGGCCCAGGCAGCTGGCCGACTGCATTCTGCCTGCAGATCAGCGACAGACTTTTGAACAGTTTGTTGCCAAAGGTGAAATACCCAACATGTTGCTCTGTGGTGGAGCTGGCATGGGCAAGACTACTGTGGCCCGAGCTCTATGTGAGGAGTTAGGATCGGACTACATAGTCATCAATGGTAGTATGAATGGCAATATTGATACGCTGCGCAATGAGATCTTTGGATTTGCCAGCACAGTTAGCTTTGAAGGTCGACCCAAGGTGGTTATCCTAGACGAGGCTGACTATCTTAATCCCAATTCAACTCAGCCGGCTCTTCGTAACTTCATGGAAGAGTTCAGCAAAAATTGTAGGTTTATCCTAACATGCAACTTCAAGAACAGAATCATACAACCACTGCACAGCAGAACCACAGTAGTAGAGTTCAAGATTGCTGCTGCGGAGCGGCCCAAGATTGCTGCAGGCTTCTTCAAGCGGGTCATGGAGATACTGAAAAACGAGAATGTAGAGGCCGATGCCAAGAGTGTGGCAAGGCTGATTGAACGACACTTTCCTGACTATCGCCGTATCTTAAATGAACTGCAACGCTACAGTGTCAGTGGAGTCATCGACGAAGGTGTGCTGTCCAATCTGCAGGATGCCAACATCAAGACTCTGGTGGAGGCACTGAAGGAAAAAGACTTCAAGAAAATGCGTCAGTGGGTTGTAAACAATATAGATAGTGACCCACAGACAATTTTTAGATTGTTGTATGACCAGCTGACTGATCAGGTCAAGCAGGTACCACAACTGGTTCTGTTGTTGGCAGACTATCAGTACAAGGCAGCGTTCGTGGCCGATGCCGAGATTAACCTGGTGGCTTGTCTTACTGAAATCATGGCCGCGGTGGAGTTTAAATCATGACACAAGAAGGATTGGGATTGGATCTGACCCTGGATTGGGAAACTGCGGATCGCATTACTGTGGCTACCTTGAAGAACTATCTGGAAACTCTGGAACACCAGCTAGAAAACTATCACAACGGATCATGGCTACATGCCGACGATGTTGTACATAGCCACGAAATGATCAAGGCAGTAAAGTTTGTGCTCCGAGACTTTGGAGTCTATGATGAGTGATTTTGAAGTACATGAGCGTGGTACAGCACGCGAACTAAAACTACTGCGTGAGCTGGCTACAATCATGTCTGACAACCATCGGCACATGAAGGAGATGAACTGCTACCCTCAGCCAGTGCGAATTAAATTCGCCGAGGTCATGCAGTTCTATAAGGAGCAACAACTTGCTGGATCTATTTAAACCTACCTTTGATTGGATTCGTGATGACTACAATACTCATCCCTTTCGATTTTTTATTGAAGTGCTCGCTTGGGCTGTCAGTATTGGTTGCAGCATTACTATGGCACTTACCGTCCCGAATCCTCCCCTATTGGCTCTTTATCCTGTGTGGATTACTGGCTGTGCCATGTATGCTTGGGCTGCTTATACTAGGAAATCGTTTGGCATGCTGGCTAACTACATCCTGCTGACTGCCATTGATACACTGGGATTGATTCGAATGTTGGTATCATGATTGCTGTGCAGATAGTACTTTATTGGGTGGGCCTGGGAGTTGTAGTCGCCAGCCTGATGTGGCTAGCACTGCAATTTGCTAAATTATGTGAATATTTGACTGATAGAATAAAATGAAGAATGCACTTGGTTATGAAGTAGTTGAAAAGGTTGAAGAGGTCTATAAAAAGCCTCAGATCAGCCCCTTTGATTTTGCCAATGCCATTAACCATAGCAAGGAAGCACTGATTGTTGATGAATGGTCAGAGAAGCAGTACAATGCCTTCATCGTCAACAAAAGCCTGAGCTATGGGGCCGATACCGTAATCTATGCCAACGAAATGAATGCGCGTCCGCATCTGGACCGTCGTCTTCAGTTCGATTTTCTTATAAATACCGTTAGACCACGCAAGCGTTACAACAAGTGGTTGAAAGCCGAAACAGTTGACGTGTTGGCAACGGTACAAGAATACTATGGCTATAGCATAGACAAAGCCCGCCAGGTATTACCTCTGTTGTCTGACTCTCAGTTGGAGCACATGAAGAATAAACTGAACAGAGGCGGTAAATAATGACTGATTTTTTCAATCTTGACCTTCCCTTTGAATATAGTCCTTTGGAAGTTAAACTGGCTCAGCCCGACGATTTCCTCAAGGTACGCGAAACGCTGACTCGTATTGGTGTAGCCAGTCGTCGCAGCAACGTACTGTATCAAAGCTGTCATATCCTGCACAAGCAGGGACACTATTTCATTGTTCATTTCAAAGAGCTGTTTGCACTCGATGGCAAGCAGGCTGATCTGAGCAAAAACGATATCCAGCGCCGCAACAGCATTGCCAAACTTTTGGCAGATTGGGGTCTGGTGACCATCATCAACGCTGATAAATATACTGACCAGGCGCCACTGAGCCAGATCAAGATTCTGAACTATGATGAGAAGAATCAGTGGAACCTGCAGGCGAAATATAACATCGGTAAAAAACGTGGATATAAGGAGTAACCGTGAGTGATAAGATTCATTTGTCTTTGACAATTAACGAAACCAACGCAGTGCTGTTTGCCCTGGCTAAACAGCCCTATGATACCGTAGCACAACTGATTGACAAAATTCGTAATCAGGCCCTGCCTCAGGTACCCGAAGAACAGCGCAACGATAACCGCGATGCCATGGCTCAACGTCTTGCTGAAATTGCAGAAGGCGACGAAACCGACTACGCTGGCGCATAAAAATCCCACGGGATGGGACGTACTGCAGACTCTTACCCGAGTGCTGACCGGACAGAACGTTAGACTGTCGCCGTAATCGTACACGGCAACCGCTGCGCCGCAAGGGCAGCAATTTTATAACTCGCTTAACAAGGAGAACTATATGCTATCAGCATACAACGCCATGGTTGACTCTGTAAGAGACGTCAAATCCAACTTCGTCAAGAACTTTGTTTCCAACGACGAACTCAAAAAACCTCTGGATACCTATATCAATGCACAGGCAGCCTTTGCCAAGCACGTGGGCCATGAAGTCTATTCATTCATGACCACAGTTGGCCATGCCATGCACAATTTTGATGCTAAAAAAGCCTGGGCAACCAAGTAATCGGAGGACAACATGATCACAACAAGACCATTTAAACTTAATACCGAAATACACCCTGAAGAAATGTTCAAGGGCATTGACAAATTCTTTGTTGGTTTTGAAGAACAGTTCAATCGTCTGGCCAAGCTACACGATGATGTGACCAAGGATATTCCCAACTATCCTCCCTACAATATTCGCAAGACCGGTGAGAACACCTATGTCATTGAAATGGCCGTGGCAGGCTTTGCTCGTCAGGACATTGAGATTGAATTTGTGGATGACAAGCTCGTAGTGCGTGGCAACACCAAAGAAGACAACAATGCCGACTATGTCTTCAAAGGTATCGCCAATCGTGCGTTTACCCGCACATTCGCACTCAACGATCAGATTGAGATTCAGGATGCAGCCTTGTTCAACGGCATGCTGCAGATTGCTCTGGAACGCATCATTCCCGAGCACAAGAAGCCCAAGAAGATCGAAGTCAAGGAAGGCAGCAGAAAAAAACAACTGCTGACTGAAAATGAAAAAACACAGATTGAAACCAGTCTGTAATTAAACCGCGGCGGGGCAACCCGCCGCATCTTGGAGTCATCATGGAAATTAAATTAATGCGTCTGGTCACAGGCGAAGATGTACTGGCCGAGATTGTGGACAGTGGTGACGTTGGTGTGCAGATTCGCAATCCTCTGATTGTCTATATTCGCCCCACAGAAACTGGAGTACCCAGTGTGGGCCTGAGTCAGTGGATTCCCTACAGTGCCGACAAAGAGTTTACCGTCAAGCATGACAAGATTGTGGTGACCAGCAATCCAGCCGAGGATCTGCGCACTCAATACGATCGTGTCTATGGCGCAGGCATCATCATGCCCAGCACTACGCTAACTGCTTGATTTCATTGATGAAAACAGTGCTTGACAGCTGGCTAGCAAGGTGCTATAATGGTAGTATGCTAAATAATATACTGAAATGGACTGCGCTGGTTTGTACGATTGCTGGAGCTTTATGCACCAGCTTTCGTATCGACCCCATGAACATCTTTTTATGCAATGCTGGTAGCCTGCTGTATCTGCTCTGGGCTATCCGCATTCGTGAATTGAATCTGGTCATAGTCAATGCTGGGTTACTGGCCATCTACATGACTGGTTTTTGGTATACATTTAGGTAAAATTTTTTAAAAAGTTCTGATTTTTCTTGACAAGAACAGATATATACTATATCATGGCAGTAATTAATCAACTAGGAGTCGTTGTGCAACACCTCATATCCTCATCGCTGAAGCCCAGTATTCATGGATGCACCATGCAGCCAGAGTACCGCTTTGCAACAGGCGCATGGGATAATAGTCGGGGGTCGGGTATAGCGTAACTAGAGCAGGTAGCTAAACCAAGACCCCGAGACCCAAAAGGCTCGGGGTTTTTGTTTATGTACTTGGAGGGTGATGCAGCGGGGATGGTCCTGCGACTGGCCTTGAAAACCAGGTTCTGCGAAAGTGGATGGGGTTCGACTCCTCCGCCCTCCGCCAGGATTAGCAGTATATTAACCTTACACGACGTAGGGTTATTTGAAAAAAAGCTTGACGTTGTGCGTCAAGGTGCTACAATAGAGTTTCTTGTAGTAGTTGATCTTTAAAAATTTGCAGGTTATACGCACCGTTCGTCTATCGGTTAGGACGACGCCCTTTCAAGGCGTAAAGAGGAGTTCGATTCTCCTACGGTGTACCATTGGGGGTATAGCTCAGAGGAAGAGCAGTGGACTTTTAATCCATTGGCCGTAGGTTCGATCCCTACTACCCCTACCATATAAAAACACATTGATTGCCCTTGCAAGCAATTGTACTGAGGACTGCGGAATCCTGAACATACAGAGTACCGAGAAAAGCGATAAACAGATTGGAAACGATCTGCCAAGCGTACGGCTGCGTCAGGCTGGTTCATTAGTGTGTTTCTATATGGTTGGATGGCGGAAAGGCTACGCGGCAGACTGCAAATCTGCGTCAATGTGAGTTCGAGTCTCACTCCAACTTCCAAGTTGTAGGGTGCTTAGTCCCGTAATGGTATCGGGGGCGGACTGTAAATCCGTTGTCTTAGGCCTTCTCTGTTCGAGTCGGAGAGCACCCACCAAGTTTTTGCCCTGGTGACGGAACGGTATACGTGTTGGTCTTAGAAACCAAATTCTGGGAGTTCGAATCTCCCCTGGGGCACCAAGTTAGTTGGGGGTTCGCCAAGAGGTAAGGCAGCGGGTTTTGATCCCGCCATGCATAGGTTCGATCCCTATACCCCCTGCCAAGCATCGGTCCGTAGCTCAGCGGAAGAGTTCTGGTCTTCGAAACCAGCTGTCGGGAGTTCGAATCTCTCCGGACCGGCCATTTTTGGGCTGTTAGTGATAATGGGAGCACGCTGCGTTTGCACCGCAGAGGTCAGAGTTCGATTCTCTGACGGTCCACCAAAAATGCTTGACATCTAGCATCAAGGTGCTACAATGAAGAATCCGGTTACCAATTTCCTGAAATTGGCGTGTGGTAACGATAAAGTCCCGGTGGCTATGGCACCGTCAGCGCATACGTAAGCAGACAACATAGCAGCGTTTCATTATTCGTGGAAATGACCAATATAATGATGGACAGGGTAACAACTCAGCTTGGGGGCTATGACTGGAAATCAAGTAGCCCAAGCAACCTTAGATGAGTCTTTTGTAAGCCATGGGCTTGATCATGCCTGAGTAACTATGTACACAGACGGTAAAACCTCGAGGACACTCCGTTGAGCATAGCAAATAGTGCAGAAGACTCTTCTAAGGTTCCAAAGTGTTCATGGACGCACGACGGCCTGTCACGCCGTAAGAAGGGGATCGTTACCCCTTGGGACCGCCAAAGGAGAAACATGGAGATACAGACAGCGACCTATTATGGTGTGCATGGAGCCCTTCGCACCATAGAAAAAAGAACAACCTTTGACTATGACAAAGGCAATGATGTTACTCAGGTTGAACGTTATAGCTATGCAGTAACACTATATACTACACAGGGTGTGCTGAAAGACCATGCCAAGGGCATGAATGTGGATCAGTTAGCCTAGCGGCACCAGTAGCTCAATGGTAGAGCAATCGATTGATAATCGATAGACCTAAGGTTCGATTCCTTTCTGGTGCACCAATTGCGGGTTGGGGAAGTGGTCATCCCGTCGGCCTCATAAGCCGAAGATCCTTGGTTCGAATCCAAGACACCGCAACCAATTATAGGTGAAGTGGCTGAGTGGCCGAAGGCAGCGGTTTGCTAAACCGTCGATTGACGAAAGTTGATCCGTGGGTTCGAATCCCACCTTCACCGCCATAAATAGTGGCATGAAAGAATTTCTAAAATTCCTGCCACAGATACTGGGTTCAATGCCAGTCATTGTCCAGTATATCAAATACATACCCATACTGCTGATTCTGGCAGGACTGGGGTTTGGTGCATACTATTGGTTCAACAACTACAAAGATCCCTATATCTGCGTAGACAACCAGCTCTTTGAACAGGCTAGAGTAGACAGCAATGTCTATTTGTTCAAAGGCGATATCTGTGTATCCAACAAGTAATATTGCCAAGTAGCTCAGTGGTAGTAGCAGTTGACTGTTAATCAATTGGTCGTAGGTTCGATCCCTACCTTGGCAGCCAGACATGCGTGCGTAGTTTAATGGTAAAATCAGACGTTGCCAACGTTTAGTTGAGAGTTCGATTCTCTCCGCCCGCACCAATCAGGTGATGTAGCTCAGTTGGTAGAGCACCTGCTTCATACGCAGAGGGTCGGGGGCTCGATTCCCTCCATCACCACCAAGCCCTTTTATCCTTAATGGTAGAGGTCCGGTTTTGTAGTCCGGGTGTGTGGGTTCGATTCCTTCAAGGGGCACCAGTTATGCATCGTTAGCTCAGCGGTAGAGCTGCGCCCTTACAAGGCGAAGGTCGGGAGTTCAATCCTCTCACGATGCACCAGGCTGTCATAGCTCTAGCGGTAGAGCGCTGCCTTGGTAAGGCAGAGGTCATGAGTTCGAATCTCATTGGCAGCACCAGTCAGGGCCTATAGCTTAATGGTTAAAGCAGCGGACTCATAATCCGTTGAGTCTAGGTTCAAATCCTAGTGGGCCCACCAAACAATGCGGGTGTAACTCAGTGGTAGAGTGTCAGCCTTCCAAGCTGTTCGTCGCAGGTTCGATCCCTGTCACCCGCTCCAGATACTCGGTGTAGTGAAATGGCATCATGCGTGCTTTGGGAGCATGCGGCGGGGGTTCGATTCCCTCCACCGAGACCAGTCCGTGGAGTTGTTAGTGTAGTGGTCTGCACATCTCGCTGTGACCGAGATAGTATGAGTTCAATCCTCATACAACTCCCCAGGCACCTTTAGCTGATGTGGTCATAGCAGCGGTTTGAAGAACCGATGAACCAGGTTCGATCCCTGGAGGGTGCACCATATATAACTTGACATTGTTGTCAGGAGGTAATACAATGAGTGATGGTGGTAAAGGAAGTCGTCCCAGGCCTCTGAGTGTAGATGCCGAAACATTCAGCAATAACTGGGACAGCATTTTCAAGAAAAAAAGACCTGCAGATTTTCAAGATATACTCAGCACTGAAGATTGTGTGTTGTCGGCTCTGGAGGCCGAGGACCGCAAGACCAGGTACAATGAGGAAACACAGTTGATCAAGTAAAATATCTCGCTGGTGTAATGGCAGCATAGCGGTCTCCAAAACCGTTGGTTGGGGTTCGAGTCCCTAGCGGGATGCCAAATTAAAGGTGGTAAAATGCGACCAGTTATTGACATTGAACAAGTACGAGGCTTCATTGAAGCACAGACTCCCGACACCAAGATCTACATCGGTGGCGACAGTGAGCGCATCAAGATTGGCAATGACTGGTACGCAGACTACATCATGGTCATTGTAGTGCACATCAACGGCAACAATGGCTGCAAGATTTTTGGCGAAGTAAGCCGTGAGCGTGACTGGGATCAGAAAAAGGCTCGTCCGCGCATGCGGCTCATGAATGAAGTCTACAAGATTGCTGAACTGTATCAAAAGCTGCATGACGTGCTGGAGGATCGTCGGGTCGAAGTACATCTGGACATCAACCCTGACGAGCTTCATGGTTCCAGCTGTGTAATCAACGAAGCTGTTGGCTACATTCGCGGCACCTGCAACGTCGTGCCCATGGTTAAACCCCGAGCATTTGCTGCCAGCTATGCTGCGGATCGATTCAAAGGATTGAGAGTAGCATGATAGAATGTCTAATCGTAGGCGATAGCATCGCCGTAGGAGTAAGTCAGGTCCGCACTGAATGTCAGAGCATTGCCAAGAGTGGCATCAACTCTGCAAATTGGAATCAGCTGCATCTGCACAAACTGAAACCAGCACGTACTCTGATCATCAGTCTGGGTGCCAATGACCTGGGTGTGGACACCGAAGCCAATGTTAGGAAACTTCGAGCCAATGCCAAGGCAGATCGAGTTTTTTGGATTCTGCCCAGCGCTCGTCTCAAGCCCAAGCAGGTAGAAGCTGTGACCAAGGTTGCCACTGAGTTCACTGACATCATTATTCTCAGACCAGAATCCAACATCAGTGCCGACGGTGTGCATCCCACCTACAAGGGATATCGAGCTCTGGGCGAACTGACTCGATGAACAACGCGGCTGTGGTCTAATGGATAAGGCAACGCTCTTCTAAAGCGTCCGATGTGGGTTCGATTCCTGCCAGCCGCGCCAGATAAATACCTGATAATCTGTCAGGAGTAAGCCATGCCCAATACAACCAGCAATAAACAGTTTCAGCCAAGCTATCAGTCAACAGTGCCAGCCGCGGGTTCGGCCATTGCGCCCAGAATTCAGCAGCAACAGGTGCGCACTGCCATACCCACCAGCAATGATCCTCAGGTGTTTCTGAATAGTCTGAGTGTTGGTACTGATCACATCGGCGTGCCTGGTGAGATACTGGCCACGAAGAACATCACAGCCTACTATTCTGATGAACGTCTCAAGACACAGTTAGGCGGCATCGAAGACGCTCTGCAGCGTGTGCGTGCACTGTCGGCATTTTACTATCATGCCAACGAGACCGCAGCTGGGCTGGGCTATGATCCTGCAGTACGCGAAGTAGGTGTCAGTGCTCAGCAGGTGCAGCAACAACTGCCCGAGGCAGTAGCACCCGCACCCGTGGATCCAGCGTACCTTACTGTGCGCTACGAACGTCTGGTGCCTCTGCTGATTGCTGCCATACAGGAACTGGATCAACAGGTGCAGGAGTTACGTCGTGGCATTAAATAAACCTGGACAGCAGTACAGCTTCGACGATCTGCGCAACGAGCTGGCTCTGGGTGCTGGACCTGTGTCTCTGGGTGATCCCAGAGTTTTAGACACACTGGATCGATTACCTGGCGATACCAGCCCTGTGAGTTTCAACAGCTTTGATGGTCAAGCCAGCTATCGTCCACCGACCAGCATACAGTTCACAGCGGCCCGGGCCAGTCAGCATCTGGTGCGTTTGTGTCCTGCAGGTGCCAATGCACAGACCTATACCATCAATGTCTGGGTCAAGCAACTGAGTTTTGTCGGCAACAACTACTTCATGGCAGCCTACAATTCATCTGGTAACTATGACAACATTGGTTTTACTACCACTGGCACCATTGATGCCTATGCCTATGTGTCGTCGGTGTTTCGTTGGAGAATACTTACCAACAAGGCCTGGCCCCTGAATCAATGGCACAATGTACATTTAACTGCGGACATCAACAATGCCGCCATTACTGATCGTGTACGTCTGTGGGTCAATGGAGAACGTCAGACCAATTTAAACGTCAACACACAGCCAACGCTGGGCAACAATGGATATATGAACAACCCTACTTTCGCCAATTACATAGGCATCTATGGGTCAACACCCTATGCCGACATGCGCGTCGCCGATCATGTCATGCTGGACGATGTCATACTGGGACCTGAAGTATTTGGAGAATATATTGGTGGGCGTTGGGTGGCCAAGAGATTCGACATAACCAAGTATCGACGCGGGCCGGCCAGTTTCCATTTAAACTTTGCTAATCGCGATACCATGACCAGCGCCATGGTGAACCTCAGCACAGGTCGACTACCAGTTGGTGCTGTCAGCACAGACTGGAACATATCCGGTGTCTGGAATCCAACAACTGATCTGTTGCTGGATCGACCCAGATTCGGCGAAGCACCTTGACAATCAACAGGAGTATAAAATGCCTGCAGTATGGTTAGTAAGTGATACACATTTTGGTCATCTGGGCGTATGCCGTTTTACACGCCAGGATGGTACCAAGCTTCGTCCCTGGGACACGCCCGAAGAAATGGATGATGAGATGGTGCGTCGCTGGAATGACGCAGTACGACCTGGCGACAAGGTCTATCATCTGGGCGACGTGGTGATCAATCGTCGGGCACTCAGCACGCTGGATCGTCTCAACGGCGACAAGGTGCTGATCAAGGGCAACCACGACATCTTCAAGCTCGAAGACTACACCAAGTACTTTCGAGACATCCGAGCCTATCATGTCATGACAGGTGCAGGTGTCATACTAAGTCACATACCCCTGCATCCTGAAAGTCATGGTCGCTTTGGTCTGAACATTCATGGACACACGCATGAAAAGCGTGTGCGTCTAGACAATCAGGAAATTGATCTGCGTTACTTCTGCGTCTGTGTTGAACAGACCGACTTCCGCCCTATACTGCTGGAAGAAGTTTTAAAACGCAGTCGCGCCGAGGGAGGCAATCCAGGCCTGCAGGGCGCTCCGACCAACTGGAATTAACTCCGTATAGCGCAGCCCGGTAGCGCACCAGTCTGGGGGACTGGGGGTCGCAGGTTCGAACCCTGCTACGGAGACCAAATTGCGGGCATGACGGAATGGTATACGTATCGGACTTAAAATCCGAGTTTTGAGGGTTCGACTCCCTCTGCCCGTACCAATTGAGCAAGTTCAGTGACTCGAGTCTTGGTGTTGCGACTGCCCAGCAGGACATAGATGCGATTTTCTATGAGCACTGCTATGCAACCACCAGCAGCCATGGTCCAGCCTGTCTTGCTAACCGTGGTGTTGAAGGTGCCTACCAAGGGGTTGGTATTCTTCAGCACCATTTTCTTTTTACGATCTCTGAGTATATGACTAGACTCAACTATCTGTGCATAGTTTCTGGCCGCCAGTACAATGCGTGCTATGTCCTGTGCTGTGCTGCGGTTGCGTCGATCCAGTCCTGTAGAGTCATAGAGATAGGTATTCCAGGCATCCAACCGCATGGCCTTTTCGTTCATGGCTCGTATGCAGGCCTGATAACCACGACTGTAGTTTTTACAGAGCTGCGTGGCTGCTGAATTGCTGCTGTTCACCATGGCCAGTTTAACCAGCTCGGGTCTGGCAGTGCCATCGTCTATGGAGACCATGACAGTTAGTAGCTTGGTCAGACTGGCAATGCTGCGCAGTTCACGGTAGTTATGACCAGACTGCACATTTAAGTCAGTATCGGTAATCAACCAGCTGCGTGCAGTCAGGGCCTGTGCCTGGCAGGACATCACCAGGCACAGTACGACTAACCAGCGCATCAGATTTTTTCGCCCATGAGCTGATAGTTCTCGCCAGCGGCCAGCACACAGGCATACTGTTCATCGAACTGAATCAGTGTCCAGGTACCGGTTTGTTTATTCAACATCATGACATGACTTACTGCGGCTTCTACCAGATCCCGACCAATCCAGACTGGCTTTTCCTGATACTTGCCGCTTTGGAAATACTCAAACACGGTGCGGGTATCGTCACAGATTATGGTCTTTTCAAATTCAAATTGGCGAGCTGATGCCAGACCAGACATCAACAGCAGTGCAGCTATGAGCAGGGTACGCATGGTACCTCCTTGACGGTTAGAATGGTAGCCACAACCAGATGCCCTGAGACATCAGCAGGGTGGCTAGAACACCTACTCCAATGCTGGCCCAGTACAGGGGCATGCTGACTGCCAAGATGCTGGCAGTGAGTAGGACGATGCTGATTTGAAATGTGCTACCCGAAAAAGTCATCCAAGGACTTTTTTTGGCTATGGCATCACGCTCGGCTTCCAGTGCTCGAGCCTTGGCCATGAGTTCTCGTTTACCTTCTCCTGTGCTGGGATCGGACTCATAGCGCTCAATCTTTTTCTGCAGGCGATCGGCTTTTGCCCGATCTCCGCGATTCAAAGCATCGTCCAGGCTCTGTTCAGCCAGTGTCTGTTTGATGCTCTTGGCCTGATAAAAGGCCCAGGTATTGTTGGCACTGATGGTGTTCTTCAATACCTTACTACTATTGCTATTAGCAACATAAGTATTAATGGCCAAAAGAGCAGCAAGCACAGTAATAACCCATCCAGCTTTGTCTTTGATCTGGGCTTCTCTTTCGCTTCTACTAAGAGGCTTCTTTTCTGGAGTCATTGACTTCTCCTAAAATTTTAAAGGGCAGAAAATACATCTCCAAAAAGATGTACACGTATGTATCAACTAGAACATTTAAAAATATACTAGGTTGCATTGCATCCTCGCATTATAGTAGTAGTGGCATTGTAGAGTGATGCGATGCTCACCTGGGTTGATTTTTAATCCACCAACCTTGTGTTTGATTCTGGCGTCCCATTGATGCCAGGCACCTAAAACATAGTCCAGTGTGCGTGTATTGTCTTCGTGCAAATAATCTAAATAGGCACCACTGCTGGGCTTGTCTATGGCTATCAGCACCGAGCGATTGGTTTCCATGTTGGCTTCGGCATCATACTGCAGGATGCTCAGATCCTGATGATAGAAGTCAATGTTGCTGTCTTGTGCTACATGACCAATGTGAAAGCCTGGCACAGTAAGATTGTCATGTAGTCTGGTGGGTTGTCCAGTGTGTTGGGCAATCTTGTTATATATTCTCTGATACAGCCAGTCAAAGTTCTCCAACAGCAATGCTCGAACCTGCTGATCTATGTCCTGTGCTGCATGACCCGATGACTCCATGATGTACAGTGCATTGCCCAGTGTGCTGAAGTCTACGTTGCTATAGTGTTCGGGTCTGTGCGTGGTCCAGCATGGTTCCAACTCCAGCACACGTTGTCTTATACTTAACCGCTCATCCTCGGTGATAAAATTTTCTTCGACACAGATGTCTTCAATCATTCGCACTCGGCCCAGACCAGACTGGTCCATTTTCTGTACATCCAGCTGCCCTTGGGTGGTATACAATTACCCAGCTCAGGGTATCGTTCTATTCTATATTGTATTACTAAACTAAACATCAGCACAATGGTTGCTATAAAAATACTCACCAGACTCCAGCAGGTAATCTTGTACAGAAACTTCTTACGATTTCTGCGCGTAATCTTGGCTTGTTCGGCCTGGCGGCGCATTTGTCGTATCATGGCCAGTTTCTGTTCCTTGCCCATGACCAACATCATGTCATTGACTTCAGTCCACAGTGCGCCTAGTTCTGGTGGGCTATTGTACACCAAGATTTCACGCAGTTCGGTGCCCATCTGTTCCAACTGCTTCTTCATCAATACACGCTGTAGTGCGCGTTTGCCCAGACTATCTTCGCCAGTGTAGACTTCATTTTTGCTGCGACGTTCTTCTTCTTCAAAAACGGCAAAGCACTTGTGATAATTATCGAAGTAAGTACCCAGGTGATTGCCTATGTCCTGATATATACTATGCACCTCGCCATTGCGCTTGTTGAGCTCAATGACTCGATTCTTTTCCTGTATATACTGATTCTTCTCAGCAACAGATGGGGTGCGGTCTCGAAATTTGTTATTAAATTGGTCGTCAAGATCCTTGAGAACATCCTTGACATCCCCAGCAGCGCCTTTGATGTCTTTGTAGAGTTTGCAGCCTTCTTTGCAAAGCTTTACCGCCCCATTGGCCAGAGCAAACAGTGTTACTGGATCCATTTAGTCCGATTGATGTCTTTTGTTATAGTTATTGACATTCACGGGTACTTAATATACAATGGACACGTACCCCGTGATATTTATCATTGTATTTCTTCAAGGATTTCATGAAATTTTATACCAATGTTGCAGTTGTAGGCAATTCGATATGTGTCCGCGGCATCAACGGCGATCGCAGATTCGAATCGCGAGTCCCATTCAAGCCCCGTTTGTTCGTTCCCAGCAAGAAGCCCGGCGCAGCCACTTATCGCAATCTGTTCGACGAACCCCTGGAATGCATCGAATTCGGTGACGTAGCCGATGCCCGCGAGTTCATCAAGAACTATGACGGTGTCAGCAATATGCGCATCCACGGCAACACCAACTGGCAGTATCAGTACATCACAGAAAACTATGTTGGTCATGTTGACTTTGATATGACCAACATCGACATTCGCAGCATTGACATTGAGACTGAAACCGAGTCAGGATTTCCCGACATCGAAACTGCCAACGAAGGCATACTGCTGATCAGTATGCAGAACTATGCTACCAAAGATATTACAACATATAGTGTCCGCGATTACGCTTCCGAACAGGACATGCTCCGACAATTTGTTACTGATTGGGTACATCGTTGTCCAGATGTTATCACTGGCTGGAATATTGGGTTGTTTGACGTTCCTTATCTGGTGCATCGCATCCAGCGTGTTCTAGGCCAAGATGTGGTCAAACAGCTGAGCCCCTGGCGCAATGTACGCCGTCGCGATATTCAGATGGCCGACAAAGTTCTACCAGCCTATGAGATAGCTGGTGTGACTCAGCTGGACTATCTGGACCTGTATAAAAAGTTTACCTACAATGCACAGGAGAGCTACAAGCTAGATCATATCTGTCGAGTAGAACTCGGCGTTGGTAAACTGGACAATCCCTATGACACCTTCAAAGAGTTCTATACCAATGACTGGCCGCGCTTTGTAGAGTATAACCGCATTGACGTGGAGCGTGTAAGTCAGCTGGAAGACAAGATGAAGCTTATAGAGCTGGCCATTACCATGGCATTCGATGCCAAGTGTAATTTTGGCGACGTGTTCAGTGCAGTACGAATCTGGGATTGCATTCTTTATAACCATCTGTGGGACCAGAACATTGTAGTGCATCCACGTGACAATAGTCGTCCAGACCGCAGCATTGTTGGTGCCTTTGTGCAGGATCCTCGACCAGGTCAGTATGACTGGGTGGTGAGCTTTGATGCCACATCACTGTATCCATCCATCATCATGCAGTACAACATGAGTCCAGAAACTCTAATGACCGAGACCAATGATCTGGAGCATGGCGCTGATATGCCAGCCAAGGTGGATCGTCTGTTGGACAAATCTGTGGCCATTGATCATTGCATGAGTGCCAATGGCTATTACTTCCGCAGCGATAAAAAAGGATTGTTTCCTGAAATTGTGGCCAAGCTATTTCAGGATCGTCAGGACTATAAAAAGCTCATGCTAGAAGCACAGCGTCAGTATGAAGAGACCAAGGACAAAAAGTATCTCAATGCCATATCCAAGTACAATAACTTTCAGATGGCTCGTAAGATTCAGTTGAACAGTTTGTATGGTGCCTGGGCCAACTATTATTTCCGATACTTTGACGACCGCATTGCCGAGGGTATTACGCTCACTGGCCAGTATATCATTCGCACAGTTGGCAGAGCTCTGGATGAATACCTGAACAAGATCTGCGGCACCAAGGATTTTAAATATAGTTTTTATAGTGATACTGATAGCTGTTATATCACATTAGATCCCCTGGTCAAGAAGTTCTATGCCAATAAATCGCAGGATGAGATTGTGAAGATCCTGGATCAGATCTGTGAAGAAAAGATCACAGCCGCCATCAATAGAGCCTGTGGCGACCTGGCTGACTATACCCAAGCCTATGAACAGAAGATTTTCTTCAAGCGTGAAGCCATAGCCACACGTGGCATCTGGGTGGCCAAGAAACGCTATGCACTCAATGTCTTGAACAATGAGGGAGTACAGTATGCCGAACCAAAACTTAAAGTCATGGGGCTCGAAATTGTCAGGTCATCGACTCCAGAGGTATGTCGCTCGCTACTTAAAGAGGCGGTCAAGATTGCCATCACCAAGGATGAGCAAAGTCTTCAGGCCTACATTAACGAACAGAAAGATAGATATACACGACTCTCGGCTGGAGAAATTGCGTTCCCGCGCGGTGTCAACAATCTGACCAAGTATACCAGTCGCAGCGACATCTATGCCAAGGGCACTCCCATGCATGTACGCGGCGCCCTGCTCTACAACTACTATATCAAGGAACGTGGTCTGGATCAACGCTATCAGGCCATACAGGAAGGTGAGAAGATCAAATTCATTTACCTGCATACTCCCAATCCCATCAAAGAAAACTGCATAGCCTTTATCGGTGACCTGCCAGCCGAATTGGCATTGACAAAGTATGTAGACTATGATACAATGTGGGAGAAGAGTTTTATTGAACCGCTCAATGGTATCATCGAAAGTCTGGGATGGAATAGTTCGCCACAGGCTACACTGGAGGATTTGTTTTCGTGAAAAAGAAAACAAGTTATAAGACCAATAGTTGGTGGAATCATCGTCTGGTTGGCAGCATGTCGCCCGACAAGGATATTCGTACCTGGGAAGACAAGAAGCAGGATAAAATTTTGGAACGACTTGAAAAGAGTGCAAAAAATGCTAATACCAAAAAGCTATGAATTGTTGGATCGATGTATTGCCGATGGAGTACGTTATGGAATGAATCGAGCATACAAGCATACTGATACTCCAACTCAAGAACAAATGGAACACGAAATTGAAAACGCAGTCATGAATGAGATATGCGCCTGGTTTGAATTTAAAGGAGCGGAAGATGAGTAATCTATTAAATAAGCTACAGAAGAACAGTACCATCAAAGACACTGCAATACTGCAGGAAAGTAAATTTTTCAATGCCAAGGATCTGATCCAGACTCCCGTGCCCATGATCAATGTGGCGCTGAGTGGTCGTCTGGACGGTGGTCTGGCACCTGGCCTTACTGTGTTCGCTGGACCCAGTAAGCATTTTAAAACGGCCTTTGCTCTGATGCTGGCCAAGAGTTACATGGACAAATATGAAGACGCTGTTGTACTTTTTTATGATAGTGAGTTTGGCAGTCCTCAGTCTTATTTTGATAGTTTCGGGATCGATACCAGCCGAGTACTTCACACCCCTATCACTGACATAGAACAGCTGAAGCATGACAGCATGGCACAGTTGGCCAACATTGAACGCGGCGATCATGTCATTGTCATTGTGGACAGTGTGGGCAACCTGGCCAGTAAGAAAGAGGTAGAAGATGCTCTGGAAGGCAAGAGTGTAGCCGACATGACTCGAGCCAAGCAGCTCAAGAGTCTGTTCCGCATGGTTACGCCGCATCTGACCATCAAAGACATTCCCATGATTGTTGTGAATCATACCTACAAAGAAGTAGGACTATTTCCTAAAGATGTGGTCAGTGGCGGCACTGGTATCTACTATTCAGCCGACAACATCTACATCATTGGACGCCAGCAAGAAAAAGAAGGACAAGAACTGGTAGGCTATAATTTCATCATCAATGTGGAGAAGAGTCGCTATGTTCGAGAAAAAAGTCGCATACCTGTTGAAGTCACCTTCGATGGAGGTATCAGTAAATGGAGCGGTTTGCTTGACGTTGCCCAGGCAGGCGGCTTTGTTGTCAAACCCAGCAACGGATGGTACAGCCACAAGGGCGAAGAAAAGAAATACCGTCTCAAGGATACTTATAGCAAAGAGTTCTGGTTGCCAATCCTAAGTAGCAAGGAGTTCCGTGAATACATTGAAGAATCTTATCGAATCAGTTCTAGCAACCTTAACCAGGATCTGGCCATGGACGATATCCAAGACGAGTACGAAGCCGCAGGCGCCTAGTTGGTGCGAGCTCATTACCGACTTCGGTGATCGCAATCTGGAAATTCTAGAAGGCCCTCTGTGTGGTGTGGTGTTCCGCCCTACACAGTTGGGCGTTATTCCCACCAGTGACGACAGCGTCAGACTGGAGTTTAACTATGACCTCATACACACCGGAGACATCGCTGTGGAGGAATTGACTTCCGAGGAAAGTAAAACTATAATCGTAGCTGTAATCAAAGAATATCTGGAAATTGAATGAATAGAATTGAAAAGACCATATTGAGAAACCTGGTGCATGACGAGCAATACATGCGACAGGTTTTTCCTTTTTTAAAGACTGAATACTTCAGTTCGGCCGCTGAGCGCACTATCTTTGACTGCATCAAGAAGTTCATCGACGAGTATAATGTCTGTCCCAGCACCGAGGCTCTGGACATAGCCCTGCAGAAGACCAATCTCAAAGAAGAAAGTTTTCGCGAGGCTGCAGAAATTGTGCGTGACCTGGTGCCCGAGGATGCCAATCTGGACTGGCTCAGAAACGAAACTGAAAAGTGGTGTCGTGATCGAGCTATCTACAATGCCATCCTGAAGAGCATTGAAATCATCGATGGACGTGATAAAAATCACAGTGCCGATGCCCTGCCCAGTTTGCTGCAGGATGCTCTGGCCGTGGCGTTCGACAACAGCATTGGCCATGACTATCTGGGCGACTTTGCGGATCGCTATGAATTCTATCACAAGGTAGAACATCGCATTGCCTTTGATTTAGAAATGTTCAACAAGATTACCAACGGCGGGTTGCCCAACAAGACTCTGAATGTGGCCTTGGCTGGCACTGGTGTGGGCAAGAGTTTGTTCATGTGTCATGTGGCAGCCAGCTGTCTGAGTCAGGGCAAGAATGTCTTATACATTACCATGGAGATGGCCGAGGAACGCATCGCTGAACGTATTGATGCCAACCTGATGAATATTCCCATAGATCAGCTGGCCGACTTGCCGCGCCAGATGTTCGACAATCGCATACAGAGAATCAAGGACAAGACCGAGGGTAGACTTATCATCAAGGAGTATCCAACTGCATCGGCTCATGCTGGTCACTTCAAGAGTCTGCTCAATGAGCTGTCCCTGAAGCAGACCTTCCGTCCTGACATCATCATGATTGACTATCTGAACATCTGTGCCAGCAGCAGATTTAAAAATGCCCAGGCGGCCAACAGCTACATGTACATCAAGGCCATAGCCGAAGAGTTGCGTGGACTGGCCGTGGAGCATGCAGTTCCTATTCTGACTGCTACTCAGACTACCCGCAGCGGCTATGGTAATACCGATGTCGAACTTACCGACACATCAGAGAGTTTTGGTTTGCCAGCCACAGCAGATTTGATGTTTGCTCTGATCAGCACCGAAGAGCTGGAAAGCCTGAATCAAATACTGGTGAAACAGTTGAAGAATCGCTACAATGACCCCACATCGAATCGTAAGTTTGTCATAGGCATTGATCGAGCTAAAATGAAGCTCTATGATGTAGAAGCCCGGGCTCAGCGTGACATCAGCGAAAGCGGACAGGAACCCGACGAAGACTACAAGATCAACAATCGTAAACTTAACCGAGACTTCAGCTCTATCAAAATATAAATAGTACAAAGGGGGACGATATGTATTTGGCACCGCGTATCAACCGAAGAATTGCTGCCCTGCGGGACGAGCTGCGGGGCAGTGTTCCCCTGGAGCAGGTACTGGAATTGGTGCAGTCAGCACTCAAACCCTTTGGCATCAGAGTCTATCTCATACCCGACGAAACCCTGACTCGTCCAGACTTCATCTGCAGCGGTCTCTACGACTTTCAGAAGAAGCGTCAGCCCATAGACATTGTGCTGCACTTCAATGAAGGCAATCGTTGCTTCAATTTTACCAAGAAGAACTGGCGCAACTTTAGCTTCCTGCTGAGCCAGGTTGTGCAGCACGAGCTCATACATAAATGCCAGTACAGTCATCGTCAGGCCATAGAGAATGGTGGGTCCACTTTGTACTATGACATCAAGGCTGGTGAGAAGTCTGACAAAGAGCACATGGACTATCTGGCCGAGCTGGATGAGATCGAAGCCTATGCTCATGACATAGCTCTGGAAATACTGCATCACTATCCCACCACAGACCCCTACCAGGTCCTGCGCACCATCAATCGTCGCCGTAAACTCTGGAGCTGGAACCACTACCGCGACGCCTTCAAGTACAGCGAAGACTGGAGCGACGTTCGTCATCGTCTGCTCAAGAAAACCTACCAGTGGATCCCCTTGGTTCAGACGAAAACTTCAATATAATCAATGACTTAGCAGGGGCTTGACATTTTGGATCGTTCGTCTATAATGGCTGTTATGATGAATGAGAAAGGAACCGAAATGTCTAAAACTGTTAATATTTCATTAACCGCCAAACAAATAGATCTTCTTCGGGGTGTTCTCTGGGAGTATTATGAGAATAATCCAGATCCAACTTTTTCCTATTACGATTCTGAGGAAAAAGAACTTCACAGCCAGGTAGAAGAAATTCTGGCCTATGCCGAAGATGAATTTTATCAGTCTAACTAAGGAGAATAATATGAGAGTAACAAAGGATTTGGGTAAGGTGCGCATTGTGAACATGGGCAGTCCTTTTGACCATGCTGCAGACATTGTCGTGGAAGTCATGCGCGACGGTGTCTGGGAACGCTATGCAGGCTTCAATAGTCTGAGCGACGACTACGCCTTCACCAACAGCCAAGAGGCTGCAAGTCGTGCCATTAAAATGCTGGCTGCAGAAACCAATCAGTTCGTCTAAGATCATGAAGGTTAGCAAAAAAATAATAGATAAAAAGCCCAGACGTCGCGACCCCGTTGCACGCGATCTGCTGACTCCGAAATACCGTCAGCGTGTGGTTCCCAACAAGAAACGTGACGCTAAGTCATTGATTTCATTGAAGTTTTTCGGGGCTTGACAAACGGTTGAAATGGTGCTATAATGGTGGTACGTTAAATGAGAAAGGAAACCGAAATGTCAAAGCTCAATCACTTCACCGTCGAAATCTACAAAGCCGACAAGCGTATCAAGAAAGACGAACGCTATGGCAAGAATAAAAAAGGCCTGCGCTTCGTAGAGGTCCGAGACTTTGCTCCTACTACTCGGGATCACATCAGCACCGTGGCCCAGAGCTTGCAGGAAGCTGGATTTATTACTCAGGTGTTCGAGACCTGGGTCGTTAAGAAAAACATGATCAGTGGTCAAGAATATGCCGAGCGCTATGACACTCCGCACTTCTGCAGCCCATCCTCAGAAACCTATTGGAGCATGTAATTGAGAGAGCCAGACATCAACGTTGTCCGCATCTATGTAGAAGAAATACAGGGCGGGCTCTATGCCTGGGAAGAAGAAACCAATCAATTCCTGGGTCAGGGCACCACAGTGGATGCCCTGTTCGATCGCATCAAACAGGGCTTGCCCGACGGCATGATACACGTACTCAAGTGTCGGGCCGAGCGCGGGGGCAGGCTGCTGCAGGATCGGGGCGCCTCAGAAATGCAGCAGATCTAGGGTTAGCAAAATGCTAATTAATTATTAAAATGCTAATGGTGCTGAAAGTGCTTGACAATTCGAATCGTGATGCTATAATGGTAGTATGATGAATGAGAAAGGAAATGAAATGACTGAATTCGAAAAGAACTGCTATGGTATGACCCAAGACAATATTCGGGCTGTGTATATGGAGTCGCTTACAGCAAGATTCAGCGGTCTAGAAATGGTGGTGATGAGTATCATGAGTGATTGCCAAGAACTGCTGGCAATGGCTGGTGACAAAGAGACCGTTCGTGAGAGCGTCCGTAAGCAGATGAACATTGCCAAGTTTATTTTGTCAGAGATGATGGATCGACGTGAAAGCGAAGAAATGGTTTTGGTTAGTTCTGATGGTAAGGAGATTGCATAATGGCTAGGTTGACAGCAGCAGAAAAATTGGATTTGTTCAGGAACGAGTGCCACGGCACACGATCCCTGCTCAGAGAGTTTGTAGATGTATCATACAAGAGGTTCGGCGGTCATAGCTACAGTTCGGGCTATCTTGAGAGTCTGGTGGTAGACATGCTCATGGAGTTGCCCAAGGCACGACGTGAGGAAATTCGTGAACAACTGAGCCGCAAGGCTTATCAAATGGCAATGGAGGCAGTATGAAGATGATTAAGATTTTGACCGTAGTAACTTTGCTGAGTCTGGTCACAGCCTGCGGTACCATGGGTGGCGCAGTATCGGGCGCGGGTCGCGACCTGCATCGTCTGGGCGGTTGGATTGATTATTCCAAGTAAGGAGATATCATGGGCAAGGTGAAACAAATGAATACAGATATTCAGGATAGCATGCAGACCATTCTAGATCATCTAGACGTTGTATCCAGCGCCGAGCTTCAGAAGCTCATGGATCGAATTGGTTTCGAGCTTATCGACAGGGATTCAGAAAATCTCTTCAAGCTAGAGATGGCAGAACGAGAGTATCTGAACGGCGACTTGATTCTCCAAAACGGTGAATTGAGTGCTTGACAGCAGAGCCGAAAGGCTCTATAATGGAAGTTGTAGTATCGTTATCACACACATCACACAAGGAGTGAAATATGACTAAGTTTGTAACCGGTGGCGTTAGCCAGAACAGCAAAGGCACCTTCAAGGTTCGTTACTCGACTCTGAGCATCGAAGATACCATGGTGCGCCAGGTCAAGGCTGGCAATGAGCATAACTTCTATGTTGCTCTGCCCCGCCCCATGGATCGGGATGAGTTGCCAGCATATCTGCTGACCCTGCCTGAGTTTAGCGGCAATGCTGACTACAAGGCAGTACTGGAGGCAACCGTTGCCAAGAAGGCTCCCAAGGTGCCCAAGGCCAAGGTAGCCAAGACTAAAATTACCAGCAAGCCTGCTGTGACAGCTGCAGCACGCAAGGCTGCATGATTATACCCGCAATGGGTGTAGTTGATCTGGGTCGGCCCTCGGACCCAGATCATTTTTTCTTGAAGAGGAGTATGGAGATAGATACATGACTCAAAGTGAGCGTATCCTGAAAGTCCTGAAGTCTGGCCAGGCTTATACAGCTGGACAATTGGCTGGTCTGGTTTCCACAACCAAAGCCAGCATCCGCGCACGCGTAAGCGACTTGCGCAGTGAAGGCCACGCCGTGTATGCCAATACACGTTCTAGCGATGGCAAGACCTTCTATCGTCTGGGTACCCCCAGCCGTGCCATGGTCGCCGCAGCCTACGCCAGCATGGGTAGCACTGCTTTCGGTCAGTAAGACCGTGAAACCGGTTGTGCCACGTTATACAACATAACACATGCGGCAACGCTGGAACCGTAACCAGCACTTATTTAAAAGGAGTAGAGTGTGCGTAATTATTGGAGTTGCAGTAGGTTCGCTAATTGGTTGCGCGGCACGTCTAAGCCTCATGCTGAAACATCCAAGGGATGGCGAAACTGGAGGCAGGATGCCAAGCTGGCTCACCCTGTGCGTTACTGGTTAGCCGAAGAAGCCCTGGATTGGATTCAGGACACCATAACCTGGCCTGTAAGAAAGATCTATGATGTCAAATATTACGTCAACAATCGTTGGGTTACTCGTACCCACGCTCTTACTGCTCATGCAAGCGACATTCCTCGCGGTGAGTGGCGTGATGTTGGCAGCCGCTTTCTGCCATGTCTTTTTAATGAACTTAGAGACTTTGTTGAAGTGGAGCTGGCTTGGTGGCACATAGCCTGGGAAGGCAAGAGTGTGCGCGACAAGTATGATGCACCCTTCTGGGCTACTGGTTGGTTCCGCTGGCGCACCTGGCGCTGTCCGCAGGCAGGGTTAGACAATCTGGACTGGCAAATGACGCTGGTCAATGACTACCTGTCCGATGATCATCCCGACCGTAATCAGAGCAGTCCACAGGCCGAGCGTGCCCGAGAAATTCTAGCACTGTACACCTGGTGGACCGAAGTCTATCCCAACCGCCCTGACCCCTACGAAGCCAGCGGCTGGAGCGCAATCTGTGAACGACGACGCACAGACGGTGGAGACTTCTTCGACGTCGACGATGACGATGACGAAGGGCGCAAGGAACGACATGCGGCTCTGGATCTTTGCGATAAAATTGAACAGCAGTATCGTCAGGAAGACGAAGACATGATGATTCGATTGATCAAAATTCGTGACTCACTATGGACTTGAAAGAACTTAAATGAAAATAGCAGTAACCAGTGATGTGCATCTAGAGTTTGGTCCACTGACGCTGACCAATGAGGACGGTGCCGACGTTCTGATCCTAGGCGGCGATGTCTGCGTGGCCGCAGATCTGCGCGAGCCCGATCCCTACAACATCATGAACACACGGCATAGTGAACGGCTCACTGAGCTGCTGGACAGCGCCAGCAAAAACTTCAAACACGTGATCTTAATCATGGGCAACCATGAGCACTATCATGGCGACTATGCGCGCAGCGCCGACATAATTCGCAAGTTTACCGAGCCCTGGGCCAATGTCTATTTCCTGGACAAGGAAGTCAGAGACATCGAAGGTGTGCGCTTCTTTGGTGGCACTCTGTGGACTGACTTTGACCTGGGCAACGGGCCTGGCGATCATATGGCCATGCGTACTGTTGCAGGTATGATGAACGATTATCGTGGTGTCCGGCACAGTGGCCGTCAGGTCAGCTTCAAAGACGCTGACGGTAAATTTCACGAGCGCACTGCTGCCTTCTGTCCTGAAGATGGTTATGAGGATCATCTGCAGTTCATGTCTAAACTGCAGGCTGTGTTGGACGACACGCCCGCTGGCATGAAGGTTGTTGTGGTTGGACATCATGCGCCCAGCAAGGCCAGTACTCATCCTCGCTATCGACATGAAACTCTGATGAACACGGCCTATAGTTCGGATCTGACCGAGTTCATGTTGAACAATCCCAACATCAAACTCTGGACTCATGGACATACACATGAAGACTTTGACTACATGGTGGGCAGTACCCGAGTGTTCTGTAACCCCCGTGGCTATGATGGCTACGAGGAACGTGCAGATCGTTTTAAATTGAAGAGTGTGGAGATCTAATTATGAATCAGGACCGACCAATCTATGCGCCTCTGACCTGGACTCAGGATGAGGCACCCAAAGAACCCGATACTGCAATCTACATTGTCGAGACCATAAGCATGTTCCGTATGCGCTATGCTGTGCGAGCTCGCTCGGCCGAGCATGCTGCAGACACTGTAGTCATGCAAGAGGTCAACGAGCTGAGTCAGCAGCATCTGGACGAAGTACACAATCATGTGCGGGAAGTCAGCGAGGCCGAATATCTCAAGTTGTTCGATGCCGACAACGACTATCTGAACAGCTGGGACAATGCCAAGAAGCTGGGCATGATACACGACATTGACTACGATAAATAACCAGATAAACTATCTGGTGGTGTCATGATCAACATTCAACTTAAACACGCGCAGTACAGCAACGAAATCGTCAACAATGACTGCAGTCGTCTGCTGCACATTGTTGCCGATGACACCAACGTTGATCGGCCCGATCGTTTCTGGATCATGACCAATGCTGATCAGCATCTGTTCACCTATGGTACCAAGAATGAGCATGACAGTGCTGCAATACCTGCGCAGCTCAACGGTCTGAACGTGGTGCCGCAGATACGCACCGGTGGCATAACCTATCATGGACCAGGACAGCTAAGCTGGGTTGGCATCATGAACTATCGTCGTCTGCGTCGCATCGCCCGCACCGAAGTGTTAAGCATCGACGCTGTGCTGAGATATTTCCGAGACGCTGTCAATGCTGAGTTCAACGAAACTCTGGAATCACATCCTACAGATCCTGGACTGTATCGACCCACGGGCGAAAAGATAGCAAGCTACGGCATAGACATGCCAGGCATCAGCTGGTTTGCTCTGAAGCTCAGCCTGAACCTGTATGTCAATCTAGATGTCTATGCCAACACCACCATCTGTGGAGTAGACAATCGACCCATGGGCAATCTGCTGCAGAGCCTGCCCGACCTGAATACCCAGCAACAGTTGGCCACCAACATAACACAGCGCTTTCTGGATCTGGTCTACGAAGAATATCAGCTAACGTCCTGGACTGAATAAACATGATTCCTGTACAACTTTGTCATAGAACCTTCAACAACAATCTCAATCAACAATGCGATGAAATAATTCAGAGACATGATCAGGATGCGCCAGATCGCTACTGGATCATGACTCATGTTGATCAACTGTTCACCTACGGCACCCAGGAAGTCGATGAAGCTCTGGCGCCCAGCCACATCAATGGCATAGTTCTGCAGCCCATGGATCGTTCTGGTGCCATTACCTATCATGGGCCTGGTCAGATCAGCTGGGGCTGGCTAATCAATTATCGTCGTCTACGCAGACTCTACGATGCATTCCATCATGACCCCTTTAGTTTTAACATACTGTTGCAGCTTTTCCGTAATATTTTGAACGATCGGTTCAACGAAACACTGGTGAGCAATCCAGGCGACCCTGGCATCTATCGTCGCAATCGAGAAAAGATACTGAGCTTTGGTGCCGACGCACGTCATACTGGCTGGATAGTAGTCAAGGCCAGTCTAAATCTTTGCGTGGATCTGGATGTCTATGCTGGCACCACCATCTGCGGTGTCAGAGATCGCCCCATGGGCAACCTGTTGAGCAACAAGATTGACGTTGCCGAACAGCATGCTCTGGGCGAAGAGCTGGTGCGCATGCTGTGGAGCAACATCTACGAACACTACAGCGAACAGCCCTGGGCCGAATAACTATAAATACTCCTATATCAATTAGGAGTCAGCATGGCAGGAAGCACAGGCGCCGCTCTCTGGGCCAAGTATTATCAGGGCAAGGGAGAACAAGCAACAACCATTAAAAAAGCAGGCAATGCCTATGATGCCGAGGGCAAGGCCTTGCCACTGATATTGGCAGTTGGCACACCGTGCGTGGTGCTTAAAATGACTGCCTATGACAGCAAACCTTTGATTCGAGTCGAGGTTGGTGGTCAGGTCAAACAGGTCCGATATAAAATCGGCGACATCACCAAGCCTGGCAACAAGGCCAGCGCTGCGTCTAGCCTTAAGCCACAGGCTTTCAACGTCATTACTTCTAACCCCATACAGCTCACGGAATACAAGACAAGGTTGCTGGCTGCCTTGGAAGAGCGTACTGATCTGGATGGGCCGCTCAAAGGATACCTGACCGAGCTTGTGCATTACTGGAGCGGCGACAATGCTGCCAAGGGCCGAGCCGCCAAACTCTATGGTCACATTGCCAACGACATTCCCATTGGCGACATCAACAAAGACTTTGGCGAAGTGCTGGGCCCTCTGGCTGTGCTGAAGCACAACGTACTGGCTGGTACGGGATTTGAAAAAGACATCAATGCCACCAGCGGAATCTATATTCCAGCCCGACCCAATGAACCGTTGATGGACTACAAGGTGGGTCCGGTGGTGATCAGCGCCAAGAGCGGCAAGACCACCAACACAGTCAAACCCATAGATATTCTAAACCTGCTGCTCAAGAGACCTGCTGTGAATCGTAAATACGTGAACACCAAGGAATATGAGGTCCTGGCCATACTCAATACACACCCAGCAAAAACTGGATCCATATATGTCATGCAGATGTTGTTGGGCAAAAAATTTAATAGTTGGGTCTCTTCTAACGTTACCCTGAAAGCCCTGAAGAAATATACCGATGCCGACTTAGCCTATGAATGCGAAAAATACATACAGGCTCAGAGCAAGACAGGCAGTCTAGATTATACCAATCTGTTTGCCGATGCCATCAAGGGCAATGTAGTCTATGTAAAATTTGAGCTGGATGCCACGGGCGTGGGCAAGTTTGAAACCATAGTTGCTGCTGATATCAAGAAAGCTGCCACGGGTGCGCGTCCCTGGCTTAGAAGCAAAGGCAAAAACTCTGGGGAAAAGCTGGGCATACAAATCTAATTCGATATAAATATAGGGTCGCACATCATATTTCAATGGGACACATGAGATCATTTACCAGTTTCTTGGTGGAAGAAACCACCGAAGACAAGCTCAAGCATCTGGAACACCCCGAAGACCATCTGGTAAAAAGCGGGGAATCAGGCTTCCATCACGCATTCAATACCCTGAAGACCACGGCAGAATCGCTGCAGGGGCATGATACTGGCACACGGGTCATGACCAAATACGATGGCGCGCCCAGCGTGGTGTTTGGCTATCATCCCGAGACGGGCAAGTTTTTCGTGGCCAGCAAGTCAGCCTTCAACAAGGACCCCAAGCTCAACTATACCGAAGCCGACATCGAACGCAATCATGGTCATGCTCCGGGTCTGGTCAGCAAATTAAAAGCAGCTCTGAAACATCTACCCAAGGTAGCTCCCAAGGCTGGAGTATTCCAGGGCGACTTTCTCTACAACAAAGACGATGGCGATGTGACTCAGGATGAGAAGGGCAACTATCACTTCAAGCCGCAGCTCATACAGTACAGCGCAGACAAGAAGTCGCCGCAGGCTGCCAAAATAGCCCGAGCCAAGATGGGCTTCTATGTGCATACTGGCTACAAGGGCACCAATTTAGAAAACATGAAGGCTGACTATACACCCGACACCTCGGGCTTTCGTCAGCATCACGATGTGCATATGCATCACTGGCACGAAGGATTTGATGCCAAACGAGCCAAGTATACCGACCAGGAACACGAGGCATTCAAGAAGGAAATGAATGCCGCAGGCAAGATCCTGACTGGCTCGGATCGTCACGGAATCTTCGGAGCCTTGGCAGGCATAGATCAGGAACACGTTACCACGCACATCAACAAGAGCGTGGCTCATGGCGAAGCACCCAGTGTGGAAGGTTTGACCCAACACGTCACTGCCCGTCATCAGAAGGCCATAGACAGTGTAAAGACCGACAAAGCCAAGGCACAGAAGGCTGCACAGATGCAGGCCGACCTAGCTCACATCAAGAAAAATAAAAAGCAGCTAGCAGCAGCCCTGCAAATGCATCAGCATATTCAGAATGCCAAGAACGCTTTGCTGCCTGCTCTGACTCGTGGTGACACCACGGGCTACAAGTATTCAATCAATGGTCAGCCCAGCTCGGCCGAGGGCACAGTAGCCGTGACTCGGGAAAACCGACCCACTAAATTAATCAATCGTGGCACAGGCGGCTTCAGTCAGGCCAACCTGCAGAAGGGTGGATTCAAACGTGACGATAAGTTACCTATGCTGGATACCCGATGAAGACATTTCGTCAGTTTAGTGAAGACATGGTTAACTATAACCACACAAATCAACACTGGCAGCTGCGTCACGACAGTGAAGGTCATGGACTCAAGGGCGAGCATCCGCATGTCATTTTAAAAGGCGCTCGTCCGCACGTGGATCACGATGCGCACGAAGCTGGCAAACGAGTCTATGCTTATATGCATGGCACACCAGCCAAGTCTGTACCTGCGGGTCACAACAAAAGACCCATCAAGTTTCAGCCTGGCAACGCCGAGCATCCATTTGTGCATAAAGATGATAACACGCCAGTCAAGCATGCCGACTATGTAGAATTTCATGGACGCGAAGTACACGCGCACTATAAAAAATGAAAAGTTTACTAGAACACATCGAGACTCTGGACGAGGCGGCCAAGAAGAGCAGCCTGCACGTCTTTGACATCGACGATACACTGTTCCATACTCACGCCAAGATCCATGTCAAGGATCCTACGGGCCGAGTAGTACAGCGGCTCAGCAACAGCGAGTTCAACGATCATCAGCTGCCACGTGGTCATAGCTATGACTTTTCCGAATTCCGCGATGCCAAGAAGTTTCAGACAACCAGTCGCCCCATACAGCCCATGTTGAACAAAATGAAGGCCATACACCGACACGTGGTCAATGTACCCAACAGTCGTGTGATCATGAATACGGCTCGCGCTGACTTTGACGACAAAGAACGGTTTCTAGACACCTTTCGTCAGCATGGTGTGGCTGTGGATCATCAGCACAAACCCATACACGCACATCGCGCTGGCAATGAGCCTGGCGACGATCTGCCCGCCATAAAGAAGAATGCCGTGTTGCGTCGATACCTGGACAAGCATCCCTATGGCAGTGTGCACATGTATGACGACAGCCGCACCAATTTGCATCATTTTCTAAAGCTCAGGCAGGAATATCCCAACACCAACTTCCATGCCTGGCATGCGCAGCCCAATGGCTCGCTCAAGAAATACCACGGAGAAAAACAATGAAAACTTTTCGCAGCGTAGTCCTGGAAGCAGCCAAGCCTAAATCCAGGGTCATACTGTTTGGTAGAATGAATCCCATAACCAAGGGACACGAAGAGAATGTACAGGCTGCGCACGACATAGCACAAAAACACGGTGCAGATCTGCACGTCATTGCCAGCCATAGTCATGATGAGAAGAAGAATCCACTGAGCGCCGCACAGAAGGTCAAGCACATGAAGCGGGCCTTTGGACATCTTACCAACACCGAACTCAAGACCAGCAGCAAAGAAGCACCCACTATACTGCATCATGCTGCTCAGGCTCATGCCGCGGGTGTCAAACATCTGGTCATAGCCGGCGGTGGCGATCGTGCTGCAGGCTATCATAAGTTGCTGCACGACTACAACGGTGTGGAAGGCAAGGCACATGGCTACTACAAGTTCAATAAAATCAGCATCGAGAACACTGGCGAACGCCGAGAAGGTGTGAGCGGTACTGACATGCGCAAACACGCAGCCGGCGGTCACTTTGACAAGTTCCGTGCAGGCCTGCCCAGCCGTATTGCCAAGAACGAAAAGCACAGTCAGGAAATGTACAATGACGTACGCCATGGCATGGGTGTTCACGAAGAAAGTCGTGAAGACTATGTCACAGGTCAGCGTCTGCGACTCAACGAACAGGTCATTGACAGCTTTACTGGCCTGGAAGGTCGCATTGTGTATCGTGGCCCAACCTATGTCACAGTACAGATTGACGAGAACCTAAGTTTCAAACGCTGGATCGACGATGTAGACAGTCTGAGCGAAGCCGACGATCTGCCCGACATTACCAGCTTCCGAGAATACCAGGTACCCGATGACATTGCCAAGAATCTGCTGGGCAGTTTAAACTACTGTCCACGTGCCATGACAGCATTTCAACCCATGCTGGGCAACAGCGGCTATGATCAGAGTCTGGTGCTGGAGGCCATAGATGCCACGGCACATTATCTGGCCATAGAGAAACGTGCCGCGGAAATTCCAGGCAGTGTAGACGATCATGGTCTGACTCAGTTCAATGAACATCTGCGTCATGCCGCACAGTTGCTAAGCACCCTGGGTGTGCTGGCACAGCATCGCAGCTACATGGAGCAGCATGCACATGACATGATGGCGCTGATGAACCAACCCGCGGAGGATGGCATGAACGAACAACGCAAAGACCTGGATGTACAGCAACATCAGGACATCAGCGACGATGATCTGAAGAGCATAGAAAAGCACATCGATGCACTGGAATGGAAAGACATCGAATATCTCTACAAGGATCAGGATCACCAAGAGGCCGAAGAAGAAAGCTGGGAGCCCGAAGGCGATTTGATCGAAGGCCTGACTGCTGCACAGCGCATCAAGAAACGCTTTGAGTTCCTTAAAACCAAGAGCAAGCGTGAGATTGCTGCTCAGGTGGCTCGGCACAGAGTCAGCACATCGGGTCGTCTGAAGAAGCGCAGCATTACTCATGCACGTAATTTAATCATGAGTCGTCTGCTGCAGGGACGCAAAAAAGATCAGCTCAGCGCCGCAGAAAAAGACCGAGTAGAAAAGATTGTGCGCAATGCCAAGGCAGCGGTGGTGCGCATCAGCAACCGTCTCATGCCCAAGCTACGTCAGATGGAAATCCAGCGCCTGCGTCATGTCAAGGAAGAGTCCAGACCCAATCAGGCCACGGATCTGGTCTATGATGGTGAGGAACATAGCTATGAGACCACCATGAAGCATGACACCGATACTGCGGGCAACGAAACCTTAAGTTATGTCAAGGCACATCTGGGCGGCAACACCATGGTGGCACATCCTGGCGAGGGTGTCAAACCCCGTGAGACCATGAAACGATTGAAACATTTCAGAAAGATGGAGGATTAATATGTTGACGGATGATCTAAAACGTGTGCAGGCCGATACATTTGCACTCTATGCCAAGGCGCACTACTATCACTGGAATGTCGAAGGTCCAGACTTTGTACAGTATCACGACTTTCTGGGCAAACTCTACGAAGAGCTGCACGATGCCGTGGATGTCATAGCCGAAGAAGTACGCGCTCTGGACAGCTATGCGCCGGGCGCACATCGCATGCTCATGGATCTGACTCGCATTCAGGACGACAACACCATACCCGCTGCCGTGGAAATGATGCGTCGTCTGTTGACTGACAACGAAACGGTCATGGAAGGACTGGTGCAGGCCTTCATGAGTGCCGAAGCCGCTGGCGAAATCGGTGTAGCCGACTTCCTGACTCAGCGTGTGGATGTGCATAAGAAACATGCCTGGATGCTGCGCAGTCTGACCAAATAACAAAAACGATAAATAATATCATGAAATACGTCATACTAAGCATACTGTTGACTGGCTGTAGTCTGCTGCCCACGCCGCACGATCCTGCTCTGGTCACTGCCTGGGTTCAGACCAGTCAGGACCTGCAGCGTGTGAACTGTGCTGATCGAACCAATTGGTCCGAGCTGCAACGCAGTGCTGACTTCCTGCGTGGCTATGCGGAATTCAGAGCCGACAATCAGGTCAAGACAGCAGTAGGTGTGCAGGAAAACATAGCCAAGGCGCACACAGCCACCAATCAGCGTGTCTGTGAACATAACCTGACGCTGGCTCGTAACAGACTGGATGTACTAAAATCTGCCTGGAGTGGAAGATAATGGAAGACATAGTTAAACACAAGGACGATGTTGGCGTGCGTGGCGATCTGGCTCGTGAGCTGATCAGCATCATCAACGATTATCGTGCAGGGCAGCTTAGCCTGGAAGAGAAAAACGAACTGGTTGCCGATGTGGTCAAGATCTACGAAGAAGCGGGCCACGCCGACAACGAGGTAACAGTGCGCTGGGTAGCCAGCGCAGGAAAAATAGCACTGGGACTGGTATGAAAAACAAATCAACTTACGTAGACGAACTACCCGACACCGGTGGCGATAGCCGCAACATCAAGTCTGTGGTGAGCGACGTCGATCCTCAGAAGAAACGAAAAATGGATCTGGCTCTGGCCATAGCCAACAAGGTCAATGAAGCAGCCTGGGGTCGGGACAAGATGGCCAATCTGCAGGCAGCACATGACCGTCATTCTGAGAAGGCCATAGCCGCCAACAAGGCCGGTGATCACGAAGCCGTCAAAGTACATCAGAGCAAGATGGGCATGATTAAAACGCAGATGAACAAACTGCGCATGCGCAAAGAAGAAACCAGCAAAGACCCCAGAGAATATGACTACGAAGGCGACATGGCCAAGAGCCAGCTGCGCAGCATCATAGCCAATGCTCAGCAGGCGCATGATATGCTGGACGACAACACCAACATGGCAGAATGGGTACAGAATAAAATTACCCTGGCTGCTGATTATATCAGCACAGTTGCTGACTACATGCAGAGTGAAGTCAAAGAAGAAGTTGAACTTGACGAAGCCAAGCATCGGGTATCGGTTACTGTGTCAGAACCCGATCATCCCATGGTTACTAAGCGCAAAGAACACCAACAAAAATTTGTGCGAGTCAGCGGAGATAAAGAAGGTGCGGTTGCTCGCGCTCAACAGCACTATAAGAAACAGGGCTATAAAGTGCATGGTGCGGAATATGTTGGTGGAGTCAATGAAGATATTGAACAGGTCGACGAATTAAAAACCTCAACTCTGATGCGCTACAACACCAAAGCTCATGCCAGCGCACACAAGCTCACTGGTCAGGCCAGTCAAGCCATAGACAACGATGATCGAGAAACTGCCAGCAAATTATTGAACAAACGCGATAATCGCGAAGTTGGCATTGACAGGTCCCGAGCAAAAATACAACAAAACGTCGCCAATAAACTGAAAAAAGAAGAAGTTGAAATCCACGAAGCCTGGACACAGGGCAATCGCAATCCACAGCGTGGTGTCAAGGTAGGCGACAAGGTTCGCAGCTATGACTTTCCAGGCATGCACGACGATCATTATATTGAAGGTCATGTTGTAGCAGACAATGCACACACCTATCACATTCGTGTGAACAAGGTTGTGCGTGGTGGCAAAGAGCTACCAGTACCTGCACACATGCAGCATGTCGAGGCTCCCAAGGGCAAGGGTATGTTCAACAACGCCTATGCTGTGCATAAAATGATGGCCAAGCAGCAGAGTGTCACACCTGCACCCGAGGCAGCCAAGGGTGCTGAAAAGACCTTCAATGCTGCACGCAATCGTCTGCGCGAAGCCGCAGGCTACTGGGGACAGAAGAAGCCATCGGATTTAGAAAAGATTAAAAAGGCTCTGGAGAAAGAAAAACGCCAGGCTGGTAAACTCAAAGTCAGCAAATCGCCTAGCCGCGTCAAGGCTGACCTTAAATACTATGACCACATGGCCAAGGAAAAAGCATGAAGACATTTCAACAACTACGCACCGAAGCCAAGGAAGTCTGGGACAAACCCAACCCCAAGGCTGAACGAGGTCAGAGTGAAAAGCTAAGCCCTGCGCAGAAAGCCAAGGCACGCGCACGTGCGCGATCAGCAGGCCGTCCCTATCCCAACATGGTGGACAACATCTGGGCAGCTCGCAATGAAGAGACTGTCGTGGAAAGCGGTGGCGATAAAATATTCAAAAATGCCAACGGCCACATTGAAAAATATGGCGACAACAGCTATGCCGTGTACCGCAATGGTCAGAAACAGACCTTCTACACTACCCTGGATGCAGCCAAGGCCGCCCTATCTGAGGATGCCAAAGGCCATAAAAACCCCACGGGTGGATTGACTCAGAAGGGTCGGGACTATTATAACCGCAAGACCGGTGGTAATCTGCAGGCGCCAGTGACTACACCGCCCAGCAAGCTGGATCCAGATAGCAAGGCTGCGGGTCGCCGTCGCAGTTTCTGCGCTCGCATGAGTGGCAATGATGGTCCCATGAAGAAGCCCAATGGCGAGCCTACACGCAAGGCTCTGGCTCTGCGTAAATGGAACTGCTAATGAAGTCTTTTGCTGAACTGCGTGAAACCATACGTCATGCTGGGTTGCCCATGCTGGACACTGGTTTGGCCAAGCAGATCAGAATACAAGAAGCAGTTGATGCCGCGGAAAAAGAGTTTAAAGACATACATAAAAATAATCGACTGGGCAAAGAACATACTCAGTTTGCTAAACGCTATAAGTTTGGAGTTGTGCCTGGGCAGGTACCAGGGCAGGAATTCGATGAGTCTAGATTCGTCAACGGCATGCTGAAAAGGCACTATGACGACAAATACAACGGTTCCTTCTATGGTACTCATGGACCACAGGGCCGACAGATGGTGCAGGGACTGGACAACGCATTAAATAGTGCATCTACCGACAGAGACATGACAGTATTCACAGGTCTGAGAACCAAACCTAAAACCAATGCCCAGGGTGTGGCACACATGCCGCACTACGTGTCTACTTCTTTAGATAGAGATATTGCTGCACATTTCACCGACATGCAAGGTGGCGACGAAGGTCACATACTACAGATAGATATGCCCAAGGGCACCAAAGCAGCGTCGATGAATCATATAAAGTCCAGCACTGGCCCCAAGGAATTTGACAACGAACACGAAATGTTGTTACATCGCGGACATCATATTGCCATAGATCCCACACCAGAAAAAATAGTGCACGGCGGCAAGACCTACCATGTATGGAAAGGCAGAATAGCAGGCCACGCGCCACAGGAAATAACCAAGAAGTTTCAGGGCCAGGCCGGAGCTGATGAGAGCGAATATCGCAAGGTACAGGAAAATTTTAAAGACGGTCGTAACCCGCAGGACAAGGGCGACAGTGCACGACATGGACTCAAGGGCAAGTCAGCTGCTGAACTCAGAAGCATTCGCAGCAGTGATTCAGCTAGTCCACGCAAGAAGCAGTTAGCGCATTGGTTGCTTAACTTTCATCACAACAAGAAATAACCTGAAGCGGGTACACAGTCAGTATAACAAGATTGTCAATAGATGTCAATAGGAGATAAACCAAAATGAAGGATCTAATCGAAACAGTTCGTCAGATGTACGCATCGGCGCCAGTCAAACCCGAGGTTGCCAAGGCGTTTCCTGCATCCGGTGTAAAAACCGGTGCCAAGGCTCCTGCTGGTACCAGCACCATGCCCAAGGATAAACGCAAAGCCATGGGACAGCCTGCAGGTTCGGTGGGTGAGGCTACCATGATGAAAAATTCTGGCGAGGTGGTACATAACTGCGCCAAGCATGTCGAGCACGCACAATATGGCAAGGGCAAAACCATTGCCGAAGAGCATGCCGATCCAGATCGATATGGCAACATTGCCTGGTATGATGTGATGTTCGAACATGGCATTGAGCGGGGTATGCCTGTCACCGAACTCAGCATTCTGCAGAGCGAGAGCCATGGTCACGCAACCAAGAAGGCCAAGAAAATGTCCGAAGCCGAGGATCTGAGCATGGACCGGAAAAAGTCCAAGGCCGACATGGAGGATGACGACAAGGACGACAAGAACGAAAAAGAAGATGATGACGACATGGAAGATGATGACAAACCCATGAAGGGCAAGAAAAAGGTCATGGATGAGGACATTAATTTTCCTATCATGCAGGATCACGACCAGAGTCTGCCAGAGCCAGTAGATGAGACCATCATCACTGCCGTCAAAGAATACGACATCACCGAAGCCAAGAAGTCATCGGGCTATGATGCGCACTTCCGTGCCATGATGACCAAGCACGGTGTCAAGCATCCTGGCGAACTGGACACACCAGAAAAAAAGAAAGCCTTCTTCAACAAAGTCGACGCCAGCTACAAGGCCAAGAATGAAGAGGTATTCCTGGAAGCCATGATGGCCAGCGATCTGCAGAAGATCAAGGATGCACATAAAAAGGCTGGCAACAAGATCAGCAACGAGACTTCGGGCAGCAAGGCTGGCCAGGCACATCACAGTTTTGTGGTGACTCAGCCCAGCGGCAAGCGCACTCGTCACATCTATCATGGCAGCACAAAAAAGGTTGAGACCATGAGTCCTGCACCACGCAGCAAAGAAAGTGCTGAGCAGGATCTGGACGATAAATAAATTTAACCAAAGCCTATAACAAGGAGAACTATTATGCCACTATGGGGCGCAAATACCAGCGATGAAAGCAAGCCTAAGAACTTGACCGCTGAAGAAAAGAGTCGCACTTTCGCGACTACGCGCGGCTGGGAAATTCGCCGCGCAGATGGCACTGATGAAGTGCTGGTTGCAATCAGAAATCTATCCGGCGGTGTTACAACTGGCACCAGTGTTAAACTGGAAGCAGCCACCATCAGCCAGGTATTCTTTACCACTGCTGCCGTGGAAGCCGATACACTGAGCACTGTTCGTGTTGTCTGGAACGAGCGCATCACACCAACCACAACTGGTACACTGGTGGTGCGGGACCTTACCAACAGCGCCGACATTACTGCTACACGATTCGGCGCACCTGGACCGAACTATCTGGATTACCGTTTCCGTGCTCCAGTATCGCCAGCTGCTCTGGCCGTACAGGCACAGACCATTACACAGGGCATCAACGACTTTGGCAGCACTGACATCACTTCCGATGTAACCATTGCCAGTGGCGATGTTGGCGCTGTTGCCAATATTCAGAATGGCACCAGCACCCTGGTAACAACTACCAATGCCGCAGCACAGATCCAGTTTGTATATTTCACAGCCAATAGCTTCAGCACTGGTAACACCGCTGCAGCAGTTGTTGTGATCTGGGATCAGGATGTTACAGCGACTACAACTGGTACCATGACAGTAATGCGTTCTACCGTAACATCGGACGTTGCACTGACAGCTACACGATTTGGTCCAGCCGCTGGTTCCAGCGTAACCTTCCGCTTCACAGCACCAGCCACAACTGGCGTAACCCTGAGCATCACAAGTCAGACCATCAGCATGGGTATCATCAATGCCGATACTACCGCAACCACAGCGGATCTGACCATTGCTCTGGTAGACGTCGCAGGCGCAGCTGGCGATGGTGGATCAACCAGCGTTGTAACCACAGCCTAAGGACTGAGACATGGCTGATCAGAAACTCAGCGAACTCGCCGCCACCACTGCAGTAGGTCCCACAGACCTGCTGTATGTGGTGAGTGGTGGTGTTAGCCGTCGCATAACCTGGAGTAGTCTGCTCAGCAGCATTTCAGCACCCATGACTCAGGGTGGCGTTGTTACTACTGTCAGTGGTAGTTCCAACGTCGTCAGTGTTCAGGGTGTGAGCGATCCGTTCTTTGCCATAGATCGTACTCAGCATCAGAGTGCCATCATTGACATTGTTGCCGAGGACATTGTTGGCCTGGGTAACTACAGCATAGGACAGATGCAGCTGCATTGGGTAACCAGCAATGTTGTAGGACTACATACTGCTACCCTGACACAGGCTGGCACCAACATCATTGGATTTGCTGCCACCACAGGATCGGGCACTACAGTGCGCATTGGTATGACACGGGCTCAGGATACTGGAACCACGGTGCACCTACGCTGGAGTGCGAAACTGTTCAGTATTTGATGACATGATTCAATTGACTAATGATACTTTTTTGATGTATGCCATAAAGAACTACGACAATCCTGGTTGTCGTGGTTTGAGGGATTTTCAAGACGATTTAAAACGTCTGCGTTACATTAAAAGGTTGCTGGGGCGATATCGTCAGACCGGTGAAATCAAAGAACGTCTGATATTGAATCATCTCATAGTGTTCTACAATGTGTTCGGTGTTGACGCTGCCACCAGCATGTTGTTCTTCAAGATACAGGAAAGTCTCTGGCCCGAGCTAAAAACTTTCCTGGTGTTCTTGAACTACATGCCCAGAACTGTAATAGTCAGCAATGGTATGCACATGCCAGAAAGTGAAATACCTCTGGATGCACATCTGGTGGATCTGCTAAGGAAAATTTAATGTCAAGATTTGTCGATGCCATCATAGTCTACCGCATACTGCGCAAGCTGGCAACTCCCTTCAATGAAACCGAAGCTTTTCGTCTGGGCATCATCGACGAAAAGGGCAAGATACTGCGCAAGTTCAACACCTTAAACTCACCTGACGAGCGTGATGCCTATACCCTGCTGGACCGTCTGGTCTGGCGCATGAAGCGCATCATAGAACGAGTACCCTTTGAAAACAGCAAGCTGGCCAGCTTTGCCACGGCTCTGGCACTGGTCAAAGAACATCTGGACCGTGACGTCGAGCCTTTGCCGTCAGAATTCGAACTAAGATTTCATAGTCTGCGAGAACAGGCCGAGTACAGTACTGAAATGCAGGAAGTAGAAGAGTTTTTCTCCAGAACGCAGCTCAAGTCGTTCAAGATGCATCTGGAGGATTTTACTGTGGCGAACAGTGTAGGCGGAGGATTCAGTGCTCAGGGTGTACCTGATCCCAATCCCAACCTGGCTGGACGCGACATCATGTTGAATAAAAAACTTGCCAGAAGGAAGAAGCCCAATGTTTAAAGCAATTATTGACCTATTTCGCATCAAGCCCGTAGAAGATAGTCTGTTGGCCAAGAAGGTGGACAGCATGCCTCAGCCCGATCGTGTCGCCCAAGAAGCACCCAGTGCTCAGGCTGAACAGATTGCCAAGGCTGTTACCACCAAGGTAGCTGCTAAAAAGAAGCCCCGTGCCACCAAGACTAAAAAATGAATCGTCTGCAGGAGAAACGCGCCTTGCTGGCGCTGGCCCAGCGTTTTGGACAACCCCCTGCACCAGGCCTGGTTGAAGAGATTCAACGACTTGAAGAAGAACAACGCTGTGCGCGCCTTCGTGAAGATGAAATACGAAGTCGGCTGGCAGCCGACCTACAACAAATCTGGGGAGAACATCATGAGTTGGTTCAACCACCACCCGAGTCGCCACCCGAGCCCACCGAGCAGCCCAGCGAACCCGAGCCCCAGCCAGTCCAGACCACCGTCACCGAATCTATTGCCGACAAAGTCGCCCGAGTAATTACTGAGCAAGGCGTGGTTGCTCCAGATCCAGTACTGGCTCAGCCACAGAAGGATCTGGAACGTGAAATAAAATACCTGCGCGAATGGGTCAGCAGAATAGCTGCCACCGGTCCAGGCGGCGGTGAAGTCAATCTGCGATATCTGGATGACATCGACAGATCCAGCATAGCCACCGGTAAGTTTTTAACCTATGAACCCAGCACTCGATTATTTACCTTTGAGGCTGTTCCTGCAGGTCAGACCGTCAATGCCACAACTGCAGTAACCACTGGCAGTTACACCATTTCCACGCAAGATTACTATGTTGGAGTAAATACCAGCACCAGTGTTACAATCAGCATGCCAGTGTCAACAACGTCTGGTCGAACCATCATCATCAAAGATGAGAGCGGCCGCTGTTCTATAAACAACATCACCATTGCCGGCACCATTGACAATGATACCAGCGGTGCAATCCTAGCCATAGACAACGGAGCCCTGCATTTAATTTACCGACAGGGCTGGAGAATCATATGACCTATTTATTTCAAAACCCTCAGGTAGTGGACATCGATGCCTTTGGTCGGCAACGAACCAGTCATCCCTTTACTCTGGGTGACTACAAGCATCTCTATGGTCTGGATCCAAATTTTCACAATGCAGTATGGAGCAGCGGCACCGTAACATTTCAGGCCAATCAGGCCTGTGCCCGTCTTACTGTGACCAGCAGCACCAGCAGTCGTGTAGTGCATCAGAGCAAGATGTATCATCACTACATGCCCGGCAAAAGTCAGCTAATATTAAGCAGCTTTAATTTTTATACTGCCACGTCTGGCATAGTAAAACGCACTGGTTACTTTGATGACCGCAACGGAATCTATTTTGAACAGGCAGCCAACGGTCAATTATACTGGGTGCTGCGAACCTATACCGCAGGATCGGTGCAGGAAGAACGCATAGCCCAGAGTAGCTGGAATGTTGACCGCTGTGATGGCACCGGTGACAGTGAATTTAATCTGGACATAGACATGACTCAGCTAGCCTTCATGGATTTTCAATGGCTGGGTGTGGGTCGAGTTCGAGTAGGATTTGCTCATGACGGTAAAAACATTGTGGCTCATACCTTTGACGGCAGCAACAACAAGCCCGTGGTATACATGAGTACACCCAATCTGCCCATTAGATGCGAACTTTTGAATTCTAGTTCCACCACCGGTGCCTACTTCGATCAGATCTGTTCAACCGTGGTGAGCGAAGGCGGTTACATAGAAAATGGTGTGGACTGGGCAGTAATCAGTCCCAGCCTGCGCTCACTGGCCGCAGGCAGCAGCACACCGGTCATGGCGCTGGGTGTGGCTCCCACCTTCCGCGGCTATGAAAATCGCGTGACTCTGCGCATGGGCAACATCAATGTATTTGCCACGGGTGAAAACTGCAGCTGGCGATTGCTCAAGGTCAGCAGTATTGCCCAACTCAACGGCACCTGGGTTGGTGCCGATCAGGGAGCTGCAGGAGACAGCGCAGCCATCTACAACACCAGTGCCACAACATTGGTTGGTACTGTTGATGAAATGGACAATGGTTGGATCAGTGCTACTACAGGACAGGGTAATAATCCCACCACAGCGTCTGGCCCAACACCCAATGCACCAAGCACAGCCAAGAAGAACTATATTACACAGAACATCAGCGCCACCACCAGCGAAGCGTATGTTGTAATGGTTACAAATCGGGGATCAAATACTGCCACAGTTGGGGTGGGTATTCAATGGCGTGAAGTCTATTAAACCATAAATATAAGACCATGAGCGTAGAAACTCAACTTGCCGTCATAGAACAAGAACTGGACCAATCTAGTGCTGTGGTTACACGCCTGGAACGAGCCATAGATAAACTCACTGATGTAACAGCCGATATTGGTAAGATCCTAGCTGTACACGACCAACGATTGGAACGTGGAGAGAAGGCCACAGCCGATGTATTTGACCTTCTGGAACGACGCAGACAGGAAATGAACGAAGATATCAAAGAACTACACAGCCGAATTACCACTACGACCCGCGAGCTCAGCGCTGAGATAAACGAAGTACAAAAATGTGTCATCGAAGGCATAGACGATCTTAAACGCGAACTCAAAGAAGACCAAAAATATCATAACCAAAAGCAGACAGACTTAGAAAAACGCATCGAAACTTTAGAAAAATGGCGCTACATGCTGGTAGGCGCTGGCATTGTCGGCGGCTATCTAATGAACAAAATCATAGGAATGTTAGATATTGCTGTAAAATAATATTGACTCTGCATACAAGTTCATATACAATGAAGGCTCTGCAATGGAGCCTTTTCTATGAGTCTATTCATCGATGTAAAATACCTTAACCAGATTGCCAACAAGCTGCCCCTGTTTAAAAAGAAGGGTCAGTACATCTATAATTGTCGTTGTGTTATCTGTGGCGACAGTTCCACCAAGAAGAACAAGGCACGCGGTTATTTCTATCGTGCCAAGAATGATCTCTACTACAAGTGTCATAACTGTGACGCCAGTCAGCACTTTGGTACCTTCTTGAAAGACTTCGATGCCAACCTGTATCGTGAGTATCGTCTGGAACGCTATGCCAATGGTGAGAACCGCAAGGCACATGCCAACCCCGAAGCTGAATTAAAGCAGCAGTTTAACTTTACATCTGCCGAAGACATACTGCCAGCACCCAGTCTGCTGGACCAACTGCTGGATCGGGTGGATCAGCTGCCTGCTGATCATGAAGTCAGAAAGTTCTGTGCTGAAAGACGCATTCCAGACTACCAGTTAAGCCGTCTGTACTTTGTTGACAACATGCGCAAGATTGGTCAGATCAGTCCCAAGATGAAGGACAAGATTCGTACTGCAGAACCCAGACTGGTGATTCCGTTTCGCGATGGCAGCGGTAAATTGCTGGGCATGACCTGCAGAGCTCTGCGAGGTGAGGCGTTACGATATATAATGGTCCGCATCGATGAAGATGCACCACAGGTGTTTGGTCTAGACGAAGTCAATCCACTGACCACAGTCTATGCCGTGGAGGGACCAATTGATAGTCTATTTCTTCCTAACGCTATTGCTGTTGGTGGCACTGGCTTTCATAGGATTGCTGATCTTGGAATTGAACAGCGCCGGTTAACTGTGGTGATAGATAATCAGCCCCGTAACCGTGAGGTAGTGGCTGTATATAAAAAGATCATTGAGGCTGGATACAATGTGTTCATCTGGCCCGATACAGACAGTAAAGATCTCAATGACTATGTTCTGGAGAATCCAGGTCTGGATGCCCGAACACTGGCACAGATCATAGACAATCGTACCTACAGTGGACTGCGTGCCACAGTGGAATTTAATAATTGGAAAAAGGTGTAACATGTCAGTCAAACTAGTAAGCTATTCTCAACCACATCCAGACTTTCCCGACGCCGAAGTCATTGGCGATGTCGAGGACATGGTGGCCTATTGTGCCCGTGTCAGCAATCCCAGCAATCAGCACAACACAGAAACCAACGCTAAACTAATCAAATATCTGATACGCAATCAACACTGGAGTCCTTTTGAGATGGCATCAGTGACCATGGAGATTGTTACCACTCGCGACATTGCCCGACAGATTCTGCGTCATCGCAGTTTTAGTTTTCAGGAGTTTAGTCAACGCTATGCCAGTGTCACAGACATTGGATCGGGTCTGGAATTTGCCATACGCGAAGCTCGTCTGCAGGATACAACCAATCGTCAGAACAGCATACCCATTGAAGAGCAGGACATTGAGAACCGGTATATTGCCCTGCAATGGGAACGCAAGCAGAAAGAACTCATTGAGTGGGTTGATAATACCTATACCTGGGCCCTGGATAATGGCATTGCCAAGGAACAGGCACGAGCCATCTTGCCCGAGGGACTGACACAGAGCCGGCTCTACATGGCAGGCACGGTGCGAAGCTGGATCCACTACATAGAACTGCGCAGTGCCAATGGCACGCAGCTGGAACATCAGCGCATTGCCCAGGACTGCGCTCGTGAGTTGGCCAAGATTGTACCCATGATCAAAACGGAAAATACATAAATAGGAGACGACGTTCATGGATCAAATTATGTGGATGCTGAGCCTAATACCCGACGCCTGGTTGACTGCAGTGGTGCATGCCATTACGTTTACAGGCCTGGCTGCTGTGCTGGCTGGATCCTTGCTGAGACGCATTCCCATCATTGATCAGTATGCAACCCTGGCTCGAGTACTGGGCACAGTATTGCTGGTCACTGGTGTATATTTCCAAGGCGGCATGAGCAATGAGCGAGCCTGGCGTGCTCGTGTGGCTGACATGGAAGCCAAGGTCAAGGCTGCCGAGGCTAAGTCAGAGCAGACCAATACACAGATAGAAACACGTGTAGTGGAAAAGACCAAGGTTGTGCGTGAAAAGGCCAAGATTCAGATTGAGTATGTCAATCGTCTGGTCAAAGGCGACACCGTTGAGATCATCAAAGACATGAGTGAAACTGAACGTGCAGCATTTTTGGCCAAGCAAAAAGAGTTACAGGATGCAATAAAAAATTGTCCTGTGCCACGCATCATCATCGAAGAACATAACCGAGCTACTGAAAACAAATGAAAAGAATTGCATTGATATTTTTACTGCTGTTGACTGGCTGCAGCACAACTGTGCCAGTCACAGTTAAATTTCCCAAGGCTCCTCCAACACTGACTCAGCCCTGCCCCACACTACAGACATTAAAACCAGACACGGTTTCCATAGTTGACCTACACACCACCGTAGTGAATAACTATACACTGTATCATGAATGTGCTGTAAAAGTAGATGCCTGGAACGAATGGTACAGGGATCAAAAGAAGATATTCGAAGAAATCAAATAATAATTTTTGGAGTAAAATAAATGTCGGTAAAAGTACATGGCATAACGGTAGACTATTCTCGCGACAATCTGTTTGACGAGCTAGGCATTAAAAGACTGCGCGAAAGCTACATGAGAGAAGACGAAACATCACCACAAGAAAGGTTCGCCTATGTTAGTTCGCGCTTTGGATCTGACCCGGATCACGCTCAACGGCTTTATGAGTACAGTAGTCGTCATTGGTTATCTTATAGCACTCCTATCCTTAGTTTTGGGCGCAGTAAGCGCGGTTTGCCTATCAGCTGTTTTCTACCTTATCTGGACGATAGTGCGGAAGGTCTGGTCGACACTCTGTCGGAAGTCAACTGGCTTTCCATGCTAGGAGGAGGAGTTGGAATTGGTCTGGGTATTCGTTCGGCAGATGATAAATCGGTTGGCATTATGCCTCACTTGCGTACCTACGATGCATCTTCTTTGGCTTATAGACAGGGCAGAACTCGCCGTGGCTCTTACGCTGCTTACCTTGATATCAGTCATCCTGATATTCTTATATTCCTAGAAATGCGTAAACCCACGGGCGATCCCAACATGAGAGCCCTGAACCTGCATCATGGCATCAACATCACCGATGACTTCATGCAGCTCATTGAACGCTGCATGCTGGACAAGACAGCTGACGATACCTGGGAGTTGAAGGATCCGCATAGCAAGGAAGTCAAGGACCGAGTCAGTGCCCGAGATCTCTGGCAGCGTATTCTGGAAATGCGCATGCAGACTGGTGAGCCCTATCTGCACTTCATAGATACCAGTAATCGTGCCATGCCTGACTTCCAGAAGAAACTGGGATTAAGCATACGCCAAAGCAATCTGTGCAGCGAAATCATACTGCCCACAGACAAGCAACGTACTGCGGTCTGCTGCCTAAGCTCAGTAAACCTAGAGTACTACGACGAATGGAAAAAAGATGCTACATTTCTTAAAGATGTTGCTGAGATGCTGGATAATGTTCTGCAGTATTTCATTGACAATGCTCCTGACACTATCAGCCGGGCTAAGTTTTCAGCTGCCCGTGAGCGCAGCATTGGTATTGGCGCTCTTGGTTGGCATGCTTATCTTCAGCGTAACAGCCTCCCGTGGGAAAGTGCTATGGCTGTGGGACGTAACCATCAAATCTTCAAACACATCAAGACAGGACTAGATCATGCAAACCAAGAACTTGGAAAAGAAAGAGGCGAGGCTCCAGATGCTGCTGGCACTGGGCGGCGTTTTAGTCATCTCATGGCTATTGCTCCCAACGCCAGCAGCAGCATCCTTATGGGTAATACTAGCCCTAGCATTGAGCCTTATCGTGCTAATGCTTACCGACAAGATACGCTTTCAGGAAGTACTCTCAACAAGAACCGATACCTGGATGCCATCATCAGACTACGCTGTGAAGCCGACGCCAAGCTCGATTACAATGAAGTATGGAGCAGCATCATTGCCAATGACGGCAGCGTGCAGCACCTTACCGACGTACTGGACGACTGGACTCGAGAAGTCTTCAAGACCAGCATGGAGATCGATCAGCGATGGCTTGTACAGCATGCCAGTGACCGCCAGCAATACATCGATCAAGCTCAGAGCCTCAATTTGTTCTTCAGACCCGACGCAAATGTTAAATACATTCACGCAGTACATTTCCAGGCCTGGAAGTCCGGACTCAAGACGCTCTACTACTGCCGAAGCGAAAAGATTGGCAAAGCAGACAAGGTCGCAAAGAAGATCGAGCGACAAGTAATTCAGGAAATTGATCTTAAAGCTCTGGCCGAAGGCAATGAGTGCCTGGCCTGCGAAGGATAAACATGGACATCATAGACTGGCTCATCGCAATTTGTTTAATCGCTTTATTATTTTGGATGTACACACATGGCGCATTTGGTATCTAACATACCGCCGGTACACGGCTATGTTCGTCGGGAATTTCTCTATGACTTTGAAAAAGGTCATGGAGAATACGAACCCTGTATCTGGGTTAGCCTGAAGAGCATACGTGGACAGGCATTTAGAATAGAGGCATACTTACCCAACTATGGAGCACTTTATGACAAACTACCTCTGCATGCGTTCGTATCACGCGCAGAGAATCTTGACTCTAAGAAGTTTTTACCTTTAGATACGTTGCAAATCTGGGATTGCTTTAGCTATGACTTCACGGTTATACAGAAGGCATTTCTGCGCAATCTCACAGCAAAATTTTATGCCAAGGACAAGCAGTTCTATGCTGGCAACTATATGTTCACTGTTGACCACAGTGCACCAGATCTGAACATCATAGACACCAGCTATGCTGAATGGCCCGAGGATCACAAGAGTTTCAATTTCATCGAACTAGACAATGGTCAGTATGCAGCACAACCCAACAATCGTTGTCTGTTCTTGGATGCTGCCAGCAATCCAAAGCAGATGAAGTTTCCTGACTTTAAAGTCTGTACTAAAAAATATGTCGTGGAACAAAATCCTAAATGGAGTTTGGGCGACAGCGACACAGTAATGTACGAATAGGAGCAGCCATGCAGGCCACGAACTTTGCATCATTCTGGGTATTGTTGACCTGGTGTATAAGTCGGGCCGATGCAGTTGGCATGCTGCTGAGTCTGGCAGGATTTCTAATCATGATGATGTTCATTGAAGACATGGAAAATAACTAAGGAGAAAAAAATGAAGAAAATTTTACTGGCACTGACATTAATGATCAGTACTGTAGCACAGGCCGAGGTCTATGACTGGAAAATTACCAGAGTCAAGGATGGCGACACCGTAGAGTTCGAAGCCAAATGGTTACCTGCACCCCTCAAACCGTTGCTGAGTCTGCGTGTCTTGGGTGTAGACACACCAGAGAAGGCACCCCGCGCCAAGTGTGAAAAAGAAGCCAAGGGTGGACAGGCAGCCACAGACTTTACCAAGAAAAAGATAGCCGAGGCTAAAAAGATTCAAATCGAAATCAAAGACTGGGACAAATTCGGTGGACGTGTGCTGGGCGATGTAATCATCGATGGTCAAAGTTTAAGTAAAATGCTTATTGACAACAAGCTCGCACGGCCTTACAATGGAGAAGCTAAGAAAAGTTGGTGTGAATAAACATGGCTCCTAAAAAAGAAAAACTACGTCTGGTCGACGACCGAAACAGCTTCAAGCCGTTTCATTTCCCCTGGGCCTATGATGCCTGGCTCAAGCACGAACAAAGCCATTGGCTGCATACCGAAGTGCCCATGCTGGAAGATGTCAAGGATTGGAAAACCAAGCTCAGTGCTGCTGAGAAGAATTTCCTGACCAACATCTTTCGTTTCTTTACTCAGGGCGACATCGATGTGGCCGGTGGTTATGTTAAAAACTACCTGCCCTATTTCCGTCAGCCCGAGGTAAGAATGATGTTGCTGGGATTTGCTGCCCGCGAAGCCCTGCATGTTGCAGCCTATAGTCACTTAATCGAAACACTGGGCATGCCGGAGAGCACCTACAATGAGTTCCTGGAATATGCAGAAATGCGTGACAAGCACGATTACATTCTTGATATTAGCTCACAGAATGGCGATGCTGCTAGTACTGCTACTCATATTGCAGTATTCAGTGCTTTCACCGAAGGCATGCAGCTATTCAGTTCCTTTATCATGCTACTTAACTTCCCACGCACCGGTAAAATGAAGGGCATGGGACAGATTGTGACCTGGAGCATTGTAGACGAAACTCAGCACTGTGAAAGCATGATCAAGTTGTTCCGTACCTATATCAATGAAAATCCGGAGATCTGGAATGACGACCTTAAAGCAAAAATTTATACAATTGCAGAAAAGATGGTGGAGCTCGAAGACAGATTCATTGATCTATCTTTTGGCCTGGGCGGGGTAGAAAACCTTACAGCCGAAGAAGTCAAGGAATATATACGTTATATCGCAGATCGTAGACTCATTGCACTGGGGCTCAAGGGAATCTTTAAACGTAAAAAGAATCCACTGCCCTGGGTCGAGGAAATGATCAATGCTCCTACACATACAAACTTCTTTGAAAACCGTGCCACAGACTACGCCAAAGGAGCATTGACAGGAAACTGGGAAGAGGTCTGGGCCTAGAAATAAAATTATGAATGAAATGAAAATTGGAGTGGCCAGCGTACAGCGTCTGGACCATCATAGCTTTTTAGAATGGTTTGCCTATTATCTGATCAATGGTGTGGACCGTTTTATCATACGCAATCATAGCATGCCAGGCGATCCAACTGACCCAGTAGTGGGTTGGTTGGAACGTCTTTCTCAGCACTACGATATTGACAGAGCTGACTGTTCAGGGTATAATACCTATCCAGCAGTGCAGCAGGCTATCATGGATGGTCCCAGACAGGATCTGGATTGGTTAATCTGGGCCGATGGTGATGAGTTTCATCTTCCCTTGGTGCAGCCCACCATACGCAATACTCTGGAGATGTACAATGACGCCCCCATCAGCGCCCTGGGCGTCTATTGGGTAAACTTTGGTAGCAATGGACATCAGACAGAACCAGAACTTATTACACAGGGATTTACTCGCCGCAGTCAATTTACCGAGCCAGTCAATCATCACATGAAACCCATAGTCAAAGGACGTCATGCGGGCAGCATTCAAGTAACCAACCCGCACGTGTATACAACGGAACTGGGCACTGTTGATCTTCTTGGCAGAATTATTCCTCCACACTGTGGATTGAATCGTCAGGAAAATGGATGCCCTGGTACTGCTCTGCATGAAATAATGCGCATCAATCATTATCAGTGTCGTAGCTGGCAATACTTCAAAGATGTCAAACAACGACGCGGTCCTGGCGATCGTCCGCCCGAGGCTGCTGGTGGCACCATTGGTGATGCCTGGTGGACCATGAATGATTTCAATGACGAAGAAGATAGTCTGCTATGGGACAAATTTGGAGTAAAACTTGTTGAGAAAATTGAATTGTTAAAGGAACAGATAGCATGATCATACTAGCAACCTGCCATACAACTAACTATGCCGAGTTATCCGCGGCTACCTGGGACAACAACAAAGTGCCCTATGCTGAACGACATGGATATTCCGTATGTGCCAAGACCGATGACTGGGTGTTTGAGCCGCGCTTCATGGGCTGGGAACGCATGCAGTTCATTCTAGATTTGCTGGAGACCTATGAAGACTGTGAATGGATCTGGTGGACTGGCACAGATAGCATGATCATGAATCATACCATCAAGATTGAAGACAAAATTGCCGAGGCCGATCCTGACGGTAAATATGACATCATTGTCAGCGGCGACTTCAATGAAATCATCAACAATGATAGCATGCTGATTCGTAACTCAGAAAACAGCAGAACCTATTTTAGCTACCTCATGGACAGCATGCCAGATTTTGTAAACCATCGCTATTCTGAGCAGGGCTTCATGATAGATACCTATGACCAGTATTCTGAGATCATCAAACTCATGCCACAGCGGTTCATGAACAGCTATGAGTATGAGATGTATCGAGTACAACCCTGGATGTATCAGGACCACAAAGACGTCAAGGGCAATGACGGTCAATGGCGTGAAGGCGATTGGTTGGTGCACTGGCCTGGTACTCAATATTCAGAACGCATGGAGTTGCTCAAGGAATATCGGGAAAAAATTATTTACTAATTGAGGTTACTATGACGGAAGAAGTGATGGACATTATGATGAATGTCGAGCATATCATCAAGGCTCGTGATGCTGCCAAGACCTGGACACCAGGCAAAGACATGGTGCACTATGCTGGACCATACTTTGATCATCAGGAGATTCAGGCCGCGGTAGAAACCCTGCTCAAGGGTTGGTTGGTCATGGGCAATGATTGCCTGCGGTTCGAGACCGTATTTCCCCGACAGTTTAATCGCCAGCATGGTATCCTGACCAATTCAGGCAGCAGTGCTAATCTGCTGATGATGAAGACTCTGACCAGCAAACGCGGCTACAATTTTCCAGCTGGCACCAAGGTGCTGACTCCTGTGGCTGGATTCCCCACCACACTAAACCCCATACTGCAGAGTGGATTCACTCCAGTGTTCCTGGACATCGAGCTAGACACACTGAACATTGATCTGACTCGTGCCGAAGAACTGAT